TATAATTGTTAACAGGCAAAGTAAAATATCCTGTTAAAGGGCAAAACTCCCAATCAATAGAAATTTGTCCAAGCATAAAAACTGACCTTGATGGACTGGGAAAACCAGCTGTCAAGGTCTTTTGGTATATGGGCGAAAACCTTGATTTCTGTGATTTTTCTCAATAAAATTGCAGTTTTACCTACGTTCAAGGTTCTTTCATAATTGGATAGGGGCGTTATACATGGGTTACCCGTCTGCTCCGTTCACAGTAACACTTACAGACGATTTTAATTTGTTTTTTGAAAAAACTGTTGATTTTTATTATAACATTTGATACAATATCAACTGTTCGCGGGGTATGGCGTAGCTTGGTAGCGCGCACGGCTGGGGGCCGTGAGGTCGCAGGTTCAAATCCTGTTGCCCCGATTTTTAAGGGTTTCCGAGTTGCTGATTATATATACAATCAAACATACAATCAAACATACAATCAACTTTTAATTGTACGAGAGGAGGTAGCCTCTTGTATATGTGATAAATTAATAATTGCTCACTTGGCTTATATTAATATAAGCCATTTTTTATTATATTGACTCCAGAATACAACAAGAATTTTAATTTTCATTTTTTACAACCTTGAAATAATAGTGATTATGCAGTAATATAATTACAAAATTATCCAACAGGAGGTATTTATTATGGCAAGAAACAGGAGATCAAAAGAAGAAGTGTTACAGGCAAAAATTACAAAAATAGATAATGAGCTTGCGAAATACAATGAGAAAATAAATTCCCTCACAGAAGAGAAGAGTAAAATAGAAGATGAATTAAAAATAGTGCTTGATGCCAAAGCAAAAGCCGAGCAACAGAAAAAAATGGCAGCTATAGTTAAAGTTATGGACTCCAAAGGTCTTACCGTAAATGACCTGGAAAATCTCATTGCAAAGTATTCAGATATTGACACAAATATGCCAAAGCCAGAGGCAACACCAATAGAGGAATAATTTAAAGAGCGGTTTAATTATGTCAAAAGAAAATTTTCTAAGATTAAAACAAACAGTAATTTAAAATTAAGATAATACTAATTCCAATCAAATCTGTGTTATAATATTCATAGAGATCCACCACGCAAGGAGGTAATAACAATGCCAACACAGATTGCTGCAACGCCAGTAATAAAAGGTGAAGAGGCTAAGAAGATATATAGAGAAGCTAATCGTAAGCCTTCTCCAAAAGCTGAGATTGGTGCTAAGAAATTAGCCGATATGTTTGAGAAGATGATGAGGTAACAACAGATAACCTGAGTATCTGTTTCCAGTATATTACTTGGTCAGAAAAGCGATATACATTATAAATGGGGTTCTGCATTCGTCCACAATCTGACTAGGAGACAATCCGAAAGAAAATGCTGAAAGTGAAAGAGAGTCAAGTATGTTTAATACCTGGCTCTCTTTCTTTGAAATGTTTTTAGAATGTTGTTTTGTTGTTGTTACAGGCAAGATTATAATACAACAATATTCCGTAAAAGTCTACTTTTATCGTTCGACAAAAATTGAGAAATAGAGGTGAGAAAATGTTATATACACTTGAAGATCATTTAGATGCTGTACCAGTTATTGCATCTTTTAGTCGTGATGGAAAGGTAATCCCTGTATATGTAGAATTAGACAGAAAACCAATTCGTGTTTCATGCAGATCTGCTAAGACGTACTTAACTTATTCTGTGTTTGAATGTGATTATATGTGTGAATCTGATGATCTGGTTCATGAATTTGAAATTATATTCTTACATGATAAATTACTATGGGGATTTAAGAAGAAATAAAAGAGAGTAAAATTCTGACTCTCTTATCATTTTATCAATCAACATACTCGTATTTTGTCCAATTATCATATATTCCGTTACAGTTACCTGGAGCTGGTTCCTCATAATATTTATATGGGTATTTAGCCATATATAATTCTATAAGTCTTATATATTGATTATCAGGCCATACAATACATTGATTTTGAGGAATTCTATCTCCTATAAATGTTAATTTACCTTTCTTAAAATAATCTACTTCTTGTAACATAGAGTACCATGGGCTATCTGAAAAAACATAATCATGTAAATCGAAAATAATAGTTTTAGCATTAGTTAATAAAGATACAGTATAGTTATTCTTTAAAAACATTTTGATTGCAATCTTTTTATATCTAATGTGATCCCTTGTAGCTTTTCTTTCCTGAAAAATTCCAAACAAAGGAAGATAGTTTGGTGGCAATTTAATTCCAGTTATATCCTTTTCATAAAATGATTCTAAATCATCTTTTATAAAAATAAGTTCATCACTGTTTGCATACTCATCTATAGATAATTCGTCTGGCATATATTTTAATAATGGTTTCCCTGTATTGTCATATCTTTGTATTGGAAATGATGTCCATGTTTCCATGGATACTGTATCGTCCTCATCTGTTACGTATAGACCTTCTTCATAAAGATCATATGTTTTATCGTCTATTTCCAATAGTGAGACTGGTTTCAATGGCAAAAATGTTTTTCGTCCATCATAAGAAACTAATCCAGGAAATAATTTGTCAATTTCTAATTCATAAACATCCATTATTTTCTGTATATCAGCATGAACAATTCTTCTTTTTCCACATTCATATTCATACAAGACATCCTCAGAAATATTTAATTTACAAGCTGCCTGGAATCTCGTTTCATTGAATTTTAATGTTCTATAGGCAAAGAGTGTATTAAATAATATTTCATTATTTTTACCATACCAAATGAAATTGCCATTATTATCAAATTCAATATGTTCAACTGCATTATCTATTTTATTAGTATCATTAACAAAATTTTGATTTTCCACAATATCAATCTGCATTTCTTGGAGCATCATATTAACTATATACATTGGTACTTTACGTTCTCCAGTAAGGTACCGTACAAACGCTCTTCTTGAACATTTAAATGCCTTGGAAGCCTTATATGTAGAATACCCAGATGTTTTATGGTATTCATTTAAAAGCGTTTTATAATCTTTTTTAGTTATATATGAATTTATTATTTCTTTATTTTTTGAAGCCCATTCAATTATTTTATGCATTATTTTTAAATCTCCATATAATTAAATTATACAATTTATATAACACAAATTTTATATAAAAACAATTGCGCCGACTCAAAAACATGAAAACGCGAAAAAATGGGGTAGTAAGCTGTATATAACAACTTATTACCCCATATAATTACTGCTTAAAGCCTTTATCCATCAGTTCAAGATATTTATTACGAACAAACTGCATTGATGAATCAACTTTTCCATTTTCAAGACCATTTTCTTCTAGCACACGTTCGTATTCTGTGTATGTATCAAAAATATGATCATAAATTTCTTTATTGTATACTCTACCGTTCATGACAGCATTTGAGAAGTCTAAAATTTCCCAACGCATATCATTAATCTCCTTGTTTACCAGCATTTTTCTTAAGTTTTCAACTGAATTTTGTAGTAACGTCTGACTGTCGGTTAATTGTTTCTGTATATCAAATGATTGGTCTCTATCATGGATTCTATTATCCTTAAACTGTTGAACTTCTTTTTGTAAATCTATAATTTGATTATTCAGGTCTTTGATACGTTCTTCTTGTGCCTGTTTAGCTAAAGCAGATTTTGTAGTAATTCCAAATGTAGAAACAACAAAGTCTTTAATTTTTACGCATAACATTACAATACCTATTGCAATCAAAACTCCAATTACAACGGTCCACCAATCAAAACTGCGTACAACTTCTACATTCTCTTTAATCCCACCAAACTTATCCATTTAAACCACCTTATCCTCACTCCCTTTATTCATTGTGTGCTGTACTATCATTTAACAAGATACCGACTGGAAACAAATCCAGGTGTATCTTTGTATGTAACAAGATACCATTTGACTCCATTGACGGTAGTGTAGTATCCATAATTTGCAACAGATTTTCCATTAGGGATTGTAAGGATAAGATTTGAATTGGATGTATCTCCTGGCTTATAGCGAAGATTAAGACCATTAGATGCTTTAACCTTGTAAGTACCAGCAATTGATTTATTAAAGGACTGTGCAGAAGCAACTTTAGAAGATGACGCAATAGATGGCTTTGAACTTGGTTTTGGAGCCGATTCTGCTTTAATTTTAGCATTATATAAGGTTGTAAGTTTAGCTTTTGTAGCCTCACCATAAAGACCGTCTGCAACAAGCCCATTATCATGCTGAAACGCTTTTACAGATGCTAATGATCCTGATCCAAAATCTCCATCAGCACCATATTTTCCACATGAATAACCAAGTTTAATAAGCATTGTCTGCATTGTTTTTACTGCATCACCTTTGTCACCCATAGCAAGATAATTTTTTGTAGTTACAGGCGGATTACCATCAGCTGCTTCAGTATATCTGAGAACAACATTCCATGGATAATTTCTATAAGAGCGAATTAAGAATTCACGTCCAGTCTGGTCCCCAGGTTTACCTCCAGTAGCTCTACCATTTTCATTGATAGATGCTTCAACTTCAAGTCCATTACCACAATACATTGCAACATGACGTTTTTCATTAAGCAAAATATCTCCACGCTGTAAACCTGCTCCTGTTGCAAGATTTACTTTAGAGGTTACATCCTTAAATTCAAAATGTGTAAATACTGCTTTCATAACACCAGTATAAGCACAGCCATAAGTTTTAAATGAATAATCTTTTACAGGAATACCTGCATTAACCCATGCAGTGTAAACAGCAGAAGAGCAGTCATAATCGCCTTTTTCGTTCCAACGATAAGCCTGATCGTAACCATGACTATTATCACGAGCAGTTGCTTCCATCCACCGAGTAGCTTTTTCTGTCTTTGTCATAAGATGTGACTCCTTTCTTAGAATTGAATTTAGAGTTAAATTTTAGAAGTGATCAATTACCATATATTTCCAGTGAAATATTTAATTAAAATTGGTATAATTTAAAAAAATAGAAAAGGATGGTAATAAAAAATGGCAACTGATATGAAAGAAAAATTTGAAATCAAGAATTATGTTAAATTGATTTGCCTAAGACTTGATCATTATGAAAGTTTTATAGAAGATGAAGTGAATACAGACTGTATCTCAGATATTAATAATTTTATACTTAAACATAAAAATGAAGAGGGAGTTAAGATTTTAATATTTGAGATGAAAAATATGAGAATGACTACGATTTCTCAGGCGAGAGAGTATATACAACATCTACATGCATTCGATTACATTCGTGGATTGATTGAATCCGGGCATGATCTTATTACTGCAGACCAAGTTGATAAAATGTCAATAGGTGAAATAATTACATATATGCTTGATTACAAAAAATAATAAAATTAGGGGGCATGATAGCCCCCATTTGCTATTTAAGCTTAAAATTGTAATGTGGTTCATCTTCATTGAAAAACCAGTACCTTAGATAATCGTCCAAGATAATTCCAAATGCACATACCGGCAAAAAGAGTAATGCAAACTGCCAAGAAGTCTGTCCGAGAATATTTCCAGGAAGATTACTATAATCCCAAATTCCAAGACCGAGCCATAAGTTTAAAACACATCCTGTTAAAAATTCTGCTATCAGTACAAATGCTTCAGATTTTGCTAATTGCTTCCAAAACGGATAATCCCATGAAGTTCTTTCATTTTGCAACCCACAATAAATAAAACATATTCCACCAAGAATAAACATACTTAAATAGCTATATCCTCTGAACAGGACTTCTATGTAGTAATAGATAGAACCACCCATGTAAAACAAAAATAAATATTTAGCCCATGGCTTTAATTTATTCATTTATATCACGCCTTTTTAGATGATTTTTCTGTAGCTGCATCTTCTATATTATCTGTACCATCTGTAGTATTTTCTGTGTCCTTAACATCTGTCTTAGTTTCTGGTACTGCAGTTTCAAGATACTGCTTTACAATACCTTCCATTACAGCATTTCCCTGTGCAATTACGGTATCCATATTAGTCTTAATTACCTGATCTGTAATTTCCTGACCATATTTAACAGCTGCAATCTGTTCTTTAGTATTAAGTCCTCTTACATATGTATTCAGAGCATTACAATAAGATGTCTCTGCGAGAATGAGCTTCTGAATCTCACAGTAAATTTTAATAATATCCTGGTAAGAGTATACCTTACACTGAGAACCGTCAGCATGATATGGAAGTGAATATTTAGTTGCCATAGCTACATCTGATAAAGTTTTGATGTTTGCCTGATCATCACCTGTAGCAGAGAAGTGTTCTGTTCCATAACTTGTCTCTACATCAGTACCTGCATAAATTTTGTCCTGGCATTCTACACCATACTGTTTAATTTTGTATGCTCTGTACTCTTCAAGAGACATACTTGATTCGTCAACAGTATCTTCACCCATAGCAGCTTCAATAGATTTGATTTTTTCATTGAGATCAACAGCCTTGAGACGAACGGTAATTACAGGTTTCATGTTGTTCTCTTCATCCAGATAAAAGTTATATTTTATGGTAGAAGATTCAACGCCACAATAATTGGATACGGACTTGATTACCAGTCCATACTGATCCATAACAATAATAGATTTTGCATTATTGAAGAGGTCTACAATTGCTTTTTCGTCCTCAGACATGACCGTTACATAAAATGGATCATAGGAAATTTCACAATACTTAAGTACCTGGTCATCAACTTTAATTTTGCCTAAAATAATCATAATATATTGTTCCTTTCAAATTTTGAGTAAAAAAAATAAAAGGTCACTCAATTAAGAGTAACCTTAGTTGCACATATTTAGTTTTTGTTTGAGTCGTTTGTTTTCTTGTTTCAGATCTGAAACCTGAGAGCTTAATTCTTGAAGTGCTTTAACTATATATCCTTGAAGATAAAAACTATTTACAGATTTAACATCTATTCCACCATCTTTTGTAACTCCACCACCTTGTGAAAAATTAGGGTCAAGTTTTTCTAGTTCATCTGCAACGAATCCTATTGACTGATGTATATTTGTTTCCTTCCAATCAAATTGTCGTACTTTAATTGAATTAATAATAGAAAGAGCATTGGTAATTGATGTATTGTCAATATTTTTTTTCAATCTAATATCTGAATTAGAATATGTACAATGATATGTATTAAGTCCACCTCTGACTTTAAGATAACTTGCATTATAATTTGATATAGAATAAACTCTATTAGCATTTGAATCAGATACAACTACATATCCCCTTGATGTTGACATACCGGTATCACCTGGAGACTTTTTAACTTGCCATTCACCATTTGGATTAAAAACTGTATAATTATCATTCCATCCGCCCCATGGATCACCATTTCCGGTCATCATGAAATAAACATTCGCCCCATCATTACGTATAATGAAGCCGTAATTTCCTTGTACAGCTCTAAATCCGTTTGCTGCAGTTGACTGTATTTCTCCCCCCATTCTCAATAAATGACCTGGACCATATATACCACCATGATATCCATTTGTAGAATCATAGAAACCGAACCAGTTTTGATCTCCACTACCAGTTGCAGAACCAAAACGCCAATCGACACTTCCACGATTAGATTGATATTCAAAGTATGTATTTATTAAATTGCTACTTTGAATATATCCACCTACATCTATATGACCACTAACTGAAGCATTAACACAATTAACTGTATCAATATATGCATTACTGAAATACCATGAACTTGTACCTATTCCGCAATGTCCAGCGCCAGCTCCTCCAGACTGATATGGTATAATACCAGCTGTTGTAGTACGTATCCAATCCGATGTATTGCCATCTGGTCTTGCTAATCCATAGTAACCGTTTGCTGATACAGAACCAAGTTTTGCTCCTAACTTCGTATTTATTTCTGTTTCTGTATAGTAACGATCATCATGTGTATGAGACGATGGAGTATAAGATGACGGTTTACCACTTACGTTTCCCCAAGCAACAGAACTTGCTGAACCTGCGCTTGTAGCATATTTTACAGACTTATTAGCATCGGCAGTATTATTGACATTACTAATTCCCAATACAGACTTTACATTTGCTATACTAATCGCTCTAAGTTCACCGGTTGTTGATGGATTAAATGCAGCAAACCATGATGTTGTTGTAATTTGCCCATCCCAATTGGCTGTTACATTATTTAGTTTTGTAGCTGAACCTGCGCTTGTAGCATATTTTACAGATTGAGATCCAATTGTTGCAGAAGTAATAATAGTTCCTTCTTGCACAGGTAAATACACTGTTGTAGCAGAATTGGTTCCGGCATTATAATTTGTATTAGATGTATAGCTAAATGCTAAATTATCATTTGACGCTAAGTTACCAATTGTCCAATATCCATTTGGTGTAGCTTGACCAACCACAGGATTCCATGAATCTTTACCAGTTGCAGTACCACGAACTGCTACATTATTTCTAGCTGATATCCAATTTCCTCCACTACTACGTATTATACTACCTGTAATTGTGCCTCCAGATAAAGGTATATATGCGTGTGTATGTGAAGCCGGTGTGAAAGTAGAGGGTTTACTGGTTATTTCACTCCAACTATATGAAGGTTTTGAGCTTGCTTTAGCCCAAGAATATACATCACTAGCAGGACGAGAGTTAGATAGACGTGAATCATTACCTGCACAAGCTGTATTTGCTGCTGTACCAAGAGGTCTCCATGTATTTGTATCTGTAAATTTAGCACCAGATGGAACATCGGAATTTACAGTATGACCATTAACTTTAGATGCATTGGATGCAGTAGCTGCGTTACCAGTACAAGAACCTGAAGCTCCTGTAATATTAATTCCCCATGTACCAGATGCACCAGTACCAGTTTTTGATGGTGAGTAATTATTATAATTGGACGAATCTAATAATGTCGTCCAATTTCCCCAAGTGCCATTATTTTGTGAACGAATATATGAATGTGGAGAACTTCCATTACTTATAGCAAATTGTGTATCCCATCCACCATTATTATCCCAATTCATTTGAAGAACATTTGAATCTTCTGGTGGCTTACCTGTCTTGGTAGATGATGTTGCTACAAAATGAAACATTGCACCAGCTCCGTTTGTTGATGTGCTAAAATTAATATTTGCAGGACGACTACCATATAACGTTAAATAACTATGATTATGACTACTCGGAGTGAATGTTGAAGGTTTACCTGTAATTTCTCCCCATGAATAACTTGGTTTAGATGAAGCTTTAGCCCATGCATAAACGTCTGATGCTGGAAGACTGGATGGGAAGTCGGTGATCTTACTTTTAGTAATACTTGGAATGTCAGCAGCAACTAATGCTCGAAAAGAAGCAGAACCAGCCTTTCCATTTGGTGCAGCTAAAACCGTATTTGCAGTGCGTGAAATTGTAGCATCATAAACATGTGTTCCAAAATCACTGATTTGAGATACGGTATGCGTATGACTACTTGGTGTATAACTACTTGGTTTTCCTGTGATACCGCTCCAAGGAACAGATGATGCAGCAGTAACAGTATCGCTTGTAAATGCAAGTTTTCTCCAATTACCCCAATTACTAGAATCAAATACACGAATATAAATTTCTCCACTCGTCACAGTAAATTGTTGATAACGCCATCCACTTGCATTACGACCTACATATAATTCAAACGCAGCAGATTCAACAGGAACGTTTGTACAAGTGTTACCTCCACCTGCATAATACCATTTACCTTCAGTCTGTAATGTATTCAAATCTGTGTTGGTAAGAGCAGTATAAACAACAGTATTAGAACTTCCAGAAGATCCTGCGTACTTAACACTTTTATCTATATCTGCGGTATTATCTACGTTTCCAAGTCCAACATCACTTTTACTGTGAGTGTGTTTGGCTGGCGCAAATACTGCTATATCTGAAAAAGCCGCGGATCCAAGACCTGCGACTTTAATATTATCCGTTGTTACACCATTTACGGTTATTTTTACTGTACCATTATTTGTACCAGGGGCGATTGTAATAGATTGAACTGCTGAATCTGCCTTAGCTCCCTGCGCAGATGTGGCAAAAGAAGAAGCATTAGAAAAGGCTGCACTCTTCAAACCATGCACAGTAGCATTTGATTCAATTTCATCCACTTTTAATGTAATTTGACCATTATTTTTACCCTCAGATATGCTTATATTCCGTGGTGGTCTGGCTAATAAAACAAACGATTTATCGGAATCATTCCACCTATAGATTGAATTAGTTGATGTATCAATGTAAATATTATTTTCGTCCCCAGTTTTAGGAAACAAGCTGAAAGAGGCTCTTGGGATTATCATCTTGTGTTGTGCAATACATAATTTTATATATGTTACAAGCTCTGTCAATCCAGATAAATTAAGAAATTGCTCTTTCATATTTTTAATCACCCCTTTCATAAGTGTTTATGTTTTTATATTATATATTTTCTGTGATCGTGTTTAATATTTTCCTTACTTACTTTTGCATAAATGAGAGTAGTGTCTAATTTTACGTGACCTAATATTTCCTTTATTTCTTCAACAGGCATACCACGGTCAATTGAATTTGTAGCTGTATCTATATAGATTCCGTCTATAATACCTTGTGAGGGGAACGATCCTAAAGAAGCATAAGGAAGAATTTCTTTATGGTCGGCAATACATTTTTTATTAAATTTACGGCCTCCCCTAATCCGCTATAATCAAGAAATTGTGTTTTCATGTCCATTATGCCCTTTCAAAAACGGAGGGGAATTTCCCCTCCTTTATAATAATCATTCAGTTACTTTAAAAAGAGCCTGAATCTTTTCAGATGGAATGGCTTCATATCCATCTCCAACAAGTCCTTGTAAGGCTGCAATATCAGTTGCATTTTTTGCAATCTTTGGTTTCTCAACTGCAAGATCATCTTCAATAGCTTTGACTTTGCCTTCTACGGTTTCAACTCTAGTCTTAACACCATTAATGGCTTCTGTATTAGCTGTATCAGCTGCTTCCAGAGTAGGAATTTTCTTCTCAAGAGCATCTACTCTGCCAACGCAAGCCTTCAGAGCCTCAGCTGTTGCATACTGAGAGAGATCAGAATCAGCAAGAGCTTTAGATACGTACTCAGCAATGTAGCTTACAATATCTTTAGAGGTTGCTGTGTCAGGTAATGTACCAATCAAAGTTTTCAGATTAGCAATATCTGTTTTGTTTGTATTAATCTGGCTGTTCATTGTAGCAGCATCTGATGTATGATTTGTGATCCAATCAGAAATTTCTTTCAGAGTATCATAAGCTTCTGGAGCCTCTGCTACGATTTTAGCTACAGCATCGGAAACGGCTTTCTTTACAGAACCATCGCCTGTTCCGTTCAGGGTATCAATAGCTCCTTTGTTTGCTGCGATATCTGCTTTAATCTGCTTGTCATCGTAAGCACCGGCAGTAACAACTTCTTTAATGTAGTCAACTACGTTCTTAGCTGTTGCATCGGCTGGAATAGTACCAACTACACCTAACACCTCTGCTTTTGCAGTATCTGCAGCACCAGCAGCATCAAAGTCTGTAACAGATTTTCCGGAATCTACAAGGTTACCATCTTTGTCAAGACCTGCTAAATGTCCTGCGACAGCATTCTTAACTTTATCTGCTTTTGTCAGTGGACGTGGAAGAGTAATAGTAAAAACAGCTTCATCTACTGTTACTGGAGCTGGTTTTGTGTAAAAATAAACTATATATCCGTCATCGGACTGTGATATAGTTTTAATAGAATTTGCAGTTGCATCGGAAATTTTTTTGTCAATCTGTACATTATGAAGAGTTAAAAACTCACGAAGATTGTCAATAGTCGTAAATTGTAATTTAGCCATTATATTTGTTCCTCCTTGGAAATTTAGTTAAATATGTTTGCAATATCAGTGGATTCAAGCCCACCGATTTTTTTATCTAAAGCTTCATCTATCTTTTTATCCACAAGCTCTGACACAGTCAGCTCAAGCTGTTCCTGAATGAATTGTTTTGCAGAATCCGCAGACATAAAATTCTGATCATTTACCCATTTTTCAGTTACATATTTGTCCGTTACGTAATCACCATCTTGTTGGATAAAGTAGAGAAGTATAGAATTGCCTTGGAATTGAGTAATAGATGTGCCGTGAGTATCTTCATCATGTGAAACTAAAAAGAACACTTCATCTGCAGAAGAGTGAACGGTGGTGCTATTACCACCAATAATAAATTGACCCTTGATTTTATAAATTCCATCATCAAGAGTCGAAATTGTGACCGGTACTGTAAGAGATCCGATCAAATATTCAATTGGTTTATCTGTGAGCTTTCTATAAGACAGACTGTTAATATAATCTACAACAGTTTGCTTATCTTCGAGATTTCCAATAATATTATCTAATATAATAGATAGCTCTGAGGATTTTATATAACTATCAAGCCCGATTTGTCGTTTTACTTCATCAACAATATGGTCCTTGTCCTCGTCTGTCATGGATAGATCATAAGAGAAGAGTAATTTCTTTTCATTAAAAAACTGAAGATTTGATCCAGAAAATCTTACGTCAGTAATTTGTTTATCACCTTTTGTATATCTGATCTCATTATCTTCAGTCATCCATGCAATTACATTTCCGTCTTCTATATAGCAAAGCCCTGGATATTTTAAGATACCTCGCTGAATTGCTTTTTCAGCAATCGCTTTTGTTGAGGCAGTAAAAAATACTGGTAATTTTGCCATGTTAATCTACCTCGTGTAATTTTGCGTCTATTTCTTCGTATTCTAATCGTGAAATAGGATCAATTTCGTATATTGTGTTATCAAGTGGGAAATTATACAGCCCTTCAATATGCCAGCCTTTTTTACCGTCAGAAGACAATATAGCCTGTGCAATTTTGATGTCACATAAAATCAGTATTTTATGTTTCTCTTGGTACTGTATATAGTGAATTTTCTTAATGACATCCACAATATCTTGTGTTGTTGAATTGGTTACTTTGTAATACATGTGAGTTGGCTCCCTTCGTTAAAAAGAGAGGTAGGTTGCCCTACCCCTCACAAGTTATACTAAACATTAGAAGAACTCCATTTTCCTGTCCAGGATAAGAATATCCATATGTATCACCTTGTTCATTTACAGAGTAAACCCAGTTAGATACCTGGGCATTTGGTGATCTAGTCCAGTAAGACTCATAAACATCTGGACTTGAAGTTCTTGCCTTCTTTCTTGAATCGTTATCAACATAATATTGAATTGTTGCATTTGTTTCAGAACTATACGGATCACTTCCTGCAGAAGCATCAATATCATATAGTGCTGGTACATAAAAACGACAATTAGATGTTGATATTGTATTCGATTTATTTCCAGTAGAAGAACTAACTTTAACAGGCTTAATCAGTGCTTTCCAGAGTGGTGGTATAGCTTTCGTTATACGAGTGTTCATCCACGTATTAAGCGTAGATTCTGCCCATCCACCGGTATTTGTAGACTTGTTACTATAAGCTTTCTTAGAACCAAGAAGATTTGAAGCAATAAATGTTACATTTGCTCTCTTAGAAGCGACATCTGACAAGTAGTATGCTTTAAATTTAGCTACTTCCATTGGAATCGTTTCATGAATCCATTCTGCAATATCTGAACACTGTTCTTCACCAAGGTCTGAATACCACAGTTTGCACCAGTGGATCTTGCCTTTTGCATAGTTTTCATAAGCACCATCGTCTGCCTTTGAGCATCCAAAAACAAGAGTTGATGTGATTTCGGGAATACGGATTGCCTGAAGAGTAGCAGTAGAGATTGCATTTCCAGACATATTAGAATTGTATACATAGAGCTTTTGACTTCCTGCCTTATGACGAATTACAACAATTTCACGTCCACCGGAGCTTGATGCATTCGCACTATCAGTTCCCCATGATAATTTGTAACTCTGGCTATACCATAAGCGGAATCCGTTAGAACCATCTCCCTGGAAGCATTGTGCCAGAGTAGCACCTGTTGCGTTCTCGTTATCAAATTCAAAGTCAATCGCAAATGTGAAATCCTTATCCTTATCCATAATAGAGATTCCAGTATCAATATGGTTTGTTCCGTCAAATACTGTTGTGGAAGAGATTAATTCTTCTTCCTCAATATCGTTGTAATGGAAGTCAACTCCAAGTGTAAAATCAAATGAGTCTTTCAGTGACAGAACTTTCTGCTCAAGTCCCATTTTCATCATTGCATATAACTCAACCTGAGACAGGTCTTTGAGATCTTTATCATTGAAGTATCCGTCTACATATTCACAGGTGTCAAATACTGCGTTTACAGTTTTATCACCGTTTACATATCCGGACTGGTCCCATCCTTTAAATAAATTGTATTTATAGGCAGCTTCCTCGGCTGTGTATACAGGAGTATCACCCTCGTATTTAACATAAGTTCCATATGGGGCTACAGTTTCCTGTAAGGTTAAACCTTTAGAGTTATACTTTACGGTATAATTTCTGATTGTACTTGTATAAACTGCGTTGATAACTCTATCCGCAAAGATTTTATCTGAGAGAACAGTGTCCCAACCCTTAAATGTAAAATCATTTTCAATGGTACTTTGTTTTATAGGTATAGCTATAGGATCATCCTGACGAGTTGTAGGATCTACAGCGCATGAGCCTTTATCAACATACTGAATATCTAACACAGTTTTGTTGGAATCGTCATTTAAAAATGAAACTTTGAACTGTGCAATCATAGAATCATATGTTATTGTAAGATTCGTCCAGATACCTGGCTCGTCATCAGTTCCAACAAAGTCTTTATACTCCTGTTGACGCATAACTGGAATGTGAATAGTTCCTGTTAATACAGACTGGTCAATGGTAATACCATTTTCGTCAATACCACCAAGCTTTGCTAATTTCTTTAAAAGATCAGTATTTTCAAGATTCCAGTCAATACCTGTGATACTTACGGTCTTAAGTGTTGAAATAGTAGTTTTTATAATTTCAAGTGCATCCACAATAGAATTCTGGCAAACAAATGTCTGCAGATTATCATAAGATGCTACATTAAGATTTGTAAGGTCTTTCAGATTTTTAAACGTAAGAGTATTAATTGTTGCAGGTAAATATGCATTCTTAATCTTACCGTGATTAGCAAGCAGGAAAGAAGTAATAGCAGTATTCTGTGCGTAAAGATTAATAAGATTCTCACATGCAGAAAGATTTACAGATCCTGTTAAATTTGGACAGTTCTTAATATTAAGAGTCTCAAGAAGTGTATTGTTACCCATATTAAGAGTGGTTAAGAACGTATTCTGATAGCCACTTGTTTCGTTGCCAATGATAAGAGTTTTAAGCTTTGATGCCTTAGAGAAGTCATTATCGTGGATATAACAAGCAGATAAATCATTCAATGCCTGAATCCTTGACGCACAATAAATAAGGATAGCAGTATCATCCATATTAATTAAGTTAGTTGTAATTTCATATTCCTGTCCAGCTTTTGCACGAATCTGAGTTGTTTCCGGTGAATTACCGTAAAGTACAGAAATATACATGTCTGAGTATGGAACAATTCTTAATGTATAATCTGGTTTTACAACAGCTGTTTTAGGAGTATTACAACGGAACATAATCTGGTCAGACTTAATATCAGTGTGAAGGAATTTTGTTCCCATATACGCATGTTGATCACGTTCCCACTGTCTACGCTGATATTTTTTACGTCCGTTCATCATTTCTTTAAGGAATCTGTCTGACTTTGTTACTTCAGTTTTTCCTGGAAAGATAACACCTTGATATGTACGAATATATAATCTTTCGTAATGAAGTCTCCATAATTCCTCTGGAAATTGATTCTGCCAAGCATCGAACTCATTAATGAGATGAGTATCACTCCAACAGTTTGAATCTACAGACTGATATAAGGATGCAAGTTGCTTCGGCATTAAATCACGAATTCTACACCATAATACAGATTCTGCAGCGTTAAAGATGTATCCAGAGCTTGGATCACCATCTGTTTTGTAATCGGTATCTTCTTTACCGTAAGACATAGTAAGCTCACCGCTGTTATTAATTCCAAGTCCTGTGTCGTTGTCGTAATCCCACAAGTCATATCTATATCCATTGTGGATGGCAGCTGCCGTATCATCTATAGTGTAATACTTAGCTTTATCACCAAGGGTAGAAGCTTCTTCATTGCTAATATAATGTTTTGCCCAATGTGGGAATACATTTTTTGAACGATTGTCAATCATTGTATATCTAAGTGTGAAGAGGTATAAATACAACACCGAATTGACAATGCACCAATCGCCTAAATGAGCTACAAAATCTTCATTAGAAGATGTAATTACAAATTCATAGAAGTCTCTCCAATTTTGTTTATTTTGTTTACGAATCTTTTCTTTTGCTTCATCACTAGAAATCGCAGAACCATCCTTTGAATCTCCACAACAGTCATATCTAAATTCAAATGATCCATCCCAGTTATTATAAAGATTGTCGTATGCTGTATTACCAGCTTTCCATTCATCTTTAGAAATAGGATATTTCATTGAACCATCTGAATTTGTTACACCGGTTTGGAATACAGAGTTTGGAAGTGTATTATCGCTAATTTCAATACAGCATTCGTTCATATCATCTGGATCATAAGCTCTTGTTACATCAGTTTTTTTTGAATCACCCATATTGGCAAGAGAGTAGAAGTGCCATTCTGTATCATTAAACTCTCTATGAGTAGAAATATCCGGATCACTCTCTTTTACAAAAATAATACAGTTTACAAACTCCATTGAGTTTTTAATCTTTTTATCCCTACGAGATGCAGGAGTAGAATATGGCAGATAATCATTATATCTTTTCTGAAGAAGTGCGTTATTTGCCATTTCAGAAGAAGCCACATTTACTTTAAAATTCAGCCAGTTATTAGGAACGGAGTTTCGAGTAAGAGATATCTTACCATCACCCTCTGTATATTCGGTTCCATCGCCAAGAACAAGTTTTGTTTTATAATTTGGATCAAGATCAATTTTACTATTTACCTTATGAATTCCATCAAAACAGCAAATAACATCAATGTTTCTTGCTGCAAAACCATATTCATTAGAGGTAGTGCCCTGTCCAGCGTGACAGGCGTTAGTAAATTTCCAGTTATCAAATTTTGGATCGCCATTTACATAAACACATTCCATGGAAGTATTTAGCACAAAATCCTTCTTATCATTTGTAAAATGTGGTGCTTCAATCTTAATAACTCTTAAGTCTGGACATGCTTTTGCAACCGAATCCGGTGTAAGAGCATTGTTTTCGTTATAAATCTGATTTCGATTATATCTATCAATCATATCATCAGAATCTCTAGCGTCTGCAATAAAGTTAGATAAAACATCAGAATCAGTTAATGCTGCACTATAGGCTTTCATCCTATAAATTAATACATCACAATCTGGAGATCCAATAGAAATTGGAGCAGGAGTGTACTGATGTAATCTATGTGAATTATCATAAATAATAGGTCTTCCACCAACACCATCTTCATACGTCATGATAATAGATGTTGCTGTTGTATTCTTGGTATCAATTGAGTTAATATTATATTCATACTCAATAATATCTTCTTCGGAATATGGGAAATAAAGATCGTCTGTAGAAGTATAAATGTTTGCCTCATGTACTTTCATTTCAAGTCCAATGTTAGAATCTGCCAATCCATCGAGACATGACAAGAAAGTGGCAGAAGCATTTCTTACATTTTTAGTTTTGAAAATAATCTTAAATTCAGCACCAGTTTGTTTTGGGTCTTTGGCAAACAGATTATAACTAATAGAAGCAGTAGTACCTGCTTTTACGCAGAAATACTGATTTCCTTCATCGTCAATCTGATAACCACCATTCGTCCAGTCAAAATTATCTGATACAGTTAAAGCAACTTCTGGATGATTTTTATCACTCCAAAGTCTATTTTCATCACCATTAGATAAACCAACTGGATTAAAGTCGAACGCAAGATTTGCAGTAATTGGATTTACATCTATATCAAGTTTTTCAATATGTGCGGTAAGAATTTTTGTGATTTTCTGACATGAGATAGTAAGATTTTTCTGACCAATTTCAGAAGACTTGAAACTCCAAATTTGTGCGGTTCTATCTACAGTTAATGTAGAAACTGTTTTTCCATCAATAGACAACTTAACGGTAGCAGGATTATGAGCTGGGTCATAAACAACATATTTAATACTTGTAGCCTGATATTGTTTTGCAGTAAATTCTTGCTGTGAGCATCCGATAATAGGAGTTCTGTTTGCCGGATCAACACACACAATATCCTTGTAAATAGTAGAAGAAGTAATATCTTTATTATTTACTGTTGCTGTCATATATACTTTAAGGAAATGAGCACCATGTTCCTGTTTTGGAATATTGTATGATATAATACGACCGGAAGCCTGTGTTGTTACGGATTCTAATTCCTGTCCATCCAAGATAAAATGAATGGTCTTATTTACATTACCATAAGGTGTATATCTAAATACTACGTCTGTATCAGTGTAAATCAGTGTATCATCAAATGTACTTTCAAGCTTAAATTCTACAATAGTAACAGTCCAAGTTTTATATGACATTGTTCCAAAGCTATCCGTGATACTAACTCTAATCTGATTAGAGCCTACTGATAAATACTCTGTTAAATCAACCTTATTTGTTCCCTGAGAAGCAGTGGTTGTTGATACAATTGTATTTCCAACTTTCCAAATTGCTGTACCATCACCAGTTGTATCGCCAGTATTATCAACAGAGCTAAATGTGTATTCGATTTCTGCTTTATCTCCAAGTAAGAAGATTGCATCTGCAGGGGTTACACGTTCAATCGTGATAGTTGAAGTATCAGATCCGCCACCACCTCCGCTTTGGATTGTAAATGTTTTAAGAACTTCTCCATTTTTCATCCAACTAAATGTACTACCAACATAATCTACATCATACTCAGATGCAGCTGGATTCTTTTTAATTTCATCAATATCAGACTGAATATTGGTAATGTCACCGTTGATCGTGTTAAACTGCGAATCATAGTCGGCAATATTCTGCTTTAAAATATCCGCTGTATTTTTTGCCTCAGAAGCAGTAGAACGAATTACTTCATCGGCTTTTTCAAGTTCTGTTGTCTTTGTTTTTAACGCTGTAATATCAGAAGTATTTGTTTCAACCTTTTTAGAAAGGTCAGTTACTGAAGATTCCACAGCGTTTACCTTTTCTGATACAGGACTGATTTTTGTATCAACTCCTGTATTAATTTCCTCTTTTAGAGCAGCTGTCCACTGTGCAGACGGTTCAATAGAGCTAAGTTCCACAGACTGAATTTCTGTTTCGCCATTTTTAAAAGTAAGCTTACCCTTACCGCCTTCAACGGCATAAGTAACATTTAAGTTTGATAAACTGTTAATTGTGATAGTTGTCAGAATAACAGTACCATCTTTAAATACAAGTCTTCCAGTTGTGTTATCATATTCGACCTTAAGATTTTTTAAGCTATCAATATTACTGATTGCATCATTGAGTGTTTTAACCTTAGTATCAATCTCTGTTTTGTTATAATAATTTTCTGCAAGATTTGCGTTCACATCTACTGTTACAGATTTTTTTACGTCCGCCTTAATAGTATTAACATCTACGGATTCTGCAGAGGCTTTTGCCTGATCAGCATATTTCTTAGCTTCATCAACATGTCCCATTATGGTTGCTACAAATCCTGTGTACCAATCCTTAGACGGTTCAATAATACCGTCATAATTTAACCCTTCAAGAACAGTAAGTCTACCATTTGGTCTTGTTCTCCAAACATATGTATTGCCTTTTTCATTTGTTCCGGTTGCCATAATTTCAAATCTGACATCACCGGCGATAGCAGTAACATTCTGATCAACTAACCAACCAAACGTAATATTTGTTGTACTTGATGCAACATTTACAGCTGTAGATACTTGTCCTTTTTTAGTAGATACATTTTCGTATCTGATTTGAATCAGCATCTTCATCAGGTCAATACCATCCCAATACCTCGGAATACGGAATGGAATATACTGACTATTTGTTTCTTGAACAATATTGATCTGTGAAGAGTCTACTGTTACATTTTTTAATTTATCCACTGTTGAATATGAATTATCATAGTATTCATCATAGATAACATATCGTCCATCTGTGCATAATACATATCCATCGTCAACAACAGCAGTAGTGGCTAAATCAGCCTTTATGGTAGAGATATCACTATCATCGGAAGCTGAATTAGCCAATATTTGTGCTTTTGAATCTTTAAATGACATGTTCTCCCTCCATCTTTTATTTTAATAATTCATCAAGGCTCTGTACGCCTGTAACTTTGTCAATATGTGTAATACCATCTTGAGTGCCATCTGGATCTGTACCTGTAAGTTCTTTTGCAATAGAGTCTGAAAGGTCTGCAATCCCAACACCATCACCTGTATTTCCATTAGCGTTTACAAGAGTCAGTTTCTTTGCTTCTGAATCAAGTTTCATATCAATTGGCATATTGTCATAAGTTGCCTGACCAAGTTTCTTAATATCTTCAGCAGTTGCCATAAGTGCAAGAATTCTCTGGTCAAGTTCAGTTAACATTTCACTTGGTTCATAACTATCAAACTGTGCTAATTTTGTAATGTGGATAAGTCCAGATTCAGTTTTTCGAACATAAGAAGTGGTAGTATCAGATTCTTCATCATGAACAAGTTTTAAGAAAGTAAATGATACCTCGATATCACCTGGTTCTGCAGAGATATTGGCTGTCACAGGAATAGTATATAAAATATGACTCTCATCAGTTGTTGTATCTGCAATGAGCTGAGTCATCTTAATTTTCTTTGTAACCGGAAGAACATATTTCATATAAGCAGTAGTATCTGTCATATCAATTTGTTCTTTATAAAGTTTATTAATAATAATCTGAATGGAGTTTACGCAATTACTTTTCTCCATCAGACTTTCTTTTACTGTAGTAATAACATTATTGTCATCTGTAATTCTAAGAGTGTACATTTTACACCACCTTTCTAACAATAATAACAAATATATAATTTACGGAATAATAGCCATCCAACTAACCGTCAGTTTTTTATCAACCCCATTTTCATTGTTATAAATACAAATAGTGGCACCAGTTTGACTTTTATTTGTTATTGAAACGGCATAGTTTTGGGGATCTGTTTGATTAGTTGTCGCGAATACGACTGGAATAGATTTGAATTTATTTGGGAATGTTAAAGTATAAGTTTTTGCGCCAGCTGTAGATCCAGTTGTAAATTCAAAAGAACCAACCTGATAACTGACTACAAAATCTACATTATTTATATAATAATAATCTGATGGTTTTTGTCTTTGTTTTAGTGGAATACGAATCTGTGCGACTGTTTCAGAAGTGCTATTTGATTCAAATATATAAATATATCCAATAAGAGGGTATGGCTCTTGAAGCAATGAGTTTGGGACATCTACATAAAATTTATTATTTTTCAAAGATGATTTAACCTGAAGTGTTTCTTCACTCATTCTATTGCACCAATGAATCACAGGCGGAGAAGTCAGACCAAATGTTTCAAAACATATGGTCTGTCCTTTATCCCATTGTGTAAGATGATTTATTCTAGTAACACCATCAGACTCATAGCAAGTGATATCAAGTACACTTCGCATATGTGCCTCCTTAATTTATTCAACTGCAGCTTCTTTTGTTTCATCAGGTTCTGTATCTGCTTTTTCCTCTTTCTTTTCTGGTTCCGGTTTCTTTACAAGAAAAGCGTCAATAATAGCATAATCATTCATAGTTGCGTTAGGTGCATCAACCTCATAAAGAGAATCAAATTCTTCCTCGGTGAGCTGTGGAATATCTACATCAATCTGATACAGAAGGATAGGAGTGAATTTAGCCATAAATTTCTCATAAGCTTCTTTGTCATCGTTAGGAATAGCTATTCCACCTTCTACCTCTTTACCATATTCCTGAATTAATTTATTTTTCTGATCATCACAGTCTTTAATTTCATCTTGAAGTTTACGAAGTACACGGAAGAGTACGAATGCTGTTTTGCCTTTAGCGTTACTGAATTTCTTAGTTGCCTCAATAATATCGTAAATAGCTGCGTTTGTGATTTTCATAGTAGTTTTTCTCCTTTTTATCTTAATTTTTAATATAAAAAGAGCATTCCTGTTATAGAATGCTCTTAGTTGATTTGTTGCTCTAAATATTCAATTCGTTGCTTTAATTGCTTGTTTTCTGCTTTTAATTCAGCATACATTTCTTGGATTGATTTTGTAATAAGACTTTCCATATAGAATGTATTTACACCATATGGTTCATTGCTTTCAGATGGTTTTATTACCATGTTAGGGTTTATATCTTCTAATTCTTGAGCAATATATCCTAAATCTATATAATTATTTGATTCTTTCCATATAAATTCTCTATGATTTATTTTTAAGATTTGGCTTAATGCATTGTCGATATTGGTGTTTTTTATATTTCTTTTTAATCTCCTATCAGATGTTGTAAGTTGAAATGTTCTTGTCTCAAATTTTTGATAATCCCATTTTCCACGAATTGTAATTTTATTGTCTACGTTAGTTCTGATAATTGATACATAATATTTTCCACCATCATCTGTTGATGTACAAATTGCAGGTCGATAACTTGTTGACTCTGAATTAATTATGTATCCATTAACATTACCACTAACATCTCCAGTAACATTTCCATTTAATGTCCCTCTTATAATACCACCAGATATAGAAACGCTTGTATATGGGGCGACAGAATAAAAATACAAATATGGTTCATTATTTCCATCGAGGCCCATTAAAAGTTTTGGCAATGGTTCTACGTCACTTATTCCATAATCATACTTCATAGATAATTGTCCATTCCTTAATTCTGTTATGGTGTTGTTTCCCTTTGATGTTATGCCACCTAAAATATCTGCGTTTGAGCAATGCATACTACCATCTTGATTTACATAAAATGCTCCACTTCCAGCCCAGAATGCATATTTTCCAGAAGTTACACTAAGACCACAACTATCAGATCCACTTCCTGCTGTGCCGTATGGTTTATTGTAAATAGAACCATCATTACTAATATTAAAAAGTCCAATCTTTCCAGACGATGCGGTGATTGTTCCTGATATAGTAGCATCAGTTGCATTCATATTTCCATTACTATCAACAATAAATTTATCAGATACACTTAATCCAGAATTACCAAAATATGCATTACCAGGGCCTCCTGCATTATATCCATTTCCTTTATAAATAGCATCAGAATTTATATTCCATGGACCAATACTTCCTGTTGATGCAGTAATATTTCCATTAAAACTTCCGGTAGCTGCCTTTAACTCTCCTGAAAAGGTTCCGGCTGATGCATATATAGTCCCTGAAAAAGTTCCTGACTTTGCATTAACATTACCTTCGCTATCAACAATAAATTTATCAGATATACTTAATCCAGAATTACCAAAATATGCATTTTTACTGCTAGAAGTGTTTGCTACCGCATATCCACTTCCTTTAGATAACGCATCACCTGTAATATTCCATCCGGCAATAAGACCTTCTGAACTATATAACTTTCCGTATATAACTGCATTTTGTGCAACCATTAAACCTTTTGTATTTACACGAAAATAACCTTCTGTATTGTCTGGGAGAGGCATTGAAGAATCATAATTTCCTATCTCTCCATTGTTAGACACAATAAAAGCAAGTCCACCACTTTTTATCTCTTCTGTAGTAGAATAATCTTTTAATTTATTTTCAAGCCCATTTGTTGTAATATAGTTTGTAAGATCACCTATGTTACTTTCTTTGATTTTTACATCTGCTCCGAGTACAAGATTATTAGCAATAATGTCTCCACGAACAGTAAGAGTCTGTCCGTTCCACGCCATAAGTCCTGCGGAATTGTCTTCTTCTGACGCTTCTTTAATACCTACATAATTCTTAATAAGATTATACTTTGTTGTACGTTCTGCATCAGATAGAGTATTGATTCCAAACTCTTTTTCAAGATCTGTTCGAGTCATCTGATTTAATGTACTTGCAGATTTATTTTCTTTGTAAATTTTGTCATTTACATTTAGCCAAATGATATAGTTGTCCAATTCTCCAAGGAATCTTATTAACGTACTTTTCTGTAATGTAGTTAAAACTTCACTTGAATCAGTAGTATACGGTTTTAACTCTTCAATCTTACTTTTCAACTTTTCCTGGTTTAATCCGATAGGTGAAAAACTCATAGATTCTTTATATCTTAAATCATCACCGCTAGTTCCTCTTGGAGATTCCCACGAAGATATGTAATTATCAAGGAGTTTTTTATCCTTATTTATATCATCAATAATTACCTTTTCTGATTTGCCATAGAAAGTAAAAGTACCGGAATGAAGATTAATCCATCCATTTATACCACGTAAGTCATCAGTAGTAATTTCAGATGCAGTTAATGAATTTGCAAGAATCTGATCGGCAGTAATAGTATGTGCCTGAATATTTTTACCACCCATGTAATACTTATCATAATCTTCTGGTGGAATGTTCTTTGATTCAACAGCTCCAAGACTTTCATTAAACGAATACATGATAGAATTCTTTTCACCACGAATGATAAGTCTATCTACAGAAAGAGTACCTGCAGATATACGTGTCGCATTAATATCAAGTGCAAGAACGAGTTTAGATGTGGTCGCATCAACATTAATTGTTTCAAAAAGACCACTGTTTGCCATCATATCTCTAGCATTAACCATTTTTGATATAACCTGTCCGAAAGCACCTGTATTAGCATTTATTGTATCAAACACACCGTTAGATACCGCATTTGAAAATCTGGTTGAACTCACCATTGCCTTAATAAGTGCATCTGAAACTTCAATTCCGGATGTATCTAATTTGCTTTTTACAGATCCTGTAATTTGGTCTTTAGCTGTGCTTACTGTATTATCAAGTAAAACAGCAAAGTCATCACGACCACCGTTATAACTAATCATGTTTGTGAATTCAATTTGAAAATTATTTTCAATAACGCATGGATTAAAAGTGAGAGATGAGATACGAAGTTTTAAAAAATACTGATCATCTTTATCGAATGAGAGATGGATAAAATTACCTATATCAAAATTTCCTTGCCATTCTTTAAATCCAGGAATAGCAAAAATGTTATCCATTGTAAGAGTGAATGATAATTGTGGCTGACACACCTTAGAAAGCTCTGTTGTTGCATCTTGGAATAATTCGTATTGAGTATTGATTATCTCTGCTGCAGTGTTTGTAGAAATGGTGATAATATTATCATTTACATAATCTGTCTCATTGTACAGTTTATTTAATGTTTCAAGATCTTCCTTTGTAAATATGCCGCATTTTTCTTTATTGTTAATTGTTGCAACTTCGGACATATTTTTTGAAAAACCATTCATTAAATTCTGAATATCATCATATTCGCCTTGTCTTTGCTTAATGGCACCAGAGCATCCACCTTTTTCTGGTTCCGCATATAAGTTCCCATTTTCATCTTTTCCGTATTCGTATTCCCAATACTTCAAATACTTATTATGAGAAATATTATAATTGGACTCTGTTAAGTGACCTTTTTCATCTTCACTTAAATCTTTCCATGCCTTTTTATAAGCTTTTAAAGCATCAATATTATTCAGATATGTTTTCTCTTTTGTTTTTAACTCTTGAAGACCAAACAGATCCCAATTTGTATTCCATTCTTCAATCAAATCATCTACTTCATTGGACTTTTTATCATCCTGTGTAGGATCTGTATTATTTTTATATTCAATGGTTTTGTCGATAATTTCAAGAATACCCTGATATGCAATATAATCTTGCTCCGCACCTTTATTAAGCCACTTCTGGTTTTTTTCATCCCAGTAGCCAAGATTTACATCTTTCAGTGCATCCATATATGTAGTATACTTCTTTTTAATAGTTCTAAGGTCTTTTACGGTAAATTGTTTCCAATTATTATTCAACCCATCATTCGGAACTCTAAGATTGATTTCATCACGCTTTTCCATATATAAGCTGTACTGACGATTGTAATACATATATTTTTTACGTGCTTCGTCAAGCTTAGATAACCATTGATTATATCTGTCAATTAACCCTTGGCTTACATGTTTTGTACTAAGATAATAAGAAAGATTCTCAATAGTAGAAGAACCAAAATTGACTGTATCAATTGTAAGGTCATCTCCACCACGTACTTCAAATCTTGTCATAATATTATCTTCTTGGGCTGGTGCGTAATTCAACGTTTGAATCAAATTACGATAAGAGATAAATACATTTGAATCCTTACCGTAATCTTTTACACTATATACATTAATCGTCCTAGTCATGATATTAAAGTCAAAAATACATTCGAATTTCTTCGATACATCCTGCGTAAGAAATGCATATACGTTTTTTGAATCTATATCAAATGACCGCTTAGAATTAGCCATTTGTGAAGTAGTAGTGACAGTTCCATCATCGTTTACTTTAGTCTCTATAACCTCTGTTACTCTTATTGCCTGGTCAACCCAACCAATTTTCCATCCAAAAACCTTTTCAATTGCAATATCAAGTAATGAAAAATCTTTGTACAGTTCATCATATAAAATAATGTTTTTAACTGCTACTTTAACACCTTCATCGGTTTCTTTTACATTACCATCAATTAGATATTCACGGCTGTCTGTCTCTCCTGTATTGATCTTAAAATTCTTTAGTGTTTTTAATGCAAGCTCACATTCACATGATTGAGCTGTTACCGTTTTATATTCATCAAATCCATCATTTGATACCTGTGGATATTGCATTCTAAAATAACCAACACCATCTACCAAAATATACATTGCTTCATCAAGCAGATCATATCCGTTTGATTCTTCTCCGTTTATATACTTGTGTACATCAAATTGTATCGTGTCAAAATTATTTAACTGCCGTGTATAAGATACAGTTGGCAGATCAATACCATTCAATTCACAAATTATTGTATTATCTGTTTTACACAAATAAATTCGTGCCGGTTCAGTAAGCCCAAAGTAGTCATAATTAAAAGTCATTAATAAGCACCTACCTTTCTTGGGCATCTGAATGTCATAGCAACATTACATTCACCTGCTATATCAAATTTATTATTTCCTGGAATTAAACGAGGCCAGTAAAGACCTAAAGAACCATTATCTATATTTGTGAGATTTTCTGACGAGAAACCAAGATCTGATAACGTGAGCGGAACCTTTTCTTTTGTATTATTATTTATGTAATAAATCTTATGGTATTTTGAATCTATGTAAAGCATTGTTGAAAAATCAACTTTATCTGGAATTGTAATCTCTAGTTTATGAGATAGAAGATTAGTAGATATTTCAGAAATGTTTTCTATTGAAACTTTATGTCCAGGATATGCATTTATAGCAATCAAAGGATAAACAAAATCATTTAATTCGTCTGTACTATTTTCTATACTAAAGTATCCATTATTCTGGACTGCAACAACCAGATCCTTGCCACTACCTGTAACACTTCCTTGTTCAACAGACAACTTTTTGTCTTCCAAGTTATTATATATGTATTGAAATTCATTGCTCCATCCATAAGGTGAATTCGATGTAAACGTATATTTAAGCATTAAAATACCACTTCCGTACACATTGTTTACATCTGTAAACACACCATAAAAATTGATTGGGTCAAATGCTTCATCCTCAAAAAATAGAAGAGTAGGTGTACGTGGTCCAGTCAACCAAGCGTTAATATCTCTCACTTCTTCCCTTGAAAATGCACGATTTTCTGGTTTTGTAATTGTCACATCAAATGTAAGTACATCTGAATATTTCGTATTATACCAATTGGCTACAGGTCGTCTACTTGTAATTTCTCCCTTTAAACCTTCCCTTGTAAGTCCCATTGGAATTGAATCGACTGCCTCTGTAGCACAAAGAATAACTCCGTAATCGTCCGAAGACTTTTCGTTATATGTAAAACTAGAACCAAATATAGCCATATTAATCACCTACTTTCTATTCAGACTATTATTGACAAAAATTGTTATTTGAATCATAATGGATTTTATATATAGATTTGTTTGAAGGATTGGAGAGAAGATGAGCAAAATAATAATTGGGGGTACTTTTAATCTTGATATAAACAAAGAAGTTGATAAAATCTATACGCATGTAAAATTACACACTAACTGCGAGATTGATTTTATATATACTGAAGAAGAAACTTCATACTGTCAAAAAATCGATGGGAAATATATAATTTTTCTAAGAAAAGATACAGAGAATACAAATGATGTATTAGCACATGAATTACTTCATATCTTACAAAGTGAAGACGGTATGACAATATCAGAAATACCAGAAGACATATCTGAAGAGAATCTTGATTTAATTGCATCACTAAAAAATATTATTTTAGATTATGATGTGAATCAAGAATTAATCAATACATATAAGTATAATGTTACGCCAGATCATACACAGTTTAATACATGGTTTCCATTAATTAAGCAGAAAAAGAATCCAAATATAGAAATATCACAATATGATACAAAAAGCTTTGCTGTGAATTTTTTTGGAGTAATGGTATTGGATTCTAAAAATAATTGTGAAAAATTATTGCGTTATGCAGACCAGTATACTCTTGAAATACGAAAAATAGTGTACCATCTTAACGATTGTATTAAGCTGTATGATGTTGGAAATAGAGTTGATTCTTGCAAAACAATATATGAAGAGTGCGCAAAAGTTCTTGGGATTCTTTGAACGACAGTATTTAAAATAATTCTGTTTTTCTTTTTAAACTCTTCAAACGTTTGATTATTTAAAATTGGATGGTATTGAACATTTGAATTATATACTAGCATCAATCGCTGATATGGAATTCCAGTTGGTTTTTTATTATTAAAATATTTCATACAAATTCACCGGTCTTCTTTTTGTATTTTGCGTAAGCAGTAAGATATTCATCCGTATTTTTTATCTGATTTTGTATAATTTTTTTTACAAGATCGTTATATCCTTTATCCTTAACGTTCATTAGATATAATTGGTGCGCTAATATTTCTTGTAGTTTTGGATCTTTATTCATAGTTACACCTCTGTTTAAAATTAATAAAAGAGAGCATAGCTGTGACACTATGCCCTCCTGTGTTTATCTGAGACTCTTAAAATCTCTTACACGCTTCTTTTCGTATGCATCGATCTTCTTGACGACAATATCACCTACTGCGTTTGCATCAGTAGCTTCATTTACAACAATATTGTAAACTGTACTATGCTCATAAGATTGATTGTTTGTGTTAGTAATCGCATTCATAAGTTCCTTATACATCTCGCCAAATTGTGGTTGACTACTCTGTGTGGCAATACATGCATTATCAATAAGTCTCTTTGTGAAGTCTGCTGTAAATACTTTATCTCCCTGATTTAAGAATGTGAGAGTACCGTATTTCCTTGATAGTACGGATTCCATACCATTTTCGTTTACACGGTACATTCCAGACTTAGGCACATAATCAGTTCCGGAAGCATAACCAGTAAGTCCTGATAATGTAGAGCTAACTTGTTCGTCTGTTAACCCAACATTTTTCAGAATAGTAGAAAGGTTATTAAGGACCTGTGCATTGCTAAGAGCAGAATTTGAAACTGCTTCATTAATAGCTTTACTCATTTTTTCTACGTTGGAGCTTATGTCGTTAGACCATTTGTCAAAATCATCGCTCATATCTGAGGATAATTTATCAAGCGCATCACTTTGCATACTGAAAGCATGGTCTGTCATAGTATCAGAAAGATCTTCTCTTGCATCTGATAACTGTTCCTGGATCTTTGCCAAACGTGCTTTATCTTCAGCGTTTGTGGAACCCTGGAGAGCTGCCGCTTGACGTTCAAGGATCTGAATGTCTTTGGTCTTATCCTTTAAAGTTTTATCATAATCGTAATAGTCTTTCTTTGCGGAAAGAGCTTCCTTACGCTTAGATATTACTTTGTTGAGAGCATCAAGTTCTGCTTGAGCCTGATTTTTGACAAGAGAGAGCATATCATTTTGAAGAGAACTATTTGATGAAATTAAAGAATTATATTTAGACTGAATGTCTTTTATATATTCATCATAAGTCTTTTCGCCAAATTCAGAAGACATATCTTCGCCATTAGCGTATCGTTTTTTCACATCATTTTCTTTTTCAAGAAGCTTTTGTATTTCTTTCTGATTTGCAGAAAACTGATTCCTATTCAACATTACAGAAGTAGCTCCCAATTCTGTAAGTAGTCCAGTATTCTTATCAACTTTCATATCATCAGAGATGATTTCATTTAGTGTATCAAGACGGTCCTTGAACTGATCAATTTTCTCTATTGCACGATCAAACTGTTCTTCGTAATAAACACCAATTTGTTGTTGTTTCAGATTTTCAATACTTGTGTCGTAATCGGTTACAGCTTTTTTTGCTTCTATAATCTCGGATTTCATATTAATCCATTCCTGAGATCCTTCTACAATTGTGCCATTGTCAACACCTTCTTGGAGTCTTTTCTCAAGTTCATCAACTTTATCCTGTGCGATATTTCTCAGACTTTCAGTATTTGAGATCTTAATCTCATAATCAGAAGAACGCTCATAATTTCCATGAGCATTGTATAAATCAATGTTTGCTTCTTCCATTTCATTATACTTTTCCTGATATCCTAACAATCCTTCATAATACGTCTTCGCATTATCAAATTTACTTTGAATAGCTTCGACTGTGGCTTTAGCTGCTTCTGTCTGTGATTCCGCTGCATTAGCTGCCGCTGTTGATTCTGCATCTGTGACAATATTTAATTTCTGTTCTGTTTCGGCTGCAGTAGTAACATATTTATTATATGCTGTAAGAGCCTTTTTAAGAGACTTGTCTTTTATATTATCGACATTTATTTCTTTACCTGCTGCTAATTTCTTTTTCTGATTATCACTCAGCTTACTACCAAACTTTTTCTTAATAGCTTTAGCTTTTTTACTAACCTTACCGTCTGCTTGTTTCTTGGCTTTCTCCTGGGCGTTAAGATTTTTCTTAGTTTCCTCCCAAGCCTTGTTGTTAATATCTGCAGCTTGCTTTGTCTGTGTCACATTCTGATCAGTTAAGGAATCCATATAGGAAAGTTCGTTTCCTTCTTGATATCCAGCGATTGCTACTTCGGCATCTGTCTTAAGAGATGAAGAATTCTTATTTGCAGTGTTAAATTTAGTCTGAGCCGTTTTCTTTTTAGAATCTGCTTTCTTTTTATTTTTAACTGCAGAATTATATTCTTCGGCACGTTTCTTCGTAGTCTTATTAGTAATCTTACTGGTATCAATAGTCTTTCCGGATTTAATAGCTTTTTTCTGCTCATTCGTAAGACCCTTTGATTTAAGAAGCGCTTTTTTCTTTTTATTTACAGTTGTAGTTGCCTTATCTGCTTTCGCAGTTGCTGTGTCAAGATTTGATTGTGCTTTGTCTGTAACTGCCTGTGCTGATTCGTAACTTGCAGTAGCAGCGTCTGCTATAGCTTTTTGTGTTGATCCACCTGTTTGAACAGCAGATAACCTTGACTGAGTTGCATTCAATCCATTAAAACCATTTTGTAATCGTTCCAATGCCTGTTCAGCTGTTTCAGTTGGCATATTAGCCCATTGCTCAAACAATTCCATTTGCTCTTTTTTCAGATCAACAACAGCCTGTTTGCAATCCTGTGCCTTGTCGTAATATGTCTTATACTGATCGATAGCCTCTGCTAGAGCCTTACCTGCATCAGTGGTGGTGTCCATATCTTCAATACGGTAAGCACCTTTTTGTACAAGTTTCTGATATTTCTTTGGTACATTGGTTTTAATCTCTTCTCCATCGCTATTATAATAAGTGTACTCATTTGCTATAGAGTTAGCCTTTTTCATATAGGTTTTTGCACCTTTCTGATTAGACCCAATCTCATAGTTCATCTTACGAATTTGCTGTTTGAGCAAAGATGTTTTAAGTGACTTCTTAATATAATCAGTGATTTTATCAGCGATTTTTTGAACCTGATCAGACCAATGTTTAATACGAGTTTCTACCCAGTTATATACCTTAGTAGATTTTTTTACCTTTTCAGTATTGTCATTTACGGTGTCTGTATTTTTCTTAACAGAAATTGTATTTTTATCGGTAATTGTGGAATTAGAGGGAGATGACTGATTACCTTTATTTAAACCAAAGCTATTGCCACCACCTTTTGGTGATCCGTCTAAGAATGCACTCATTCCACTATGAACTGTTCCACCAGCAAGTGCTCTAGCATGTCCACCTCCAGACATGACACGTCCTGAATTTATAAGTTCAGATGTTTGTTTTGAATTAAAGATAATGTCGCCCTTTTTTAAATTCTCAAAATGAGCACCACCAGGAATTACCATCCATTTACCATCACGCACAATTGATTCTGGACCATCAGGAAGTTCATTTACAAGAGCTTTTTCATTACTTTGTAATGCTACGTTTCCGTCTGCATGAGCAGGAGAGTAGTTGAGAACATTGTAAGCAGTACCAGAAGCGTGTGCTACACGGAGCATAGTACCAGAAGCAAATCCACCACCAGTTCCACCAGAATTATTTTTAACATTTGTAGTTATATTTGCGGTGACATTAACTGAATGTGGTTTGTTTAATTCAGCTTGTATTGTGCTTACCATAGAAGAAATATTTGCACCAACATTGATATTCGCAGTCTTATTATTAATTTCTTCTACTGCTGCATTAGCCGCTGAAATTGCAGGTCCTTTATTACCATCAATTTTCATTTCAGGCTTTTGATTTTCTGCGTATTTTTTAGCTTCATCAACACTTTTTTTGTATGGAGTATTATTCCCATCAATAGGTATACTTGATTGTTCAGTTGCTTGTGATTGTAAATTCTTTGCACTGACTGAAACTGAAAGAGATGGGTTAGAAGATTGCAATTTAGAAACAGTGGAATTAATAAGACTTAAAGTCTGACGAGATGTATTGTCAAGATTTACACTAACTGTTATCTTTTGAGTATCCTTTGGAAGACCTGCAATTTTATCAAGAAATGCATTTGCATCCTCTTCATTATCAATATTAAAATGATATGTTAACTGCTGAATACCATCATCAAAAGCACTTAAATCAAGTTTATTGATTGCATCTTGAATTCCTGCATCATCTAGTCCCTGAATATCAAACTTCAGAGTCTTTTTAGTCTCATCATCAATGCTATCCAACTCTGCTTTTGCATCATTTACGGCTTTTTGAGCATTAGTTGTATCTAAACCAAGAGATTTCTGCTTGTCTAATTCATTAACAGCTGTTTGATAATTTTGAATAGCTGTAATAGCATTTTGAAGATCTGCATTAACACTATTTAACTGATCATCTGAAATATTCATTACAGCAGGAGCTTCTAACTCTTGTTTTCTTTCTATAAGAGTCTTTAAAATTGTTTCGGCAGCTGAAATTTTATCTGTGTTGACATCAATATCAGAACTCTCTCTAAGACCTTGCAAATACTTTGAAAGATCAGATATTTCACTATCCAGATCATCCCCTGTTGCGGAAAGATTTATTTCAACATCTGGTTCTATAGTGTCGATCTGTTCTTCCAACGAGGTAATATTACCATCAACATCAATAATAAGATGATAATCTTTTGCAAAAGAGTCTAATTGCTTTTGAAGCACTTCTTTTAACTGGACATCATCTGTATTATTAATATCATCTATCATTGTCTGAGCAACAGATTTTGCATAATCTGTCTGCTCTTTAGTATATTTACCTTTCTTATCAATAAGCTCATCCATGTTGGCATTTGCATTTTTGATCCGCTCTTCGAATTCTGCAATTTTCTTTTCAGATTCAGAAAGAGCAGTATCATAGTCCTCGGTGTTCGGATTTGCTTTTATCTGAGCAAGATGCATTTTCTCAGCTGCTAATTTACTATATAAGTCAGAAATTTTCTCCGTACCGGCTTCTTCAGTTGTAAAGAAATCGTTGTAAAAGCCATAGTCTTCAAGCTTTCCGAAAACAGACATAAGAGGTTCAAAACCAATTCCAAGTCTATCTGCAGTTTCTTTAAGCTCCTCCATATTATTTCCAAGAGAATAGGTCCAGTTACCGTTTTCCTGTTCAGCTAAACCAAGTGCCTGAAGATCATTAAGGAAATTGATACATCCATCAGAACCTTCAGTAAAATATTTCTCGATCTTTGACATATTTTCTGCAAAATTTGCATAGTCATCTGATCCAGTAGGAGAGAACATTGCGGCTGTAGTCTTGAAATCATCCGTTCCAACCAAACCTTTTTCATATGCTTCTTTAGCAGTATTATACATGGAAAGCATATCATCATAGGTCGCTCCTCCATTTTCAGTAGAAGAAGCATCTTTTGCAGCTTCGTATTGTGGAGTTGGAATTTTTAAACCAGCAATTTCTTTATATGCGCCCTCAATGTCGTGAGCACCAGCAATTACATCATCGACATATTTTTGAAGAGCATCTGCGTTTGCATCTTCACCGGCATCTCGCAAAGCCTCAATAGCATCTGTAAACTGATTTGTTACATTGCTGTCCATGGAGTCCATCAAATCATCAATGGCAGAAGAGAGGTCTTCGGTATTTCCTGCATATTTTGCAAGATCTGGGAATTTATCCAGGAATGTTTTTCTGGTAGAACCAGTCATAAGACCGTTCTTTAGATCTTTCTGAGCTTGATAGAGTGACTGATATTTATCCTGATAATCTGTAAGTTGAGATTGGATTGTTTCATTATTAATAAAATCTGCTGTAGTTGGAAGGAAATTCTGAATTTCTTTTCCCCAATCGAATCCAGTAGAAGTGATATTTCCAATATTCTGTTCGACTGCTTTAAGCATTGCTTTGGCGCCTGTATCAGATGTCATATAGCTTGAATAAGAATTGATAAATCCTTTTGCCATATTTTCTGCAACAGTCTGTGGCGCAGAGCTATAAGCATTTTTGAACAGTTTTTCTATTTCCTGTTTCGCTGTAGCAGCATCAATATCAGACAAATCAGCTTCTTTTAGAATACTTCCTTTAAGAGCTTTAGCATATTCCATCTCTTCTTTAGAAGCACCAACCATCGCATCATCTATTTTTTTCATAGTATCTGTTACTTTAGATACTTTCAAATTAGAAATAGATTTCTGTAAGTCATCTGTACCAGAAGCCAATTGTGGGAACTGTTGAATAAGGTCAGTGAGGTCCGAATCTTTGAATTCACCTGTCTTAAGAGATTGGAGAGCAGTAGACAATGAAGAAATATCTGATTGTAAAGAATCAATGGAAGATGAGACTTCATTATCAGAATCGCCAAGAATTGATGAGAGAGTTGGACCATCTGTGGATTCTGCTACGGTTTTCTTATATCTTTCAATAGCAGAAACTAATCCATCTGTGCCTTTCTCAATATCAACAGAACCATTATCAATTAACTGTGCAGCAATTGATAAATCGCCTGTTTGCATCTGGTCAATAAAATCATTGGCATTTGGAAAATCTGCATATGCTTCTTTAAGACGTTCTGCGTTATCTTCCATATCCTCAATAGAAGAATCAATTCCATAGGCGTTTTTAAATCGCTCTTGAAGTTCTTTCTTTTCTTCTGTGTCGTTTCCAAAAGCATCTTTAAATGCCTCATCAACCTGTGATTTATATTCATCAATAGTTAATTTAGAAGAATCAATTTGTAGTGCTTTTGCAAGACTTTCTTGTACATCCGTACTAAACTGAGACATTGGTCCAAGAAATTCACCATACAGAAAATCAAGTACCTGTCCTTTATATTCACCATCAGGATCATTTAATGCAGTTAAATCAAGATTTGAAATATTAGCAAGAAATGCACTTTGAAGACTATCATCAAGCTCATTAAATGATTTGGATGTCTGAAGATAATTTCCAAGTGATTGAGCCATGCTACGCCATTGATCTTCAATCATTAAGTCATAGGAATTAATTTCACTCTGAAGTTGACTTCTCTGAGATTCCAATGTTAAATAATAGGATTCCATACCAGCTGTAATCTGTTCATTCATCCTATCTATTTCTTGTTCTGACTTGTCAGCAAGACCTTCAGCGTAGAAATTCCAGATATTTCCGTCATCACCAGTATTCTCTTTGTATAATCCGTTCTCTTTTAGAACATCAGTAATAACATTTTCTTTATCACCATACAAATTCTGAACTTCAAAATTATTGCTTCCATATGTTAAAATACTACGTTTATTCTCAGAAATATCAGTGTTTAATTGAGCTAGTTCATCACGTTTTTTCTGAATATCTTCAGCATATTGACTTGTCTGTGTAACAACACCATCATATGTTGCTTGCAGATTTTTACCCATATCAACATTTGCAGAAGAAACTTGTGCCTCATATAGGTTACGAATACTATCTGCAGCCTTGTCTGCATTGGAAGCAAGGTTTAGTACAGCATTGCCCTGACTATCATAACCAGCTACCAAACCAGGAAACTGAGAGGCAAGTTTACTACTGAGGTCAATATATTGCTGATACTCGTCTGTAGATAATGATACATTCTCGTTTGTATTCTGATTTACTCCCTTACGAAGCTCTACATATTTTTCGGCAACTTGATCGATTGCATCACCGGTATTTTTTATTTGTTCTGTCTGATCACCGAATGAAGATCCAAGGTCCATGATGGACTGCTTACCTTCTTCGAAGCTTTTGAATGTGCTATCAATAGAATCCTTTGCTTCCTGACCTGCTTTAATAATATTCTCGTCATAATGTGCAAGATCAATAAGTCCTTCAATTATCTTACCGACCGCCCAGGACGCAACCATAGCGATTCCCATATTAAGCATTGAAGCACCAACTGACTTAATAACACTTCCTACAGAAGTTAAAGCAGCTCTGAATTTTGTAACACCTTGGATTGTTGTGGATTGAGCTTTAGCTAGGTTAGATTCTGTAACCCCTAAAAGACCTTCTTCTTCAATAATTTTTTCAATTGCTCCTGCACAATCAGAATATTGATTGGCAAGTTTTTTTGTAAGATCTATAGCGTTTTCACTATTTGAATTTATTTCATCTGGAGTGATTTTTGTTTTATATGCTGCAAAAAAGTCATTATCTCCTTTGGTAAGTGAATACGGCTTAACAATATCCTGCTTTTTAGTGAAGAAATCTACAATTTCTTGCTTTAAATTACTTAGATTTTCTCCATTATTTAATGAGCCTGTTTCTTTATCGTAGTTAAAGATCATTGTAAAATAATGAACATAATGGTATACTTGCAATATATAACTATGTTGTGTGGAGGGCAAATAAAATGGATAAAATTTTATATTGTAGAAAATGCTTGGAAGATAATAAAAAGCAACTTACAAATGCAAGGGCATATGCAGAATCTTTTATGTATCCAGAAAAATATAGAGGTGTTGTATTTGAAAAAGAAGATAATAAAATATGTCCAAACTGCAAAACTGAAATGACAGACACTGGACTAGATGGAATAAAGGAATTTGACCGTATAACAGAGTACGGTAATTATAGTGCGGATTTTCTTTTAGCTATGATTGATCTTAAGAAAAATGACATCATTCAGTACACCAACCAAATGAATGCTGTTAATGCCAAGTCCGAAGAAGAGTCACAGAAGAGGTATGATGAATATTTGGCTAAACAGAGAGCAGAGAAAGAGAAATCCAATACACGCCACTGTCCAAAATGCGGATCAACTAATTTCACACCGGTCCGCAAAAAATATGGACTGTTTCTTGGATTTGCTACCAACAAGGTTGAGTTAGTATGTAATAACTGTGGATATAGAATGAAAGCGGAGAATTAATCACTACACCCATTTCATTCTATCATCAATTTCATCCAAGATCTCTTGCATATCTTTTTGAGTTTGTAGGAGATTTTGGTACTTTTGATTATCAAAAATGCGATAATACTTTTTTTGAATTGCAAACTTAATATCTACTTTTAAACTCTTAAACTTTAGATATAATATATCACGTTTTAATCTAATAATTAGCATTTTGTTTTTTATCATAATAATTCCTTTCTATTGCAGGAGATAAAATGGACAAAGAGTATCTTGATAAAATATTTAAGGAATATAATGAGTTATATTATGAAACTCCAGAAATACAAGAATATATTGAAGTTGACAAAGGAGATTGTGCAGCCGCACAATTCAATACATTGGAATTGTATAATCAAAAATATATACTAAAAGTTAACAAACAATTAGATGAATCAAAAATATACAAAGGAATTTTCTTTCACGAGTTCACACATGTATATGATTCTACTCAGTTATTAAATTATCCGCTTGAAGATTTTATTAAATTAATGTACATATATTCTGAAGTTCACGCTTCAGAAGTTGAAATGGATATACATTTAAAAATAGAAAATTTCTCATATAAAAAATATGTAGATAAAGGAATAGTAAATTTAACTGAGAGTTTTATATTACCAAATGATCCTATTTTAAAAGGTGAGGTATATTGTGACGAAAGACTTTTATATTATTGTGTTGGATATTTGACATCACTTAAAAAGCATAATATCGAATATGTTTATAGTTATAAGTATGTACCAGATATGTTTCGTTCATTATTTATAGAGATAACGGAATATTTTTTGTCAACAACAAAATATAATTATAATGTATTGCTTAATTATCAAATTAAATTACATAATTTAGTCAAGACTACAATAAAGGAACATATAGAAAAATATAATAAACCTAATACAAATTAATACAAAAACCAATACTGTTCACTGTCCTCGCTGTGGAAGCACTCAGATCACTACCGGACAGCGTGGTTACTCGTTGATAACTGGTTTCTTAGGAAGTAATAAAACCGTGAACAGGTGTGCTAAATGTGGGTATAAGTGGGAACCGAGAGGATGATTTATTTTTTATATTTACACATAAGCTCCTTAACAATATCATTTGCAGTATTGTGAATAATTTCATCAATGTCATTTTTAATATTGAAGTTAGGAGTTTTTCCTGTTGCTTCAAAATTTTCAATATCATCATATGTAAGTTTTTTAAAATGATTACACACTAATGTGGTAATTGTTTCAACATCACTTACATCAGTGCAATTATGTTTGTATAGCAAATTTATTATTTCTGTTGTAATTGTTACTATTTCATTTTTTGACCATAGTACCATATTACACACCACCTTTCTATGGAGGATTAATATGATTTTAAACACTGATTGTGTACGAGATGTTCTTCTTTATATTGAAGAACAAGATAATATGGAATTAAATGGAAACTTAAAACGAATCAAACTTGAGAAAATAAAAGAACATTTTTCTAAAAAATATACAGAAGAAGATGTTCAATATTCCGTAAAAAATTTATTTCAAGGAGGATTTTTAGAAGGTAACTATAACGAATATGCAAACCATCATTTTACAGGCTGTTACATTTATGATGTAACATATAATGGGCATATATTTGCAGACTCAATTAGACCTGAATCTATATGGAAGAAAAGCAAAGATAAAATAAAAACACTTGGTATCTCTTCTATAAAAATGCTTTCTTCCGTATGTGTTGAAGTTGCAAAGGTAGCTGTTACTGATCCTAAATTTATTACCGATATTGCCAATGGAATATATAAATAAGGCTAAATGTCCAAAATGTAACGGCACAAACTTTACACCGGTTAGGAAGAAATATGGACTATTCATGGGATTTGCTACTAATAAAGTGGAGTTAGTGTGCAACAACTGTGGTTATAGAATGAAGGCTGAAAATTAAAGTCGTAGTTTTCGTCTATCTAAACTTAATTGAAGAATTCTAAAAAACAAATAATTCTGCAAACGCTTCAATCCTGGAATTTTTTTTATTTTACATGGCAAACGAAATAAAAACATATATATTGGCTTTAATATTGAAATTTTTAAACTAAGTAATTTATATTCATACATTACAAAAACTCCTTTGAGGTAAAATATGTTTGACGAAAGAATAGATAAAATAATAAAATCAACGCATAAAAGTTACTGTAAATATGTTTCTATAATTCCAGAAATAACGAAAATTGAAACAATAAGTGGCAATTATGCTGAAATGCAATTTGATGCAAAATCTTTATATGAAAAAAATTATATCTTAAAAGTAAATGAGTCTATAAATGACGAAAATGAACAATTTATAGAAAACATATTATGGCATGAATTTACTCACGTTGCAGACTCTATTCTTTTTAATGAATACGAATATGAAGATTATAAACATATTATGTATATATATTCTGAAATTCATGCTGCAGAATTACAAATGAATAATATGTTGGCAACACAAATGGAGAGACCTTGTTCCTTAGAACAAGATATTGAGCACAAAGGTATTATTACTCTACAAAAATATATGGATACTTCACTTCACCATGCATTAGATCAATTTAAATTACCTGTATGGTATATATTTCTATCAGACAATATATGTGATGCACGAGAAATATATTATTTTATAGGCTATTTAAAATCATTAAAAAGTCATTCAATTAATTACGAGTATAGTTATTCTGATATTGACGAAAGATATAACTCGTTATTTAAAGAAATCACTGAGTATGTTTTAAATAACCAAGAATATGATTACAAACATTTTATTTCACTTGATAAACAAATGGATAAGCTCATAATTGAACTTGCAACAGAGCACAATCAAGAAATAGTGCCTCAAACACAGCAGAGCAATGAGATAGACGAAGAGGAGAAAAATACCGTTCGTTGCCCTAAATGTGGTAGCACACAAATTACTACAGGTCAAAGAGGATACAGTCTGATTACAGGTTTCCTTGGTTCTAATAAAACTGTCAATAGATGTGCAAATTGCGGATATAGCTGGAAACCTGGAAAATAAGGAGAGTACATATGAGTTTAGTTATTGCTGCAATCTCCAAGGATAATGATATTGTTGTGTGTGGTGACGGAAGAGCATTAGATGTTAAAACAGATGAAATTGTATCTGAAAACACAAGAAAGGTAATTAAAATTAATAGTTTATTGATTATTGGCTATGCAGGATATACGGATAAATATAAATCTCTTGCAAAACATCTAATTGAAGTATTTCCGGAAAGAAATAAATGGAATGTAACTGATATATCAAAAGAAGCATTGAAATATGAACAAGAGCATTTTAATGAAGAAGGAGATTTACAATTTTTAGTAGCTGGATATGAATATAATGCTACTCCTCATCTATATGTAATTAATGTAGGTACATATGGTCCTCATAGATTTGATTTTGTAAAACAACGAACAGTATCTCTTGGAGATGAATTGTGCAAGCTAAGATTTGATAAAGAAAATGATCAACTTTTCGATATAGAAAATAAAATTGAAAATCTTATAAAGGATAGAGCAAAAATAAATCCAGCAATTAATGATAAAGTAATTAGTGAAAGATTATTTAGTTTCTAAAATGGAATTTTTAAATTTTTCAAAAGCTTTTTCTGGCAACAGATAATCCTCTATGACTTCCTTAACAAAGAAAGTAGGCAAGGAAGTATTAAAAGATTTTTCACTAGATCCACCACGAGAATCGTTTATTGATATTTCGTGAGTATCAATAAATATATCACAATCAAAAATTTTAACATGCATAAAATATTCACCTTCTTATTTTATTTAATTAAAAGACCAGGAGAGTATTAATTCTCCTGGTCTGAATTGTCATATAATTCATATTCATTGTTCTCTACAATTGGAATTTTAAATGAAAATTCAATATTATTCTCTGCATTTAAAATGGTAGAGTCACACTTACTTATTATGTCCATACCAATTAACATATCAATAGAGCCAAGCTTTGTCCCATAAACCAGATGGTTTTTGAATATAATATTATTTGGTAATAATATATTTGTCTTAAATAGTAAAGCATTTGAATAGCCATAAATTCCTTCTATTGGAGCTTTGTCACAACTAATCAACTTCATTACATTTGCTAAATGTGGAGATATACATGTGTTTGTTGCACCAGTATCCCAAACTGCTTCAAAGCAATTTTCCTCAGTTGGATATAAAGCTTGACTTGTTATAATATGAATTGGAAATATAATTTTGGGTGTATTTATACTATATTTATTGCAATACGTAGCATATTCTATCATTTTAATACCACCTTAAATTTATATTTAACATTCAATATAGAAATGGTGTATAAATTTGCATAACTTTATTTGGATTGATATTTTCACAAAGATCATGTATTTGAAATTCTCCAATATCAAATAAACGTAATGCTTCCTTTAAAGCTTCATTTCTTGTGTTGTAAGCACCATAAATTATTTCGTCTTTAACTATTATAGATTTTTTTCCATATTTTTTATATAGTTCTTTATAGTGATCAAAGAACCATTGATTTTGAGGAAATGGTTTATATATAGTATTTTTTTCCATATTAAATATCACCTCTAATCATATCATAAAATAAATTAATTTCAATCTATATAAATAAAAAACACCACGTTTGCAAGCCGTAGTGAGTGTGTGCAGTTAGTGCATTTCAGGCAGTATGAGAGTAGTAACCTAACGGTTCTATCCATACTATTCGATCCATCATGCTACCCAGGCTTTCTCTGGTTGGACTGTATATTGTACTATGTGTTGTAACGCCACACATAATACGCCTTGTCAGCCTCTCGCACGTTAACTGTAAAACTACACTTTTACATGAAAACACATATGTTCTGGATTTACAAAAATAGACAATTATACTACAATCAAAGTCAGATATACTTGTGATCACAGTTCTACATTATGATCCGTTGCACGACAGTATATCTGACAGTCGTCATGTAGTATTGAATTATTGGTACGCAATTTGTACCAGAAATGAGATTGTCTAAAATGAAGTACTCTAAATATTATATTCATTTCTATGGGATTCTCCCAACATCAAATCTCTTTCTTGATACTTTCGTACAGGAAGGAGGTGAGATATGGAAGATGTATTTCTATTCGTTTTAACTCTTGTAGGATTATTAATCCTATGGTCGCTAATCCGCAGAATACCATCTAAGAACATGAAAAACTTTCACATCCATTTTGGATTCCTGAAAGGATTTGACATGTCTGGAGAATTCTATAAGGATGATACCCAAAATAATAAATAGTTTAGTTCATATTTTTGTAATCTCCTTTTAGTCTTTTAAGAGAGTGGAGAGTTGTTACCTGCAACTTTCTACTCTCTATTTCTTTCTTCCTGTTATAATTGCGTTTTATTCGTGAATTTATCATCCACTTTTGTAAATTTAAACATATGTGCTTGCTAACGTGTCGGAACTACCATCTTCAATATATCCCTTTCATTCATTTTCAGAACTAAGGTACCACAGTGATGTGGATTACGGCTTCCTCCGATATTCGGCTTTATAGCTCTAAGGCTAAAGGTCTGTCAATAGGTGTCGAATCACCATCTTGAACAAGTTCTATACTAACTGTCGCGATTATGACAGCAGCATATCAAATGGGCATCTTAACTACGATAAAATTTTAAATTGAAACTAACTTTATGTTAAGCTGTTTACCCAGACCTGCTTTTGAAAGTTTAAATCCTGCAAGACCACCAATTGCTGTTGAGAGCAGTGGAAGTTTATCCAGGATCTGAGTTACGATGTTAAGAAAGGCGGTTGCTGTATCTATTACGCCTTTAAACATATCTGAGTTGATAGTTACTGTTGCAAGCTCTTGGAGCTGTGTTTGAAGTTGGGCTATTTTCGCCTCCGTACTCTCAAGATACTTCTGGTTTTCTTCCAGTGCCGAATTATCTGAGTGCTCAGAAGTTTCTTTTACCTGTTCAAGAAGAGAACCATTAGTAAGCAGGCTACTTAAAATATTAGACCTGTTTTTACCTGCAAGTTCTTCGATAAGAGCTTGTGCACGATTGGTACCCATAGCTTTATCTTGTTTCTGTATTTCACTATATATTTCAGAAATATCCTTTAATATAGAATATGTGTTACGATAGTTTCCATTTTCATCTAAGATGTCAACGCCTTTACCATTATTTGAAGGTACGGCTGTATAATCTTTAATTATCTGTTGTTTCTTTGCTTTGGTAGCTACTACATAATCATCAGTTTCCTCGCCAAGTTCTGCTAATTCCTTTTGCGCTTCTTCTGTCAAGCTGTTACTTTCAGGCACAAAAACCTTACTGACCATATAAATGGCGTACAGTTATTTCTAGCTGTATCTCATATTTCATTTTGTTATATTATGAGTTCAGACTGTATATTACATCCTTATGATATTGGATGGATAACTTCAACATATGTGTTACCACACACATCCTGCAGTCGTTACGGTTTCCTATATAAAATATAGGTCTTACCTCGGTATTACCTGCTTCCAGGCGTTCACCGATATAGTTATCTACTGATGAACATAAAGTCCATCCGTACCTTCCGATACGTTTAGGCCGAAAACCTACAATACGAAGCGAAACGGTCTTAAGTCCGGCTGCAACACTATTTACCAAATTTGTTACTTCTATAAAAAAGAAGGATAGGTCATTTCTGCCTATCTCCGTAACTTCGTTATTAAGTTATAATTACGGTTCAGATCATACCTTCATCTCTTCGAATAAGAGAGCCTAGCATATGCCTAATCGTTACCTTTTAGACTGTGATCGTTACAGGATCTCAAAAATATTGAGTCTTACCCACGGTATTGTCTTCTTCAAGAGTTTTACCGTTTTGAGCTAGGTTGAACATTACATATCACTATGTAAGTGGACAAAATTTATCCTGAATCGTTGCATTCGCACTTGTTATGAGTGCCGCTGACTCATCTAATGAGTTGCCCATTAAACTAAGAGTCGCACCAGCTTTTTGTAAACCAGTTGCTAACTCATCTGTTGATATAGAGAAATTATTCAAGCTGTTACTTTCGAGTAATATCACACTCTACCGACCACACATAAAAATGTATGGCGCATAGTCATTTCTGCCTATGTCTCACGTTTCTTTATTGGGATTATTGCGTGACGATTATATTAAAAATATAAAAGAGCCTTTCGGCTGATCGGACTGGATCTTCATCCTATAGAATAGGAGAGTAGCGAAACTTCATTTGCTTACCAAATAAAGTGTTACAGTCTCTCGGGATTTTATAATGTACATTTTTTATTAATTATTTTGTATAACAAATTGTTTATATGTATTTACTTTTCTATTTTGATATGGGATTATTATTTCAGAATTAATAGACATTGTGTTATCTTCATTTAGATGATAATTAAAAGAGTTATAATTTAAAAGAATTCCTTTGTTTCGAATATATAATTGAATTAATTTCTTACATAATTCTTCATTCTTATATAAATCATCTTCCCATAAATATAATATTTCAATATTATATTTATTTTTTACATATGTATGCTTTGACTTATCTTTAGATATTCTATCAAATTGATTTTTTCTCATTTTGTCAGTGAAAATAGTAGGATTACAATGCCAATAATCACCTTGAACTTCGATCATCAAATTATAATCCGTTAAATAATTATCAATTGCGTAATATTTTATATTTTTTTCACGCTCAAATTGTATATTTAAATTGGTTAAAATATCATCAGTTATCTGTTGCGGCTTAGATTGTGTTTTCCCAATTGCACCACTTTCAAATTCTTTTAATATGCGTTCTCTGACTTTTTGTTTATAATCAGGTTGTTGGGAATATACTTCTCTAAACCATGATTGTCTACATTCAGTAGAACAAAAATGATTTATTGTACCATTTTCTAATTGAGAAGGTTTAATATAAAATTCACTACCACAATAGTCACATTTTATTAATTTCTGAGTGAATTGTGAATTTAACACACCAACTCTTGTTTTTAACCATTCATTATTACATTGATGAGAACAAAATCTTTGAGTGGATTTTTTATAACATTCAAATTCTGTTCCACAAATTTCACATTTTCTAATCTCATAAGCTTGTTTTCTTTTATATTCAAAGTTACATTTTGAACAACAGAATTGATTCTCTTGTTTGTTTATATGATAGCCTCTACGATAAAATTCTTTTCCGCAATTTGTACAAGAAATTATTGTTCCTGTTTCTTTCAGTTTATATGAACATTCTTTTGAACAGGTTATATGCTTAACTTTTCCATCTAGTAAATTCTGATATCTATCTTTCTTTATCCTAATTTCTTTTCCACATGAATCACAATTATAATTCATATACTTTTCATTACGTTCTTGATTGCATTTTTGGCTACAATATTTAGTTTGTTTTGATTTTAAAACAGTAAATTCCTGTCCACAACTTGGACAAGTCTTCACAATCCATATTCCAGGACGCGATTTAGTTTTAATATTTGGCATATTACCAACTCCTATTTCATATTTTTATTTCTCATATAATGATAAAATTCAATTGCTTCATCTAAATTATCAGACTTAAAAAATCTCCAATTCTCTTTATTTTTATCATTTATATAACTTTCTTTATTGAAACCTAATGAATATAAATATCTCATCAATCTTACAGATGAAACATTATAATATTTATTTTCCATTTAATCCTCATTTCAAATGTGCATTATAATCTTTCCACGGTCTTGGCTTTCCCATAAGCTATTGACCGTTATAGCTACTTGTTGAGATAATGTCCCCACATATTACTATGTGTTTAGGCATAATCACACACCTACGGCATTTAGGGAATCGATAATTTTTTCCTGTGATAAATCACTATAAGCTGCTTTCATAGAAATAAGAGCAGAAGTTGCATCATCAATATTATCAAATTCCGAAACATTCTTTAAAATATTAGCGTTCACACTGGACTGTTTTGCCTTTTCCATACTCTGTCCCAAACGCATGAAATCTGCGGTACTATTCTGAATCTGCAGAGCAGTAGTACCAACGCTTTTTGCCATATCAAAGCTTTCCTTCTGGAATTCTTTCAGCTTACTGATCGGCTCATCGGATACTTTTCGCATTTCTGTAAGAGCAGTATCAAACTCTTTAACTATTTCCAAACCTTGTTTGAACGTATTCCAAACTTGATTCATTGCCTGGAATGAAGTCAAATACTGAGCAAGGTTTACCATTTTTTCTTTCCAACCTGAGAAGAATTTACTAAGCCCACTTTCAACAGGTTTTACAGAAGTTCCAAGATTTTTAATCTGTCCATTTAGTGTATTTAATTGGACACTTAAAGTTTGCGCTTCACCGGCACTATCCTTAAATGTACCTTTGAGTGAAACAATTCCATTTTTTTCTGTAAATCCACTAAAGGTAATATCCTGTACATTGGTAAGCTCTCTTAGATAACTTTCCAATTCACCTTTTGCATCTGTGATACTTGCCGGATCAATGATTTTACCAATACTACCAACAGATCCACTTAATCCACTGACTTTCTTCTCAAATTCACTAATGCCCATTTTGCCTTTTGCGACAGCAGTAGCCCATTTATTTATCTGTTCCTCACTAGATTTAAATACATCTTCAATTCCAGCGATGCCACTTTTGTCTACTTTTATCTTGTCGAAAGCATCATAGGCGCTCTGAATTCGATTTCCGTATTTACTAAGATTGTCTGTGATAGTCTTATCAATATCATCAAATCTCTGCTTTGCATTTATTTCAGAAGTGTTCTGTGGTGTTTTTGCGTTTACTCTTGCCATAACTTTATTTCGTTCTTCTATGGCGGCTTGAGCTTCTGTTGTATTATGTCTAAACGTACTAAGAGTATGAACAAAAGCTTCATTATCTGCAAGTGTCTTATAATCACCAACATAAGACTGGTCAGTTACATATTTTGGGGTTTTAGTAGAAGTGGAAGACGATGTGTTATTTGTAGACTTCTTATTACTACTTCCAGTTGCTTTTGCAGCTTTATTTAAATCTTCCTTGTTGCTTTTCAAAATGTTCGCAAGATTTTGTAACTCATCTTTTTTCGCCAACATAGCATCAATCTGAGTCATTAATCCGGAAGTAACTTCTGATCCTAATGCTTCTTTAAGATTCTGAGCAGAGTCTGCAATTTCACTCATACTTGATTTAATTACATCAATAGAAGTTAAATCTAATAATGTAAACTGCGTTGAGTTTCCTGAAACAATACTTTCTGCGCCTTTTCCAATGTTGTTTAATGGTTTTCCAGCACCATTAGCAGACTTCTGTAATTTATCAATCTCTTTAGTGACGTTCTGAATATTTTTTCCTGCATTAGTCAATCCAGAGAAAATGTCACCATTAAATTTTACGTTATTAATTTTCTGTAAAGCTTTCGCTGTTTTTTCAAGTTCATCAGCAATACTTTTTAATTGGCTGACTCCACTATCATCAACCTCTATACCAGTTTTTATACTAAAATCTTCATTAGGCATATAAATTCACATCCTTTCTTACCATTTTAGATATCCAATAAATGTACTCCACGTAAGTGCCTTAATTGGATATTTCTTTTCACTAATGTATTTCTGCATAAGCATATAAGCAGAAGTTGTTTTTGGAGCAGGTCTTCCCCATTCTGAAAAATTAAATCCTGTTCTCCAATATGGAGTTCCAGGAGCTGGATGTTCAGGACCATCAATAGCTCCACCGTGATAACCAAGTATAAACATATACTCATAAATGTAGTCGTTACTTGCCCTATGCCCACCTAGTTCATCAGAGCTTAAATTAACATTAATTTCTCCAATCTGAGGTTGTACATCATATACATTTAATAGAGATTCAGTTCTTTCATAGTATTCAGGATTGAATGACATATACCAATCTTCAACTGCGAACCTGCTTGCACTTTCAATCTCAGGAGCAGCCTTTTTAGGTACCTCTTCATTTGTTTTCTTTTCTGCAGTCTCAATACTATCAGCTAATTTTCTAAACTTTTTAGCTGCTTTATTGAGATCAGAGGCGTTAATTTTTAATGAAATCATATTTTAACTCCTGTTCAAACTATAAAAAGCTCCATGACTTTTGACAGACATGGAGCCTAACTAAATGTTCATATTTTATTTTGAAGAAATCGCTTTAACAAGCTTCACAATATCTTCTTTACTAATATCTTTCATTGCTTCAGCAACAACCGGTGCGAGAGAAGTACCAACCTGTTTCAGCACATCATTTACTCTTGTAACCTGATTTTGAATAAATGCCTGTGTTCCATAATGATTAGTCATAAAATCCTGAGCAGTCATTTCCTCAATAGCTGTAAATTCTGTGACATCATTACCAATTGCTTTAATAAGTTCTACAACAAGTCCATCTCTATTTAGATAATCATAATCTTCAGCCATAGTCTTATTGTCCATATGAATATATGTATAATTGTTAATAATTGTATACACATGAAGCACATGTCTAACTGGAGAGCTGACGCTTACAATATCCTTTTTCTCAACATCTTTCCAATATGCGTTCTCAACAATTTTTTCAGCAAGAGTCATTTTTGTATTGATCGGCATATACTCAATTTTTACCATTGATTTAATATAATCCTGTTTCTCCTGATCGGATTCCTTCATATTATATGTATTAATAAATTCCTGTACAGTAATATCTTTCATAGTTAATTACTCCTTTTCAAACAATTTTCCTTTTACTCATAAACAGTAACTTTCCAATAGTTTCCATCGGATGTCCAAATTTCTATACAATCACCATATGGATTATATTTAACTCTGCATACTTGTGGTGATTCACATATTTTCCAATAAACATCCGATGGAATTCTATAGTTACTTCTTGTTAATAGTTCACTAATCTCATAAGAGTACATAATAATTTTCCAATATTTAATTTTTAATCTCAGAGTATTTTTCACATACGTAATCTTTGATTTCAGGCTGGATTCTTCCTTCAATAGCCTTTCTTAATAAACTGCAATTTCTTGCATAGCGTTTACATGTTTTGCATTTGTCTTCAAATTTTACCTTATCATCGTCACTATTAAAGATCCCAATATATTCAACAGGATAAATTGTAAGCTCAATCCTTGGATTGTCCTTATCATAAAAAATTCTCTGAGGGCGGAAGAGTGCTACATTATCATCCTTCCATATTAGCTGTGTTTCTGTGATTGTATCATCTAAGCATTTTTCATAGTTTGCACAATCTTTATCAATTCTGTCAAAATAAAAAACAGCATCTATAAAAAAATGCTGTGTATCATTTACCTCTCTGGTCCAGTTCTGTTTTTTTACTTCATCCTCGATTATTTTCTTGAATGCCTTTTTATAATCCTTGGCTTCTTTGGTCTCATATACCATTGAAAGTGGTCTGCCATTTTTCATTATGGTACGCACAGAAGTGTAGTGATTAACTGAAGGTGGCATAGGAGAGGTTAGGTATAATTTTTCTGCCATCTGTATTATTTAATCTGTCCAATAAACTGTTTTACTTTATCAAAACCAACCATTGCACCAACGCCGCTTAAAATTCCAAGTAGCACTGCACAAATAATATTGTTTACATCAAAAGCAATACCATATAACTGGTAATATACAAGTGTTCCTACAGTTCCGATAACAATTGCAACAATAAAAGCAAGTAAATTGGAAGCATATTTTCTATTTGCTTCATCAAGTAATTTTTTAATTGTCTCAACTACAAGTCCTGTTGCAATACTATAAATTGCAAATAACATAATAAAAATATTTGTATTCATTCATCTCACCTCTTTAACCGGATGCTTTATTTTCTTCTTCATTATTTAAGTCTAAAGTTACATATGGAGTCTCTATCGGATTTTCAAACTGTCCCATTTGATGTTCCACACGACTATTTTTCATATAACTTAAAACAGTTGGAATTAATGAGGCAGGAATAGCGACAAGTGCATACATAAAACTTGTGTCACCTGTAATAGTTGCCATATGTTCTGTAAACCATAAGATCTGTATACAAATGGCAATCACAGTCCATAACACCATCTTACTTGTTCTTGGTTTCTTAAACTTAGGAAATCTGCGTTTTGCTTCTCTAAGTTCTTTTTTCATTTCATATTGACGCTTTTGCTGTTTGATCTGCGTCATTTCTTTTTCAAATTCTTTTTCTGTTAAATATTTCATAATGTATCACCTATAATTCGTGATTTTTCCATTTTTCTCTAAGTCTCTTATGATCACTGATAAGGAATGCGAATACAAAGCGTCCTGGATTTCTTTTTGAATCTAAGACTGCCTGTAGTTCTGCATTACCGCGAAAAATATAAGCATTACTCTGAAGAGCATTTTCAAAGAATACACATTTTTCAGGATCATAATATTTATTCATCACTTCGTTATATTCACGCATAAGCATTTTGTCCTTTTGATCCTATAGAAAAGCGAAAAAATGAGGTAAGAATGATTTTAAAACGCAAACAATGCGAATAGGTCATATTTTTCTTACCTCCTTAATCACTCTTCAAAATTATTTATTAGTAGCTTTATTAACTACTGGTTTTACTGTAGAAACCGGTTTAATCTTTACTACCTGTTTCTTTTTCTCATCAGCTTTCTCAAAAACTTTGTCGTTTTTAAGAACTGGTTCGATATTTTTAATTCCATCCATGATATCATCAGAATCAGTAATTTCGTCATGGACTGTTTTTAATTCTTCTGTAGAAACTTGCAATACTTCATCAATCTGTTTCTTGACAGCGTTGTTAAATACAATTCCATCAATATTTACATTAAGAAGTTTTTCTCTTGCCACATCTTTTGTATAATTACCGCTATAATAACCAGTAAGAATATTGTATACATTTCTGCATTCTTCTTTATCAAATGTTGTTTTCCAACGTGGCTGCTGATCATAATCACGGCAATAAGGACAATATTTATACTCAGTTTCACACATCAAACATTTTCTCTTATTAGACATGACATCCTCCTTTCTTTCTGATAAAACCCCATGGATTATAAGTCCATGGGGTTAAGAGAATATCAGTCTTCGTCTTTCTGAATATCGTCTTCAGGGAATACCATATAGAACAGACGTTTCTTTTTAGCACAATAGTCAGACTGAGCATCACCCTTGTAATCAAATGTAGAGTCATTCTTCATAGCAATTGTGGTCTCTGGACTTGGCTGGAAACTTGGGAATACAATGTAACCAAGACGCAGAACATCCTTTTCACATGGATCATAATATAATCCTACGATTGTAAGACGAACTGTTTTTGGGAATTTATCTGCATGGTTTTCAACCATAACAGCACTTGCACATTTATATTCGTATTTAACTAAAAGCTGTACAATATCTTTGTAATCACCTGTTGGAAGAGTAATCTCCTTTCCAGTAATTGCAAATTTTGCAGTATCTGCCTGTGTATCCATTGCATAAGTTTTGCCTGTACCACCATCTTTGTAAACTGGTGTAACACTAACTGTTCCTTCAATTGGTGTATCCGGAAGTGTATATTTCTTGCTTTCTTCATTGTCAGTAGTAGGCGGATCAATAAGAATCATCTTAGGTGTCTCAACCTCGGCTCCTGTATCTGCTACAACCTTATTGGAACCAGTTGTACCAGCATAAGCACCAAGAACAAGGTGAGTATTTGTAAGTGTAACTGCTGCAGCCTTAGCTGTGTAGGATCTCTTAATAATTGCGCCATCCTTATCTACAGAATCTTTTGTATCAGCAGAAATATCAATAGAAACATCACTGATATCTGGGAGACGGTAATATACTTCTTTTCCATCTTTACTATCTGCAACTGCATGAAGCGCAGAATCCCATAATACGCCATCTAATTCAAACATATAGTTTTCCTCCTTTAAATTTTTGCATAAAAAAAACAGACCTAAGTTTGGTCTGTACTACGTAACCAGTTAAATGATTCCTGCTTAATATTTTTTGTATCCATAAATCCACTGTAAGCTCCTTGTGTAAGAGCAATAGTAGAAGTGTATATCTGTGAACGCTTAACAGCATCCATAAATTCATATATTCCGCATTCTTTTAACTGATCTTTACTATATTTGAAACCAGGATAAACAAGCATAGCAGAAATCAAATTAACTAATTGTGATTCATACGGCTTATTTGCCTGAGCTTTCATTCTATTTCGGTCTCTTTCGATAACCAATTTCTTTGCAGTTGCTCCTTTTATAATCTTAGTTCCTGTATAAGTCATGCCATTAATACGCCTTATATAAGAAACTATGTGATGATAAATAAAGGAATCAATTGCAAAATCAAGTTCTTCATTATAAAGAACTGTTTCGCCTGTCTCATTTTTCGTAGCCAAGCGGAATTTACTAAAATCTAAATCTCCAAATAAAATTCCTGTTTTGTCTGGTGTTAAGCTTGTGGCAAAAACACAGAAAAAATCAAATTCACTAATCTTATTCCAATCTTGCCCATTATCCCAAAGCATTACTTTAAAATCTGACGGTGTACCACATAACAAGCCTATCATCTGATAATATTCCTGTTCACCAAAATTAATAATATCCTGCATAGTCGGTTGCGAAATCGTTATATAACTGTTCAGTCTATATGGTTCTCTAAATAGAAGTTTGCACTCATCATATTTAAAGATTGATTCATCAAACTCTAACTTGTCCATGTCTGTTTATTAATAACCTGTCGCTTTCCATTTCGAATACCGGTGATATTATTTGTGGTTTCCTGTTCAAGTACAATAGTGCGAATGATATAATTTGAATCTGTAAAAGATTCCTTGTCGCTTACAATATTGCAATGTGCACCAAAAATATTAGACCAATTAAATCTTTCACGAAGAATTGAGCCAATAAGATCGTGTCGTGCAATTCCTGTAAGTGGATCAATTGCATCACGTACATCTACCATTACTAAAAAAGTAACATTCATATAACACATGATTTGGTTGTACTTTGGAATGTCTGTGAATTCAGTTTTAAAACAAAGATGGTGCCGAACTTTATCTTGTGTATTAGGTAAATAGAAGTGAGGGTGGATATTCCCCTCTTCTCCATAGTACATAGACCAATCACCTGTGTAGTTGATAGTTCCGTCCGGATTAAAAAGTTCAGTATCTTCTAGGTCTAAATTGTGAAATGCATACAAGAGTTCTGGAGATTTTAGTAAGGCTTTTTTAACCTTTTCTTTTAGATAAATATTATTATCATCAGGAACGCTCGTTAATGCTGTAAGCTTTGCAAGAAGTTCCTGCTTTGTTTGAAGCTTATCCATTTATGAGCCTCCTTTATAATACGGATGAAATTTGAAGTTGAATTTCTCCAACAATATTTCTTCCATTTTTATTTATAGAGCATTTAATTACAAGAATTTTCGTTAAATACTCTTTATTGTCTGCTATTTTAATTTTAATTTTATTGCTTTCTTTTTGTTCTAGCCAGGTGATTAAATCAGTATTATCTGTGACTTCGATTTCATCTGGGTCTTCATGTCTATTATTTTTTACATAACATGACCAGCTGCTTTTTGCTAAATATGGAATAAATTCATCTGTAATTTCACTTCCCTGTATATTAAAGAATTTTGCAGTAATTAACTTATAACTACCGCCAATCTTAATCTTATTGGCATTACATGATAAATCACAATGAATAGTATCCATTTTTATCTCACTATCTGTATGGAATGGAGTATCAGTAGGTACTTCATTGTCATATAAATCTGCATACATAGCAAAAATGTCGCCTTGAGCAATTTCAACATCATCTCTACCATCTGTATAAGGATCAAATTTATCCTGTGCAAAAGTAAGTCTCTTTAATCCAAATAGTGGAGCTGTTTCAACTTTACTTATCTGGAATACATTTGGTTTTTCTACAGGTGCAGAAATGATTATACGCATATTTTTATTGTCTTCTTCTACATAGTAGATATCTTCGGTAATTGGATTTAACGGAACGATTGCCTTAAACTGGCTCTCAGTGGAAGTAGAGTAATACCTTATGTTACTTTTACAGTTCGTTAAGCTGCAAAAGAGCACGAATGCTTTTCTCATATTCTCATATGAAGTGCTGACTATATCTTCACCATGCCTTGTGGTTTAGGTGTTCTCCATTTCGGACACTTGTCCTACATAATAGTCGATGAACCTTACTCTATTCGAGTCTTGGCTGCTGATTATCTAATATTTGTAATTTTTAACATTCACGATTAGCCATTTTTCATGCTTGCGTTGTAGTTTACAAATTTCTAAAGAGTTTCCAGCAATTAGAAGAAATTCACTGCACAGTTTCCAAATGCAGTGGACAATTACTTATCAGTCCATACAAATGCGTTACTTATTTGATTCGTTAATTCAAATAAGACCTTTCGGTTTTCTCTTTCTTTCGAAAGAAGTTCAGACTATATCTTCATCCTTTCGGATGTCCTCCACAGTACCTACTTAGGTAGCTTAGTCGTTGAACGTTCCTCTATTCGAGGCTTCGCTGCTGATTTTCCATTAAAAAAGAGAACAGGGGTTTTAACCTCGTTCTCATACAATTAATTTTTTCTGCTTTCGCCACATTCACGGTTAGTTATATTTCATACTTGCGTTGTAGTTTAATTGTCTTTAGGAATTTCCAGCAATTCAAAGGATAGATTTCCCCTTATTTCTAATGGGAAGGACCATGTAACAGATCCGCTGTTGTACGAGGATTGTGTCCTCGTCACTCCCCAAATTTTCCGTTTATACCGTTTACCGTTTTTCTTTACAATAAAATGAAACCAATAATCACATGGAAGAATATTATATTTGACAAACTGATTGCCTATTTCTTTTGTACAGATAAGCCATCTATGATAAATACCTTGATCATCAGCTACATCACAATACATTCCTACAAAATCGTCTGATCCGTATTTTCGTCTGTAATCTGTTTCAAAATAATAGAGTTCATCAGTTGGTTCGAATTGTGTCTTCTGACTTGGTTTAAATTGTAGATAATACTCAATCTGGTCTTTATCCAGTGAGCTATAAGATTTGACAATAAATTTTGCATCAATACGAGTTTTGGTTGTGTATGGTCCATAGGTAATATTTCTATTCAAAGTAGGAGAGTCATCATGATAATAATCATAGATGTAACAAACCCTTGATGCGATAGAATTATCCCATGTCGCTTCCATAGCATCATCAGATTGTTTTTTAATCTGTTGACCAACCGTTCCAATATTCGCATATAGTTGTTGCATCTCTCTAAAGGTAGGCATAATCAGTCCTCCTTTATTTTCAATACAGCAACACCGGCATCTAAAATGAGTTTTCTATAATCCTCAAATTTAGAATCTGGTTTATTGTATGTAACTCTGGCAGCTTCCAATAATTCAATCACAGGAACTAACTCAACAGGATAGAAGAGTAAGCTGTTCAATCCATCTAAGTCATATTGAATATTCTGAAATATTTTATTTACGTCTTTACCTGGATATTTACTTGAAGTATTAGGATCTGCACATTGTAATAAGAAAAAAATAGAACCTCGTAAGGTCTTCTTAATTTCTGACATTTGCATATCACTAAATTTTCCGTAACGGTGTTTCGTCATGACGTTTCACCTCCGGAGATATAACTGTTGTTTATATATCCATCATCACGGATAAATTTTCGAAGATTACGCTCTAAAGATTCTAGTCGTTCTATATTTGCCTTATAGTTAGATTGGATGTTCTTTTCTTCCTTGCTACCAATAATTCTTGCTGTATTAATCGCATTGTCAACCTGTGGCTTTAACCAACCGATTACCATATATTGAGCAAAAATATTTATTACAAAATCATCATCTGATTTCTGATCTGATGGGTTATTGAGAGAGTAAGTTAACTCTAACAATCTATCATCCAATTTTAACTGAGAAAATTTCTTCTTAATATATGGCTTTGATGCAGCATCATGCAACCATGAACGCATACGATCATACGCGAAATCTTGTGGCAATTTATAGAAGTTTGGATCATCCATTAGATTATAAAATCTGTTAAATATTTCATCGTAGGTCATATAGTACCTCCGATCTTATTAATTACATTTTCAGATCAAAACGAGTACCACAAACTTTGTCAATGATTTTCGCTTTGTTCCACTGTTCAAATGTACCGTTTTCCATCTGTGTAGCGTAAGTAGTAATAATTCTTTTTTTGGCTGTAATTGGAAGCTGAATAAATGCTTTTTCAAAATCACGATATGGAAGGTTCATTACTTTCTCAATATCTTTTTCGTTAAACATATTTTCATAAACTTCCTTTACTTCAAACCAGTGCTCGTCATTAATAAGATTTTCATCCTCAATAATAATATCTGGATCGAATATAGAACCTTTGTGTTGAAGCATTGCAGCTTTTAAATCCTGATACTCAATATTTCGTCTGTCACCAGCACCATTAAACGCATATGTCATATGTGTATGATCACCTGTAAACAAGAGTACACCGGCAAAAAGTGACCTACATGGAATCATTTCCTCTGGTCTGTAATCTGCGTCTGTTTTTACTACTTTTTTAGGTTCTTTTACCTCTACTTTTTCAGGTTCGTCCGGAACCGTAATATAATTGGCTCTTACCATTTCAATTGCTTCATCAGAAAGTGGAGTCATATGATTTTTTACAGGAACTTCATTTTCCTTTAATAGCGCTACAACATCTGAACTTGGTACACCAATTTCTTTTGCAAGCTCAAAAACTTTCATAGTTATTTTTCCTTTCATTCATAAAAATAGGAGTGTAGTAATCAACCACACTCCTAAATATTTTTATATTAGACGAAATTACGCCTCAAGAGTCCATGTACCAAAACGTACATTAGTCATTGTCTCAAGACCCATGCAAGTTCTAATACGGTAATCTTTTGTTTCATCGCCAGTCTCGCCCATTTCGTTTCTTTCAAATGTTGCATCAGAACCTTCATAAACGAACTTAACGAACTTATCAATGTTATTAGGCATAACCAGAAGTTTCTTATCATCTTCCAGATAGTGCTCAACATCATTGTAAGCAAATGCCTGTGGAATCTCTACAATCTCTGTTCCCTCGAATGATCCAAGACGACCCATTCTATAAATATCAGATTTTGCTTCATTAGAAATCCACTGTACATTACCAAAGTTCTGAAGTTCTCCAAGAGCTACTTCAGTACCCATAATTACTGCCTTAGAACCGGTAGCAAGCTGCACGTCAGAGATAAGTCTTTTCAGCTTTGCTCTATTTTCAGCTTTAGCTTCACCTTTGATATTCCATTTTGTAGGAACTGGAAGCTGCTGAGATGCAGACATAACAGCATCATGAAGCATTGTATTTACATAACGATCAAATGCCTCTGTAATTTTGTTAATCAGTTCGTTCCAATCTTCAACGCCCTGCATAAATCTAAGAAGACTCATGTATACGCCTAATCCAAAGTAGCTTGTACTAACTGTACGAGTCTGTCCAGCGCCAAGTCTCTGACGTTCAATTGCGTGCTGTCCACCAGAAAGTTTTGCTACAGTAAGAATACAATCATCTTTAATATAGAAACTGTTTTTCTCTCCGATTGTTGTATTCTTAAAATCAACATATTTTCTGAAGAATGGATCTGCTGACCAACCTGTTACCAATGTATCATCAATTGTATCCTCAATAATCTCGAATAATGCTTCTCTTACTGCAGTTCTTCCTAATGCACGTTTAATCTGATTATCAGTTGCATCCTCGGAAAGTCCTGCAATTTCTCTAAATTTTGTTCTAATTACAGTATTGGCATCTGCTACAGACTGGTTCTGAAGTGTACCATTATATGTATCAATACAAATTTTTGTAAAAGTTCTAATATCTTTTGCATCTTTAAATTTTGCCTGATTTAAATCAGTATATTCAGCAAATAATAATTTTCTCATTATGATATTTCCTCCTTTCTATTAGGCTTCAACTGCAGCATTTCTTTTAACGAATACTGCATATTCACCGTTTGGCCACTGCTTGTAGATATAGCCAACAAAACCATGCGTTACAGCTGTTTTATTTGGGTCTTCAGCAACAGTTGTTAATTTGAAACCAGTTCCATCAACAACAACATATTTGCCAACTTCAACCTCTGTTTCATCCTTGAAAGCTTCTTTAGAAAGGCTAAATCTGTCTGTTTCAAATGTTTCAAATGCACGAATTCTTTCTCCCTGACCAATAAAATACTGGGACTCTTCCTGCATTCTCTTTGTGTACTCTTCGTAGATTTTTACATCATTTGCAAGAATTACAATTTTATCTGTAATCTTTGGTGCCTCTACCTTAAATACATCGTCCTCTACGTAATTCTCTGGCTTCAGAACAGATACAGAACCATTTTCCATCTCTGCATCTTCATTAACCATTGTGTAAAATGCACTTGGAATATCAGTTGCGTGCATTAATGTGGCATGAAATACGCCATGTTTGTCGTATAAATATTTTTCGAAATTAGATGCCATTTCGGTTTCCTCCTTTAATATTTTTAGGCAATAAAAAAGAACCTTCGTTATAGAAGGTTCTGAATGATTTTAAATTCGTTCCCAATGAAGAACTGTTCCGTCATCTAAATGACCAGTATATTTTATACATCCAGATAAATAACTACTTACACATCCGCCATATTTTTTATCCGCCGCATCCATAGAATTAAATATTTCACCTGTTTCAATACATTTAACAGGAGTACGATTAAATCCATTTGGACGATTCTCGTTTCGTTGTTTGTTCTTTTGATATCCAATATCAAGGGATTGTTGTTTGAGATCGTTATAATCTATATCAAGATATCCAGATTCACAAGCAGTTTTTAAATATCTACTTACAGTGGTATTTGATATTTCAAGCTTCTCAGCTATTTCTACAAAACTTCGCATTCCTTGTTTAACTAAATCACAAACTGAAATAAATATTGATTTTTCTGCAACGATACGGCATAAAGAAAAGTTTATTTTTGATAAATCTAAGATTTGAGCCACTTCAGAAATTAAAATATGTTCTTTTATATAATTATATCTATTTTCTATATCAATATAATTGCAATCAACTCGAACTACATTTATATTATGTAATTTTGCCAGTGTATCTTTCTTGTCGTCAATTTGTTTTCCAATAACGTCTTGTTTGCCATCACGAGTAAAATTCCCATGTCCAATTCCACCATCCATTTCGATAATATATTTTTTACCATCTAATTTAAAATAAAAATCATATCTATATGGTTGTGCCCAATCAGGATTATATTGATGTATATAGTTAATTCCAAGTTGGCTTAATATAGACTTCATGAATTTTTCGGCGTAACTAAATCCATCACTACAATACTTGCATTGCAATCCATGCATATATACTTCGTTTCCTGTTTTATATATTTCATTACCACAAACAGGGCATATAAAATATATTTTCTTATTTGTATTAGTTTTATACTTATAAGCATCATCTGGATTTTTTAGTAATGGTATTAGTTCTGGATTTGTTGTTGCCATATCATTTATTCCAGGAATTACCTTAGTATATAATTTTCCAAAACATTTTGGACAATTAAGATGTTCTCTTGGTGTAATTATATTTTTAGGCTTTTTCTCAAATTCATATCCGCATTTGTGTCTAATTCTTATAAAATTAGATCCACCAGTATATTGAGAAATTAGTGTATACTCGTTTTTATCAAATTTATTATAAAACTTTTCTTGAAATTCTTCATTAGTTAATGTAATACCCATAAATAAACCTCACTTTCAATTAAAAAAGAACCCTAAAAGTTCTTTTTATTTTTTTACTTCTGTATTTTTACAAGAAGTATTCTCAATATTTTCGAACTTAGGATTCTTCCTATTCTTAACATACTTATGTTTCGTTTTAGGACGCTTGTTAAGATAATCAATCAACTCATCTGTATATAAGAACATCCAAAATTCTCTATTGGTAGATGGATTGACTGATCGTGCAATATATCTTTGATGTGCATTCTCCATAAGCTCCTTTCTAAGAGTAGGAGAGTAGCAATAAAATACATCACTCATAAATAAATACCTCGTTCAACTATAAAATTTTTTCTATATTCAGTTGTTATAATTTACTTCTAAATTACTTTTTAAGAGATTTAAAATAATCTCCATAAGGTGAATTTTCATTATCAGCTTCTGGTTTTTCAGAACCAACACCAAATGTCATTCCACCATTAAATTTTTTCTTGGATTTTGTTTCAGAAGTGTGTGCAGAAAAAGTTCCTGCATTAGATGTGATAAAGTCAGCAAAAATAACTTTTGCCTCTTTTTCAAGATCAACAAGACTGTACTGGTCCATGTTCTCAACAAGAGCTTTGAACTCATCTGTATCTCTTAGATCGTTGTATTTCTCAGCATTAAGAATTTCTTCTCTTTGTGTATGAAGTTTTGCAAACTCTGCATTTTCTTTGTATTCAACAAGAGATGCATAATTGCTTCTCATCGCTTCAACTTCATCTAATTCCTCTCTGGTAAGATATGTAGCATATACTTCTACACGATCACCGATGAGAGAGAAGTTATCTCCATCCTGAGAATATGTCTGCTTATAAGCAATGCATGTCCAATAATCATACATAATAAGATAGTTTTCATAAACCTTTACAGAGTACCAGCAGTTATCTGACTCTCCATACTGAGCATTTACTAGATCAGATAGTGCCCAAATTTTCTCATCGAGAGAAACTTCGAAGTTGGCAGATTTCTCACCAGTAGTGATAGAGTATTTCCTTTTCTTTTTATTATCTGTTCCACAAGCCTCTTCCTCAACTGGATTTTCTTTAGAATCATCGGATGTTGCAACAGGCTCATCTTCGGATTCTTCAGATACCGGATTTTCTTCCTGAGTTTCGCCAGCTCCCTCTTCATTTACTGGTTCTTCTACAGGATCAGATTCAACATTGCCTTCGTCTGCATTTTCATCAGAAGTAGGTTCTGGATCAGAGTTACCATCAGTTGTACCTGCATCACCGGCTCCATCATCAGAAGCTGCGCCACCGTCATCATCAAATGTTTCTGTAAATTTCTGCTCCAGCTCTTCATCAGATAATCCCTCGTAATCAAAGGTAATATCATCAGCTGTTACATTATATTTCTTAAGTAATTCTTCAAATTTCACCAGATCATTTCCTCCTTTCTGATTAATTTGTGTATTATTATTGAAACAAACCTTTTCTAACTTAGACTCAACGTTAGAAAGTCTAGTCTGTAAATCAATCAAAACTGAATTATGTGCTTCACTAAAATCAATAATATCTGCTCTGGAACCTTCCATGCCTTCTCCTATTTCGGTACCATCATCACGAGATCCCAAGAAAGTCGAGGCGTTTAAATAGAAATCATCTAAATCAAGAACTTTCTCCTTTGCATCGTAGGATAATTCCTCAATAACAAGCTCACAACTATTTTTAGTACCGTTTTTTTCTTCAAGTATAGAAGTGGTGCGAGTGTAGTCTTCAGCAATATAAGCATAAGCACATACAAAGTCTTTATCTAATTTATCATCATGTTCCCAAAATGCTGGTTCAGAAGAGAATGATCCAACTTGGGATTCGATATATACTGTTTCATCTTCACCAGTTTCTTCGTTTCTAACAGTTGTCATTTCGTGACCTTCAAAATCCCATGAACCATCGTCAAGCTGATGGATAGCGGCGAGTACCGGTCTATCAGGAATTGTTTTCATTGCACGTTCTGCAGCTTCTTTAGAAACACGAGATTTATTTCGATTTACTCCAGTATGGAAGATTTTAATTTTAACTTTTTTCATACCACGATGATTTTCATCAACAGAGTCTTCTGACTCAAAAGTAGTAGGGACTTTTACTGCAAGTTTATATCCTGTTTCATTTGAACTGAATTTTGCAAATTTCTGTTCCTCACAAAATTTGACTAAATCATCAATGGTGAGTAGCGTTTTGTTTCGCATATTTGGTATTTACCTCCTTTCCAAAAATTTCTATATAATAGCCCTTAGAAAAGAGGACTAAACACACATAATATTTGTGAATTTTACTTTAGACATATCAATGTCATTTTCTGCAAAATTCATCTTATTATTATTTACAAACATATAAAAATGAGCAGGTGTCTGAACCTCTATATAACCTAGAGTGATCAACTGCTCACGAACTTCTTTATCATATGTAAAAATAAATTTTTTATCTTTCATTATTTATCACTCATTTCCACGTTCTTTGGATTTACTACCAGAATCGGTTAGATCATCAGAATCTTTACTTGGAGCACCACCATTGATTGGATCGGTATCTGCAGTTGGCTGACTTCCTGCTTGAGTATAGCTTGTACTTAATGGATTTGACATAAGATCCACGAGACCTAAATCACGCTCAAGCTTAAGCATAGACATTTGCTCAAGAAGTGTATTTCCATCGAGAACACCGATTGACATTCTTGAAAATCCATTCTGGGCAGATTCAATAAGTTCTTTACGTTTTGTTCTTCTAGTATATGGGCTAACACCATCTATATATTTGAAATACCCATGTCCTGTACCAACAACATAATTGAAATATAAATTCAAATACCTCTGTACCTGTGGAAGAAGAGTACTCTGGCCATATTTCATATCAGCAATAATCTGTGCTTCATAAATTGTTGTTCCAGACTTATCTGAATCGAGAATAACACCACCGATGTGCTTAAAAATATTAGAAATAGAATTGGATATCATATCACTGTCATCAGTATTATTTAGATCCTTAAATTCAATTGTGTCGATGTCCATAGGAGAAAGCACAACATTAACACATGGCGGAACATTTGCTGCAAGTTTATTATAGTATTTCAACGCTGTATCCGGATCAATTTCAAAATCATCTGGATCAGAAGTACCACTTAATGGTTTTAATCTTGCTACAAGAAGTTTGTATGCACTAAGTTCATCTTTAACAGCCTGAATTGATTGTAAATCCACTGCGTTTATCAGCACTTCAAGCAATCCGCCTAGGGGAACAAAATCCATAGTCGGATCATCACTATTCACCTTAAAACAAACCTGTCTTTCAGGTTCCAGTTCCTGCCATCTTAATGTGGAGTCTTTTTGATATGCTTCATATTTAGACTTGAATTCAGAATCCCAATATTCAAGATATGTCTCATGTGATCTGAAATAAGAAAAGTCAAATGCAAATCTGAATACACCTGCTTCAACAGATGATACTCTGCAGTAATCCCCATCAAGTATCTGATAGAAACAAGTTCCACCTTCCTGGTCTGAATCATCATAAACATATGCGTATACAGAATCTTCACGCCAAGCTACAAGAAGTAATTTTACAAGTTCACTGGCAAAATCCATACGTTGCCAACGAATCATAGTCTCATACCAAGTATTTGTACGTTCCTCTGGAGTCATTTCCTGTGTTGGATCATCCAATGGAATAATATTGAATGCATCTCCACAAATCATAGTTGCATAATGTAAGCAAATACGCCTGTACTCATAGCAAAGCCTATACAGATACCGGCTTAAGTTACGAAGCTGAGACTCATATGATTTTGGAGATTTCATATAAGTACGAAGTGTCTCCCTGGAATAACTCTGGAAAGTACGTGATTCAGTCTTTGATAAATCAGTAAGCTGCAATGCGTCTATCATAGCTTTTGTGGTTTTTGCCATTTCAAGTACACGTTCATGCTTTGTAAGCGTTGTTGACATTTCCGCTACAGTTTTCTTACCTTTTGGAGTATCAATAGTTGGAACAGTGGCTGATTTGTTCAATAGCAATTTATCAACTTTATCCAGTTTCTTTGTTTGATTTGATTTGGTTGTTGGGATTTTAGTTGTTTTAGGAGCTGCTTTTGGCTTCGAAGTGGAAGTTGAGGCAGCTGTGTTAACGGTTTTATTTGAAATAGGTGTACCGTCCTGCACCTTTGGCTTATTTTTACTACCTTTGGGTCTACCCATTGGTACACCTGCCTTTCTATTTTATTTTTTTAATTTGGATTGGTTGGAATGTTTGGTTTGGATTTATTTTAAGAAGTAAGAAGTGGGAGAGTAGTTGGTGTTGGTGTGATTGGAATAGATTGGTTATTAATCGAAATAAGAATGACGCTTCGCTGTACGAATTGGTAGGATGTCAGCGAGGTTTGAAGTGGACTTTTTCTTTTTACCGGTAATACTTTTTCTTCGTTCTTGCATAAGAGCATAAGATATTAGACAGGCTGTATACGCGCGGTCATCATGCATTTTATTAGCTTTTTCTGGTGTAAGCTCAAATGAATCCTTTCCAGATTCACGTTTTTTACGAACCATATTAACAAGTTCCTCTTTTAAAGCATCAATATTAGTAAGGGCAAGTTTATCAGCCCAGTCGAGTTTTACAATTTTAGTCTTTACCGATTGAACCTTAGAAAGTTCTTCTCTAAGTTGTTTTTCAAATTCTTCTTCATTAAGTTTTTGTTTCTTCAACTCAGAAACAATTCTAGTTTTTTCTTTCTTTAAAAGTTTTTCATCTATATCAAACATAGATAGATAATCTTTATTATCATAAGAGGCAGTGAAACTAATTTTATCCTGGTTCATAAGTTCAATCATTGCTTCATACATTTCTGATTTATATGCAGCTGGTGCCATTAAATGTAATTTATTCACAGCGTTTGGGAATTTTTTCACATATTCAGCTGAATACTCTTTATCAATTAGTCCTCTATGAATAATTCCTTTATCATCTACCCAATCTTCCATAAGATAATCCGCTATATTAACACCTGCTCCACCAGAACCAGCATCAATATAAACACCTACAATATTATCATAATTATCTGCACCACCATTGTAATCAAGAATAAGCTGTTTTAAATATTTAACTTGATCTGGTGTTTGCATTGGTGACTTAATTTTCTTTCCGACATCTATAAGGTTTACACAGTTTACAATTCGCATTCTCTTATCAATAGTACCATCAACTTGTTCAAAGTCATAAATTTCCCCAACAGTAATAACACTATTGTCTCTGCTTCTAGCCGGATCAAAGCCTATGGCAAAACGTTTGTTACCTGTATCATTGTATAGAAGTGGTTTTCTTACTTCCTCATTTCTCGTAATAACACCGCGTTTAATAATTGCATCACTACCTGCTTGTGTACTGAAAATGCAATAATATTCACGTAATGCTTTCTCTGGATTTGTTCTAATCGCTGCTTCTATAGTAGATTTGCTATAAAGTGGAGCAATTAACTTACCATGTTTTGTTGGTTTTAATACTATTTCACAATCAATTTGTGCAACAAAATAATCAGTGTCTCCCATGATCATTCGTTTCGAGAAATCTCTATATAGCTTATAAAATTCTGTATCAACACTGGAAGCAGAACTAATGTAAAACAGTTGATTCTGAACAGGAGATGGAATTGCACGAAGTCTATTAATATCAATAGAATTACCATCTCTATCTTTGCCAGTAGCAAAACCTTTATTTACAATAACAAATGCAGCATATGTATGCATCATATCAGCATCAAGGAAACCGCACTCATCAAAAATCACGCATGATCCTCGTTGCCCTCTTTTTCTGTTTACATTACTGTTAAGTGTTTTGGTCATCGATCCGTTATAAAGAGAATAAGAGAATCCATCAGACGAATGACTAAATCCATCCCCAGATGCATTTTTTATTTCAACTTCATTTTTAAAAATGTATCCAGTTGATCCCATCATACTTTCAATATTGTCATTTGCAAGTTTTTCAAGTGTGGTAAAAGTAGTTTCTGCTTGCGATCCAGATCCACTGGCAATATAACTCCAATAATTAGTAAAAAGCATATCTTTAGACATAATTACAATATCAGTTATTGTACTTTTACCAAATCCACGACTACATACAAGTAGAACGTTTGGACACATCCATGCTCTTTGAACAATATATGCTTGTGCATCTAACAGTTCTATATTAAAAAAATCATCTATAAATCTTACTGGATTTGCTTGATAATATCTTTGGATTTCAGCCAAAGCAATTAATGATTCAATTTTACGTTGAGAAAGTGCATATGTACCTTGTTTTACATAAACGTTATATTTATAATTTCGATCAAATATTTCATTTAAATATTTTTCTTTAATAGATGAAACTTGTTTTAAGTTATATCTATTGTAGTCAAGCTGAGAGGTTATCTGATTGATCGTTTTCTCTGCTTTCGGATTGATCATCATTATCATCAACCTCCTGTTCACCTAGCTCATCTGCTGCAAAATACGAATATAAGTCATCTAAATCAGTTAAAGATTCTTTATCTAGTAAATTATTTTCTTTAAGGACATCTTTTAAATCAATGTTTTCTCTTAATAAAATCCTAGAAATTTCCTTATAATGTCTGCAATCTTCTTGATATTTTCGGACCATAACACGTTGTTCTGCAACAATATCAGACCATTCTGATTCATCTAAATGAAGCTGCTTCATAATAGAAGCATCACTCATTTCCATAACCTGTTGCATACCTTTACATGTCCAAATATCAAAACCATTTACTTCACCTTCACGAAGATTAAGATCTTTTATTTTTTTGATTTTACCAGTCCAGGTATTTTCACCTTTCTTAGCATTTTTATTATTTCTTAGGGAAATGCAGCTTTCTGCCGCAAGACTTGTAATAACAGAAGATACTTTACTTTTACTATCCTGAAGAGATTTAATAGTTGCTGAATTTTTCTCAATATTATCAATATCAACCATAGCTTTTGAAATTGCGTTATCAAGTTTAGATTGTTGAAGAAAACCTCTTACAATAGAAATGCATGAAGCATTTCTCATCATATCATCATTTCCATCGCCACCAGCATCTATAAGACCAATTAACTGTGCATATAAAAATGGTTGGTCAGTAACTTCTTCAAATTCAAACGGATCATATCCTAAAAGCCTAATAACATCTTTTTTATTTTTATGAAAATCTTGCAATGTTTCAGGACTCATTTTGTTTAATATGTCATTATTTGAACTATGTTCTTCTTTGACCTCAACATTCCTATCATCTTCATCTGAGTCCCTATATGTGAGAGTGTAATATTGTGGCATAGCAATATTTTTTACATAAGAATCAAATGGAGTCTCACGAGTTTTACCTGAATGTAAATTTTCGGACTCAGTAACACTAGAATCCCAAACTTCTTTTAAAAACGGTTTATTAAGATAGGAGAGTGCAAATTTCATACTTTCCTCAGTACAATATTTTTCTCCTGTTTTATCACTTAACACAGCTAATTCTTTTGCACAATCCTTACAGATTGAAGTAACACCAAGTTTATTAAGTGGGTCTGTACTTGTGTAAAATTTATATTTTGGTTTTAATTTTCCACAAATATAACAAGTTGCATAATTATTTCTAAGCTCATTGATTTCTGCATTTAACTTATCTATTTCTGCTTGAGACTCTTTGAGCTTTAATCTTGCCTGGGCAGCTGTTAGTTTTGCTGGTGCTATTATTTTCTTTTCAGTAGCCGTAACAGCCACCTCCTTTTTATCATAAAATAAGAGACGATTTATGCCGCCTCTTTAACCAAATACTTTTCTATTTTATTTTTCTTTCTAGTGAGACAAAACACATCATTTTTATAATACATTTTGTTAATAAAAGTTTTCATATCATTATAATTAGTACACATAAGTCTATGTTTTTTATCTTTCTCAGTATAAATTTGGGTTTTAATATTAAATTGGTTTAAACGATTTTGAAGATATTCAAGAACCAACCTAGATGCACATGTTATATGTAAATATATATCATTTGGTCGTTGCTTGATTTTCCAATAACAACCATCACCATCAATATAACCTCTCATAAAATCAAAAAATAAGTTTTCATTTTCTATATGTGGAATTATGTCTTTTTGACTTTTATTTGTAGAAATACCATTAGATATTAAATCTTCAACAAGATTTTTCGAATATACCCTTAAAATATTAGTAGGACCCCTATTTGCTTCGTGGTTTAAAATAATTGTTGTTTTTGAATTATCATAAAAAATTTTATGTACTCCACCAAGTTCTGAATTTAATTTTTCTAAAACATATTTATCTTGTTCTTGTAATTCCATTCCAAATTCATAGTTATGTGTTGCATTATTATGGCACACCCAACCATCTGCAAAAATATAACCTAAGAAATATGCTTTTAATGGTGTGTCTATATGCTGAAAATACCTATTATTAAACTTACGATTTTTAGTATACCCCATATTATTTAATTTTCCACGGATCTGTCTTTCGGTAAATCCAAGAATATTTCCAATTTCCTTATACTGCATAGTTTCATAATTATTTATCATGAAATTAATTTGTTCTTTTGTAAAAATAGCTTTACTCAACGATAAACTTTCCTCCAATCAAATAATTTATAATAGAAGAGTGCAGCATTTCGCTACACTCAAAAATTACTTCTACAATGCGATTGGAACCTACCCAATCATGCATAACATTGGAGAAAAACAATATCTACTACAGGCTTTGAACCTGTATCTGATGGCACAAAATGTCCGTCCGTCATAACCAGTTAGACCAAGTAGATAAAAACTCATTTACAATAACAACAAATCTGTGATAAACTAATACTTATATCTACATTAGTAGGTATACACATCAAAGCACCGTCAGTTTCTCCAGTTTTGAAATATAAACACGAGAGGCAGGTGAACTACATGGCATTTGTACCGACAATTTTAAAGCCTGTACACGTCAGAGCATATTGGCGCTTCCGTCTTTTTAGGTGGGAGTTTGTTCATGAACACTGGCGCAGTCTTCCTAACCGATAGGAAGAAATAAATTTGTCACCTGAGTCTGGATCGAATCTCTCTGATAAAGATTTTCTTTTCTTACTCAATTCTAGGTACCTGACGGTGTTTCTTCTAAAATTACCTCTATTAAATGCAAGCGGATAGTACGACCATCTATTTCTCTTATTACCTACTCACAATCATGTTATCCATGGTTCATAATTGTTTTCAGATCTGGACCAATCCAGATAGCTTCAATGCACTTGCTATACAAAACAAGACTTGGTGTAAACACCATTTCAAGTAAAAACCTCTAACGGTTTTTGTTCATTATTTTTTCCTGTCACCGGTATGCAAAATCTACACCATACCTCCTGTGAAATATTATGTCGTATATAGGAAAGTTGGAATACAGGGACTTGAACCCTGGACCTCCTGAACCCAAATCAGGCGCTCTACCAAACTGAGCTACATCCCAAGACGCTGGACCGAAGCCCAGCTTGGAGAAATAATCATAAAAATGAAAAATACAAAGAAAAGAGAAGAATAATAGAATAGGACAGTAGTCCTATTTAGTGGATGGAGAAGGATTCGAACCTTCGAAGGCAGAGCCGCCTGATTTACAGTCAGGAGCGTTTAACCACTTCGCTATCCATCCAAATAAAATTTTATACTCAATAAAAATTGAGTTGTAGGGCAGTGTACCAGGACTCGAACCTGGAGTCTTCATTTGCATTATAGTCCATATCAAAATATGACGCTTTACCATTAAGCTATACCTGCCAGATTGCAATGTTTCTTTTCCGCACATTGCGAAGCGTATTTGTATAATTGCGTAGTTATTTCGCTGTCCGCCAGCTATCCTAGCTAAATCAGGAAAAGTATTATTAGCTTCCGCTCAGCCGGAAGGTTCCAGTCTTAACACTGTATGATGAATCACGGATTATTTTACATCGGCTACGCACGAATAACTTTGAGGCACTTGTCAACTATGTTATTCTCCGATGGCAGACGCTCCTTATCTGCATAACAGAATATTTCTATTCTGGGCAATAAAACATAAGTTCCGGCTTGTTTATTTAACGCCCATGAATCATAATATAAAGTGTAGAAGAGTACTTCAACTACTCCGATACACTGTAACTTATTGACACAGCACCTGGCATTTAAGATAAGATCGGAAAGGATCGGTGCATTCACATCAGAAGTCTATATGATTCTGGGCGTTCTGCTCACATATTCCCCTCTGAACCAGTTAGCTACTTTATAGCTAGGAAGGAGGTGAAATATGAGAAGGGAACACAACAAGCTTAAGCTTGCAAAGTTAGCGATCCGACTTCTTTGTTTTACTATAATTATAATCGCTGCACTGTGGATGATTTTTAATAATAATCCGCAAAGCCTCACAATCTCTGTTAATGCCGATAAGGTTAACGCAGAATTTGCTGTGAACTTTGCAAGCGTATTAGATGATGATGGTCAATAAAAGACTATCTCATCGGCAATGGGCAGTTACTTTTGTAGCTGCCTCTTTGTTTTTTAGACTACATTTATTGTTTATCAGGTACTGGTGCAGACTTCCAGAACAAATCCCCGCTTTTCAGCCTCTTCTTGCCTACCTGATATCACAAGCGTCTTGGGAATAAAATGTTCCACCACAGAACAAATATAATAGAAGAGAAGATAACAGTCGTAATACTCTGTTATTCCACAGAAATTCAAAAATGTTATGTTGGACCATAAACTAAGATGGTCAATATCAAAAGTGTTACCTTCTCTATTATGTACTTCTAAATTAAATTTTGATTGAATCCTTAATTTTTCTAACCTTAGAATGATCTACCTTTATGTAATATTTCTTAGTAACATCAGTTCCTGCATGATTAAGCATTTCTGAAACATCTTCTAAACTTGCCCCATTTTCCTTAAGCAGACTAGCATAGCTATGTCTCCAATCATGACAATGTAATGTAGGATGCCCAATCATATTACCAATTTTTTTACACCATTCATTTAGAGTATCATTACTTACACATTGTTTCTCATTTGTATAAGCCGTTTTGAACACCCAACCATAATCATCTATATTATTGTTTTCTCTATATTTACGTAATTCATTCATATAATCGCGAGTTTCTTCACTAAATGAAAGCTCTACAATTTTACCTTCTTTTTCAAGCACATCAGAGCAAATACGTTCTTCCATATTGATTTGATCCCATTTCAAATGAGCAATTGCATTAACTCTAGCCATTGTAGTGAGAGATAAAAAAGCATAAACCTGTAACTGAACATCACCATATTCAGAAAGTTTTTCTCTCATAAATTGCACTTCTTCCTTTTTTAAATAAGTTTGTACAACAACAGGTTGTCCTTGTTTTGGTCTATCAATAAATTCCATTGGGGATTCTGTAATGAGTTTTTTCTTACGAAGAAATTTATAGAAAGCGGAAATAGAAGACATGACACGTTTCTGACGATTAACATTATTACCTTGCTGTTTTCTCCAGAAATAATATTCTTCAAGATCTTCTTCTTTTGCTTCAAGAACAGATAGATTAAATTGGTTATTATACATATAAATGAACCACTGCATTAAATCAGAATTATAACCCCTAATTGTCTTTTCTGATAGGTCTCTAATTGACATATCAATTTGATATTTTTGAAACAATCTTAATGTTTCCGGATTAACCTGTTTAGCTTTTTTTGCGTCATATAATAATATAGGTTTACTTCGTTCAACTGCCATTTCTTCATCACTTCCTTTTATCAAAATATTTCGTTATCTTATGTGAGATGACAGCACTAACCATCACCTCTTCAGAGAGTTTTATAATAATGAGCGAAAAAAGTAATTGCCTCACGGCAAATCACATCACATAAAATAACGATTTTATATTTACCACAGGACTATTACAGCCCTGTGGTTTATCAAAAAATGAAAAATTCTATTTATCTAGCAGCATCCTTTACAGCTTTTGCCAGTTTTGCCCTAACAGTTTTATGAGGTTTAATCATCAGGTCTTCCCCAGTGAGCGGATTGCGGCCTTTTCTTCCAGATACATCCTTTACCTCAAGGCTTCCGAATCCTGGTACTCTAACATCCTCGCCAGCTTTCAGTGTCTCCATGATAACTTCCTGAAGCGCTGTTACGATCTCACCTGTCTCCTTAATTGTCTTCTCTGCTTTAGTTGCTGTTGCTTTAATAAGTTCAGTCTTAGTCATAATTTTGTTACTCCTTTTTTTCTTCTAAAAATTTTTGTAATTTGTTTTTTGTTTATACGTGGGACCTCCACGCTCGGCATGTTATTCAGTTGTCTATATTCGAACTGATTTTCATCAGTCGATAACAATGTTGTTAGTTCCTTTGAGACCTTTTTCTTTGTCCCATATGAAACAAATACATTTTCTTACAGCACCAACAAATCCGGGTTCATGTGTCCAGTTGTCGTGAAATATTGTTTAAAAACAAATTCCTGTTTCAACGTCCTCGTAACCTACTAACTCCACAGGCGTAAATTCCGGTAATTCCTACCGTACTAAAATATTCATTTACATATTTAAAATTTTTAGTCCTTCATTACGAATATTAATAGCAGCATTAATATCTCTATCATGATGTGTGTCACATTTTGGACAAATCCAATCTCGAACGGTCAAATCTTTTGTATCACTATTCTGATATCCACATACATGACACAATTGGCTTGATGGAAAATATCTATCAACTTTAACATATTGACGATTATTCCAATTAGCTTTATAAGAAAGCTGTCTTGTTAATTCATACCAGCTACAATCATATATAGATTTTGCAAGACTATGATTTTTTACCATATCATTTACATTTAAATCCTCAGAAACTATTACTTGGTTTTCGCTAATTAATTTATGAGAAATTTTGTGTAAATTATCAATTCTGGTATTATGGATTTTTTCATATATTCTTGCTACTTTAATTCTTTGTTTATTGTAGTTACTACTTCCTTTTACTTTATGAGCCAATTTGCGCTGTTCTTTAGCAAGTTTATCCGCATATTTTTTAGTGGTTTGAATATTTTCGAATTTTTCTCCATCAGAAGTGATAAGTAAATCTTTAATGCCTAAATCAATACCTATTACAGATCCAGTTGAATCTAATGGATGATGTTCTGTTTCAATAAGAACTGATACAAAATATTTTCCAGATGGATTTTGAGAAACTACTGCAGATTTTATTATTCCCAAGAAGTTTCTATGATTTTTTACATTTACCCATCCAAGCTTTGGTAGCTTTATTTTTTATGTTCAAAATCAAGCCTAATTGTTGGTCGTGTATTAATATGATTACAATTAGTTTTGTATGTTTTTCTAAAATCTTTTTTTGTTTTAAATCTAGGAAAACCTTTATTTAATTTGAAAAATCGTTGATAAGCCATATCCATATTTATAACTGCATTATCTAATGCAAATTTATCAACTTCTGATAACCAAGGATATTTCTTTTTTAAATATTGATTTTTCCAATTGTTACAATCAATTCTACCAACAGAAACCTTATCTTTATTGTATTTTTCCTTCCTGTAAGACAGAGTTTGATTATAAACAAATCTTACACATCCAAAAGTTTTTTGAATAACTTCTTCCTGGATTTTGTTTGGATATATTCTATATTTATAAAATTTATACATTTTTAATTGGGGTATATAAGATATCAGTCAGACCATCATTAAAATCAAATATAAATGATTTACATTGACGCTTAGAAGAGTAACCTTTATCATTGGACCACTTAGACTTCGCACTAATAGTTGGAAGTCTTTGAATTCTTATATTATTATCTTCTAATAAAATTTGTTCTGTATGCAAATGTTGTAAAAACACTTCTGTAGTATCAACCTTAGACCAAAATTCTCTTGCTTCATCTGCAATTAACATTGGAAGTTTTTTAATATCTCCATCGTGTGCAAAACAGAATAATGTTTTTCCAAATACTTTGTATTTTCTTGGAAGCGGTTGATAATCAACCTCTACATTATTGTCATCTCTAAACCAAGCATCTACATATTTTGCAAGCTTAAATCCAGTTAATTCATCATGATTTCCCATTACATAAATTACACTTACTTTACATCTTTCTTTTAATATATCAATTGCTTTTATTACCATCGAACAAAGTTTTTCATACGCATCATAATAATGAATATCACTATTTTGCGGTGTTCCTTTAGTGGTGGTACCTGATAAGTTATCTCCATTTAACATATCTCCGCCAATACAGAAAATAATTTCTTTAAAATTATACTTTTCTGTTCGAGATAAAATATCTTCAATAACATAAAAAAATAATTTTTCTGCAATTTCACAATTATATTCATTATTAGTGGAAAACAATGTTGCCTGTAAATTCATATGAAGATCTGCAATGTCAACAAGTAGTAATTTATCACCATCTAAATAAAAATTATTTTTTAATATTTTTGGTTTAGAATAATTTCTATCAAGTCTATTAAAAAATTCTTCTATTTTATTTAGTGTAATTGAAATTTCAGTTCTAGGTTTTACATTGATTTTGCTTGCATACAGATTTTTAACACCAGATTTTCCACCCTGATTCCAAATAGAGTTTCTTGCAGAGACAAGTTCCCATTCGAGTGGATCATAACCATGCGCGTTAAGTAAAAATTCAGGATTTTTCAAGTTTTCCTCATTAATCTCAATAAGTCGATCACTTGTAAAAGAGCCATCCTTATTTACATCTGTCTGTTCTTTATATCTTGGAAGCGAGAGAGGAGCCGGTTCGTCTGTAGTTGGTTCACTATTTACTTCCATTTCTTTTCTTCTTTTTTCATCAAAATATTCTTTTACGAATACGCTGCCATACACATTGCTACAAGCGTTCCGAAGAGTATTGCGAGATAATGGAATAGAATATTGATCAATAATTTCAGTCCAATCTTTATCTGAGTTTCCCTGTACTTTTGCAGTTATTTCGGCAAACGAAGCCTCATACTGTTCAGGGGTCATTCCATAATCACTTATTCTTTTTTCGAAATCCATAGGCGATCACCTACTCGTCTTTATCTGCATCCTCTGCAGGAATTACATCTAACTCTTCCTCAGTTTTAATCTGAGCAGTCATCTCAATATACTGATTTTTCATAGCGTTAAGAAGATCTACAACAAATATTTCTTTTTCGTCACCATTTTCATCTGTATATGTAATTGTGGAACAATCATCAGAAAGTGTTCCTTTAATAGATAATTTATCGGTTGTATTACGTTTAAAGCTTAAACAAGACCTCATTTTATTTTCTCCTTTTAATCATAAAATTTTTTTAAAATATAACTGAAATATCAGAAATAATCTCATCAACAACATTATATTTTTTCAGCTCTTCCTCAGTGAGATACCAGTCTTTAGATCTATTTTTATTGAAAGTTTTCTCATCAATAGATGTACGCTCAAGAACATAAGACTTCATATCCTCAATCTGTTTCTTATAATTTTTCTGTGCAGAATCAATTTGCTCCGCAGTACCTGAAAATGATGCATTTCCAGAATGAACCATCATTTGAGTATGTTTAAATGCATATCTCTTATGTCCGGACAGGAAAATAATAAATCCTGCTGACATAGCTACTCCCATAGCAACTGTAATAATTGGAATGCGCGAAGCAATACATAAATCTGCAAAGAAGTTTGCCTGTTCAAGATCTCCACCGAAAGAGTGTATTAATAAGCGAATCGGCTGCAGTTCGGAAGTTGGTATATCTTTTTCGGCAATATTTAACTGAATAATGATTTTTGCAAGTTCAATTAATGCATAATCTTCTTCAATTTCAAAATCAATATAAAATGTTCTATTTTTTCGATCCTCCCAGTAGGTATATTCTTCTGGAGTAGGAACATCACTTTCTTTAGTTGTCCCAATAAGGGATAATGGTAAAATATCCATACGTTTTACCTGCTTTCCTTTTAATCTTTTTAATTACATAAGATCTGCAAGCTCACTAAGCTTTGATCTATAGTTATTTTTCAATTTGACACATCCAAAACTTTCGTTACCTTTAAACACGTCAATAAGTCTATTCATTCCGATATTTTGAATATTAGTGTCTTTCTGTTCAATAATATCTCCTTCATAAATCTGTTTACATCCAGATTTACAACGTTGAATTATTGTTTTTAAAGTATAAACATCCAAGTTCTGAGATTCTGTTACGAGGCAAATACTATCCGACTCAAGCTCTATACCTCGTATATTTGCAGTTGGAATAATATCTAACATTCCACGCTCAACCATATATTCTACTTGCTGCATATCACCAAATTTTGATGCAAGAATATTTCCAATAGAACCATAATAAAGAAGCTTTGTAAGATGATCACCTTTTTCAAATCCAAGCGTCTTTGCATTTTTTAATGGCTCATAAGAATAGATAATGTAGCATTTTTTAAATCTACCCTTTTCAATTTCTTGCATAATATAATTAAGCGGAAGAGTAGTTTTACCTGAACCAGCCTTACCGTATAATACTGTAATATCATTAGTGTTAATTGAATCCATTGCAAATGCCTGAATATTATCTAATGGTTTTAATGTCCCAAACATATTAGATTTAAATGGCTTGCATCTAATTGACTGATAAGTTTCACCATCCCATTTTAATGTATCTACTTCATTTCCATTCTCATCCTTAAGCAGTACATATTCGTTTATCAAAAGATTTAATGTATTTTCATTAAGATGTTCATAAAAATAAGCCATCTTTTCTTCTGACAGACTTATTTCCTGGTATCCTTTATAATAATCAAAATTATTTTCAGTCGCACTTTCAACATCTAGTTCAAAAATCCATTTAGCAATTGTTTTACATGCAAGATCATTGGTAACAAAAATAGCATTTTCAATTGTAGAAGCACATGCACAAATCTGATTATCTGGGGAATTTTCAAGACCTTTTGATTCAATAATAGATAGGATAGAATTGTCTGTTACAACAACTTTGTACTTGTCAGTATTTTCATCTAAGATATGTAAAATCTTTCGTGATTTATATTTTGTTTCTTCATCTTTATTTCTTGATACTTTAATATGCTCTAGTTCTTGAAGGGTAGTAGAGCTAATGTAAAAATAGCTATCTAATACATTTTCTTGTAATGCTAAAACAGCATTTGTATCATAAAATTTTACTTTTGTTTCGATGGTAAATAACCACCTTTCTTTAAGTATTTCGCCTTATGCGATATATTCAGTTGTATTTTTCTTATTTTAATTTCTCCACTCTATCTGCATAGTAATCCTCAATATACCTCTTGTTTCCACAGGTTTTATAATACCCCACATGGTACCCTCTGGAATTCATGTACCCACCTGAGTATGGCTTTAAGATTTTCTTATCAATAAGGGACTGAATACCCTCTTTTGTAATTGTTTTAATAACAATACACACCTTTCGTTCTAAATTTCCTCGTAATAGAGGATAATAATTGCAGGAGACAGATTTGAACTGTCGATCTTCAGAGCATGAATCTGACGAGATACCAAACTTCTCTATCCTGCGTCAATTTAAACCACAACTGGACCAGTTACGTAACCTAGCCCAGCTGCAGTCACAATTTGTGAATGGTCACCCATACACTCACCTCACCCCTGTGAGCTGTTTGTACATTTTAATTCGCGAACCCATATTTATAACGCGCACTCGGCAATAGCGCGAGGGCCTACTAACACAACTCTGTGCTTTCACGTTATTCTCCCTATACGTGGTAATTGTTGCATCCTTGTAAAACCCTTATTTTTATTGACTTTATTAAGGGTCAATTTTTGTTTAACCGTAATTTTATTCGCAAACAAAGTTATTTAAAAATTTTTCTTTGCTATATTTATACAAAAGATTAAGTGTTTTTCTAGCATATTTTTGTGGATTACTTTTTCTATAACTCGATCTACCTTTTTCTGTACTTATTCCTAAACTGATTTCAATAAGACGATTAATAGTGACAACATTTCTAATTTTCATTTTTGAAATTTCCTTCACCATGTCTGCCGCTTTTTGTGCAATTAAATCATAGTATGTTTCGTTATCACTACATAATAATTGCATATTTTTTATATATGAATCATATTCTTCTATGGTAGTCATAATTTTGGTCATTTGATTATAATTTCCTTCACCTGTCATCTTAATAAAGAAATTCTCAGTAGGAGTAGTAACCTTAGTGCTTGCTCCCTGGATTTTATCCAACCATTCCTGCAACCAGTTCATTGGGCATATAAGATCTTTATTGATTCGTCCTTTTAATTTGTTCTTGGATTCCTCAATATCTTCTTGTGGAAGCTCTTTACCATCCTTAGTAACAGCAATTTCTCTTGTGTATTTCATAAATTCAGGGAAGTCACACTTTTTCATTCTTTTATTTCCATTTTTGTCAATTACTTCTTTTTTCATTGTCATGCATGGAAGTTTGCTAATACGATCAATCTCTTTAATTCCATCAATTTCATAGAGTCTTTTACAGCTATCGATTATTACTTGAGCAAGAACGCTTAGAATTACGAAATTATCTGATAGTTCATCAAGCCTTTTTGGATCTGGATTAGCACTCTGTAATTCACTCCAGTAATAAGTCATGGCAAGCTGTGCCAAATTACTGGAATATCCAATTCCGATTCTTGATTTAGAAAATGTATTATCCATACGTGCATATTCTGATTTGTTACTTTTATAAACCACGCCACTTTCTTTTAAATCATTAACAATAGTATGGTAGTGTTTGTAGCAATAAGCTGCACACTTAACCATTGTCGGCTGATTTGTAGCAAGAACGAAATCCGAATCTTCATCGGCACCATTTAAGCGTGGTTGCACATCAGTCTCAATACAGTTTATTGCAAGAATATTTGGTGAGAAATTAAAATATTTTTCTATTTCGTCACTGTAAACATTATGAAAATAACAAATATTATTTGGGGAATTATGCGGATTGCGAAATGCACATAGAAATTCATCATGTTTAAATCTTGTAGTATAACATTGGATAGTTCCAGGTTCCGGTAGAAGAGTAGGATCTTTTGTAAAATTCTCACCAACAGAATAAAGTAGAAGTGCGTATGGATTTCCACATATAGTCAAATTATCACCATTTACAACAATCTTGCCTTTTCTAAGCTTGTGTACATATGCGGAAATAATTTTAGATTTCTCATGCCTGAAAAATGTACTGTTTCCAAATTCATGGTTGTGATCATATAAATCAGCCATCATCTCATAGTGGTTTACCTCATTAGCATTTTTTCTTAAGAATTTCTCAAACTCATTATTATCTTGCTTCAGTAACTCCACATATTCAATACTGGTACTTGCAATATCCCTTACATCATCTTTGGTACATGGGAGAGTATTGACCATCTGATAACTAAGCTGTTGATATTCACCAAGTTTACTATGGTGGTCCGTCTTTACGATTCCAAAAACACTACCATCTTCATTTACTTTTTTACACCAGTATTCATATGCGGATTCCATGGAGCCACCCATCAAATCTTTGAATTTTTTCCATTTGATGGCATTGTCAGTAGTGATAATCTTAATGTCTTTCAAATAATGCCAATGACCAAACATGTCTTGGACCTGGTAAGTTTCATAATCATTACCGGTTTTCTCACACCAATCCTTAAAAAATAACTGTATATGAGATTTAAAACCACACATCTTAAATAAATGGTGTCTCATCAGAGCCATGCCGTTGATTTTAACAGTCCATTCCGGATTGTAAGCATTCCTGCAATCTTTAAAATAATCAGCCTCGATCAATCCCATGCCATCCCAAAGCGTATTCTTGACTTCAGTAACCTTTTTATCTACTACACATTTCTTACAAATTCGACCTTTAGAATCCACGTAATCTTCTGCACGAACAATATTAGCCATTGTCTTAAAAAATGAATCCTGGTCTCGTAGAATTAGGATATCCTCTACAGGAATATACTTAGTTCCAACGATGGTAGATGTAGTAAGTGGAGCATAGGCAGACATTTCAACAATTTTTGCATTATCATCTGTCATTAACTTTCCAAGTCCGATAGTTAACCATTCATAAGCTACTTCATAAAGTTCAGAGTTTATAAAGATAACCTGTCCAAGCTTGGCTTTTGCACTGGTCCTAAACAACATCTCATAGTGAATTGTCTCTTCACTTTTGATGCTGCCATCTTTATTCTTGGTTTTATAAGTAACATCTACACCTTCGTTGTAGAATTTATCTCTGATTTGCTCACGCTTTTTCTCATCATAGAGATCCTTGTTATTCTCAACTTTCTCCAAAGTGTATTTAAGACGTTCCTTTAATTCGCCATCAGAATTTTTATACAACTGCTCAATTCGTTTATGCTCATCCTCGTAAGATCTTGTGCCAAAGTCAAAGTCTAAGCAAATAATATCTCTAGTAGATTCACCTTTATATACATTAAGACCATTCTTTATAAGAAAAGCAGAGAATAAACTATTATTAAGCATTGCTTCAGTATATGAGAAATAATCTCTTGTACCTAAATTAACATCATATAATGTACCGGCACTGATATTTTTAATTTTAATTCCAAACTCACTAATGATAATCACCACCTTACATTATTGATGATCTTTCTTAGTAGAATTTTTAGTTGATTTAAATTTATATTTATTTCCCTTATTCTTATTATTACTCTTTGTCCATCCAATAGAAGAAGCTGCAGCATTAATATTACAACTAGGAAATGGAGGATAATCAGTCTCAAAGGCATATAAATTTAATATATTTGATGCATAGCGATGAAATTCTTCACGAGATGGTATAGCAGGAAATGTACCACCTGTATAATAATTTTTAGTAGTCTTAGATGATAATCTCTGTGTAAGTGCAACGTTGTCTGTGTTTACTTCTGTATTCATATTTAGTATGTACTCCTTTTAACATAATTAGTATTAATCCTTTCTGTGCGAGGTTGATAAGTTACATAACCTACTAAATGTGAAGGGTTGAAGGGTAGTAGGTCATATAAAATTCTTCTTAATAGAAAAATCTTTATTCACAAAAATTGCAAATGTGTTATTTCACACCTGACTATTAATTTCTTCTCTATTTAGTTATAAGTTATATTGGAATTTATTTATCTGAATAGATAATGAGTAATAAATAATGATAATAATAGTAAATAACAAAATCAATTAGAACGAAGCTAGATGTGAAGCGTAGCGAACATATAGCGTAGTGATGACAAATGAACGTAGCGTAAGCGAAGTGAGTGCGGCAGCCTCTGGTGGAACACCAGTAAAGTATAATCAAAATTTTATAATAAATATTTATAATCAATATTTCAAACTAACTATCCTGTCGTTCCGACAGTGCTTAACCGCATTCACTTCGCTAAAGCTTCGTTCATTTGGAATCACTTCACAATTTTTCGCTAACGCTTCAAAATTGTTCGTTCGAAATTGATTGATTGTATATTTTTATTGGAATTTTTCCGTTTATAATTGGAACATCACGAGAAATCCTATATAAAATAAGGCTAAAATGTAATTGTTACAAAAGTGTTAAGCTTGTTTTCGCCTTATTTTATATAGCGAAAAAGCGTGTTAAAAAATCGTCCATTTAAACTTCCCTATATAAGAGAATATATATAATAATACATATTGGAATTATAAATGGACGATTTTTGATTTTGCCCTTATTTTATATAATACAATTACCAATTTATTAAAACATATTTTATGCAAACTGGAATGTCATTTTGCCCTTATTTTATATAGCTTTAAGGGCGATTTTTTAAAACGTCTGAAACAAAAATTTTTTTCAAAAAGTCAGTATTTATAAGGGTTTAACGCACTTTAGGTGTCCCTGTTTGGGTGAAAAGCTTATAATAAGGTTTTAGTTAAAAAATGGTACACCTAAAAGTACGTTAAAGCCAGAGATTATCGGGTATCTGACGTTTTACAGGTGTCCCTGTTTGGGAATTAGAGTTTGAAAAAATCGACCTCAATCCCTTATAAAATAAGGCTAAAACAGTTCCCCAATTTTTGGAATTATGTGGTATTAAAATTTAACAATAGTCCATGCAGCTTTGTATCTTCGTTGTTTTTTATTACCATTTTCATCTGTAATAGTTTTCTGAATTGAAAATTCTTTGATTCTGTATGGAGTATTTTCTTCTTCAAACATATGATTTAAAGTCGAAGCTCTCTTCATTATCTTCCCATTATGGATAAGATTTATTTTATGAATAAGTTCTGTTCTATCTGATGGTTGGAGAAATATAATTTTGTTATCTGCCAATTTTTTTAAATATTTTTGTAATTCTTTGTTGCTATTTTTATTTGAAAGTTCATTTATCATTTTGTATTTATAAACTCCTTTTTTATTATCATAAAAACCGAAAAACTTTGCCAAATATTTGCAATAACCAAACTTACCATATTTATTTATAATCTTTTTGTATTCTTTAATATCTTCTTGTCGTTTAAAAAACATTGGACCATTAACTCTTTTTATGTAAGTATTTGGTACAATTTTGCCATTAACATCATAGCATAGATCATCATATAAAATATTGTTACCATCATTTTGCATTGGATATTCTTGGATAAGTTTTTCCATTGATAACGAATTTTTTATAAAGAATTCTGCCATTTCAACTTTTTGCTGCATATTTCTAATAAGTCCTGATAATCTTTGATTGGTCATTGCATGGATGTATAGATTTAATTTATCATTACCGTCCTGGATTCTTTTACGTCCAACACATTGGATTAATGAGCCAAAATCAATAATGTCAATTACAATATGTTTTACTTCTCTGTCAACAATATTTATTCCTGCATCAAAACATGATGTTGTAATTAAAAACTGTTCTTCAAAGCGTTCATTCTCAAGAATTTTTTGGATTTTTTTCTTGTCTACATATTTATAATATTTTTCATTATTCTCACTACAGTTAAACACACAATAATCTTTATATTTCTTATATAATTTATAAGCTTTCTCTGCAGACTGTATAAAGAAAATACCTTTAGATTTTTTTCTAATACCTTCTTTTAAAAGTTCTTCTATAGTATTATCTCTATAAAAAAATTTTAAATTACGTATAAATGAAAAATCAAATGGAAGATCGTATTTTGTGTATTTGGGTAATTTATTTTCATTAATGTATTTTCTCATATAATTTTCCATATTGTTTCCTGTCGCTGACATAAATATATGAGTAGCAGTAGTATTATTAATTATCAATTCAAAAGAAATTGATGTTTTATTATTAAAACTACTATCATTAAAAAAGTAATGAAATTCATCACATACAATGTATCTGTATTGAGATAAATTGATTTTATCTAACGTGTTGTGTAGTTTTGCATATTCAATAGATTGGTAAGTCATTATGGTTATAACATCATCTTTTTTGCTTTCAGTAATCTCATAAGAAAATTGATCTACACAGTTTGATCGGTGGATTAGCATTAAGATTTTATCAGTATTATTTTTTGCTACGTTATATAAGGTGTTTTTACAAAAATAACTTTTACCTGATCCCATTGGTGCAGATACTAAAACATTATCTCCAGGTTTCCATGATTTTATAACAGACTCTGTAATTATATTTGATATTCTTGCTTTCATTATGATTTCCTCCTAGTGTGTTAAATATTTATTTCTATAATCCCTAATTGCCTGGATTAGTTCTGGAGTTTTATTAAAGAAAAATACATTTCTTCCTGATTTGTCATTTCCTGGTTCTGATCTTATAAGAACAAAACCTCTTAGCATAAGATAACCAGCGAGTTTCTGAGTGTAAATTGTAATTGCTTCTTTTTTATTTCCTGTGTACATTTGTTATTTTTGTCCTTTCTTAATCTTAATCGTTTGAATATATTAAAATGTTGGATTATGATTTTTATACATAAGAAAACCTCCTTTCAAATATTTCTTCTAAATTATTTTTCTTTGCATTCTGAAAAAATACTATTGTATTCTTTTTCAGTTAATGGACGAAGTAACCTATAATTGTATTCTGGTTCACAAAGAACTAATGGACCATAAGGATTTTTCTCATTAACCGGTTTGCAATGAAAATATTTTTCACCATGTTCAAATGCTTCTTTTGCCCATTGTGTAAGATCTTCCCTGCGATAGAGCATGGGTTCACCATTTTTTACTGCATAAAAGCGCCTAGAGATATTTACATCATAGCGATTAAATAAAAGTTGCAAATCTGATAGTGTTTCAACGTTTTCTTTACCAAGTAAAATTGATGTGTATCTTTGAATTTCATTATTATTCATGTCTTAAATTCTCCTTAATTGATATATTATGTATTAATGTATTCTTATTTAAATTTGTGTTTAATCTAAAAATAGTGATAGTGAGAGTGAGATAGATGGATTCAATATAGACTTCTAAATGGATTTTCATTTTATTCTTAGGAATTAAATTTGATACAAAATGAGAAGTGTATTAGTTTAATGTAAATTCGAGTTAAATTTGAATTAGATTTGAATTAGATTTGAATTAGATTAAAAAAAATATAGCTATATATTAGACCTGGATGGTGATCTGGGTAGTGAGTGCAGCTGAGATTAAAACATACCCCCATTACGGTACTTTAGATGAGTTTTTGATGGTAAATTTCGATGAAATGGTGATTGATGGTAAATTGGTAGGGTAGAGGTGTTTGGTCGATTTTTAGGGTGGAATTTTGATATAATGTAGGTGTAGATTATAGATGTGTTAAAAATACTGGGATTTGAGTGAGTGTTGAGTTAAAAAAATAAAGCAGCATATCCGGATTGGATGGCTGCTTTTAAATTTTTTAGTTAAATTGTGTGAATTAAGTTGTGTTTTTTTGATACCGAGAGATAACAGTATTTATATAGGAAAGAATGCGATTGATGTGATGAGTAAAATGGGATTTGAGTAGGGATTTATTTGGATTTTATCGAATGAGTGTTTTTGTAATAGTGAAAAATTGCTAGTTATGCCAGGAAAACATTGAGATTTTGGTGTGGTGAGTGGGGAGCGATGGTTGTGGAGGAACTTGGATGGTTGAACGGTATCGATTGATGGCTTGAATTTATTTGAGTTGAGCGAGATTGGTGTGTGATTTTTGTGTGATTTTTGGTGTGATTTTTGTGGAGTGGGAGTGAAAGATGATAGGAAAAAACTGGGATTTTACGATACGGTGGTCGATACGATGAGAGAGTAATGGAGTGGTGCGTATTATAGGGATTTATTGGGATAGATGCATTTTCCAGTCAGTGTGGAGATTGACCTGCTTATGCTGCTGAGCCGATCCTGGATCTGCTCCAGGATGGAAAGTACCCCCATCCCTTATTTTCCATGACTTCTAATAGATATTAGAGGACATGAATATATATTTTTAGAATAAAAAATATAGAAATCACTATATACTGCGGACTGGTGGCAGTCTGGCAAGGGCTTTAAACTGGTATATAGTAGGAATTTTTCAAAAAAATAGGGTAAAAAGTCGTAGAAATCCAGTATTTACAAGGGTTTAATGGCTATGGATAAAATGAAATTTTTTACCAGACATTGCAGTAATACCATATAATACAGTATCGAAAACTATGTTATATCATTTTCAAAACAATTTAACTAGTACACTATAGTACATCATGTATACTATAAACTATCACATATGGAATACTAAACTACATCATATGGTTTTCAAAACTACATGACATAGTATTCCTATATCAAATTATGCACTTTGCACAATGACTTTTCAAAGCACAAAATTTCAACCATCAAAAAGACACTTTTCACTCCACATCACACCCACATCACAGCCCACAATCCCACTAAAATCAACCACTTTGTGCAATATGCCTATACCGCAGCTCAACTCACTGCTTACAAAATGTATTTCCTACACGGACGTTTTAAAACAATTACATAATTGCACACACAATAACCACAATACACTAAATTGTATTTACATTTCATCTAAATCCCTTGCTATTTTCTCGCTTACAGCTTTATTTATAAAATCATTCAGACTTTTATAACCAAACTTGCTACAATGTATTTTCAATTCTTCTTTTTTACCTTTTTTGACTGTAAAGCGTACCTGGTCATAGTTATTTTTTATATAATCATTATCATATTTTACTTTATTGAATTTATTTTCATTATTATCTGACATTTATATATCAACCTACTTTCATTTTTTTGCATTATATAGAAGTAATTCCATAAGAATTATACCATACGACAGCCCACAACGCTAGTAAAATCAATACTTTCCATGACTTTTACTTCTGTATTTTCGAAAAGTTCTTTCTATATAAGGCGAATTAAAAAGTATGCAATTATACACTTTGTACAAAGTGAACAGAAAAGCAAGCTACACTTTGTACAATATTCCGACTTGAAAATACTTTGTACAAAGTGTTATACTTGCGCTAAGCAATTGAGATACAGTAACACGACTTCTCAATTGTGGATGTACAAGCGTATGAGTCAGAAAAAACCTACTGACAATTGTAACACATAAATAGCACCTTGAAAACTAAATACCAGTAAACGGACTTACAATCCGTTGGGCTGTCGTAGTTGCTACGACATGCGGAAAAAATCAGCAACAGCATTCTGGAATAGTGGTAAAGCCAGAATGTACAAAGATACCACCGAACCTTATAGGGGATGTCAGAAGAAAGAACTATCAACTATGTACCATGAATACGGCATGATGTAACCGTGAAACGGTTCTCGAATAACCGCAAAAATCGGACAGTCACACTTGCGACAGGAAAGACGACAAGGAAGTTTTACACGTTTTCTATTTTTTAAAAACGTGAGGTCACATACCAGACCATAAGGTTATGTTATAAATAATCTGGCAAGGAAGTGTAGAGGGATATATCTGATGGATTAAAAGAGTAGGTGAAGGGTCTGCATGAAATTGCTAGGAAGGAACGCCATATCCGTTTATAGCTATACGGTATGAAAAACCATTCAGTGTAGGGACTGAATACAATTCGAACGCAATACCGAATAGTGACCGGATTTCATTCGGGGCTTGTGATTTCATCACAAGGCTATTCATACATAGACTTCTGGCATATGTTCTCGTGGCAATAGTCAGACAGTCGCTTGCAATACGTCAGTTTCCAGGACGTTGGGAAAAGTACAGTAACAATCCATTTTGACTGTTTTATTTCTTTCCAGTGGGTGCAATCCCCACATTGCAATTTTACCAAAAAATTATATTTTGCGCTCACTGCCTAGTGTGAGAGAAAGAGGTCAATCATGGCAAAAAAATTAATCAGTATTTCAATCCTTTGCAACAACGAAAAAATCGAAAAACACGCTACAATTGCAAATTATGTCACAATGTTAGTTCGGTCTATGGAGTGCCAGAGCTTAAAGTCTGGTATGAAAACTGCACTTGAAAGTATTACGACAGCTCATCCGGAATATTCTGACAAAATGCCAGTATCTAGCAATACTGATGACATGGCAATCATTCAACAGGTTTTAGGCGTTTCCGCTGATACTTTCACAGAATCACTCAAACTCTATGAGAAGGCTCAGTCTGAAATTCTGGCTACCGGTGTGACTAAAGAGGATTTCCAGAACCTTAAAAAAGCTGACCGTATGTTCCTTACAATCTTAGCGCACATGAACTGCCGTGCTGTCAATTTCTCTTATGAGGAAATCAGCAAAGAAGAGCTTGCAAAGTTCAAGGATAATATTGTAAGTTTCCGCAAGGACTGTAAAATCAGTGACCTCAAGTCACGCCTCCAGGCTATGTTTAATTCTTTAGTATCAGAAGAGGGTGAAATGTTTTATGGTCTTAAAGTGCGCAAGTCTAACCTTGCCACTGATACAATTGTCCAGGCTGTAGGTCTGACCTCTGGCAAGGCTCGCTTTAACAAGGATAAGGACGATTATTCATTCAGTAATCGTTTTAGCAAGCTGAACCTTCTTCAGATTCTTTCCGACTACTTTGGTGTAGTTTGCTACGGCAAGTCCAATGAGGTGGAAGTTATAAAGCCTCAGCCTCAGACAACATCAGAAGAAAACAAGGGTGAAAAGGTGGCATAATGCCACCGATTCCACCACTAGGCACACTGTCTATAGGACTATGCCTCAACGTCAAGTGTGCCATTTGTAACTTATCAACCAAATATCCCATGAAAAAAGTCTGCCTAATCCGCAGCATTTCCCTAGGGATAGTCTACCCAAAAATAAGGAGGTTTCCGCAATGTCGAACCGTCAATATGTCCACCTGGCAGAACGCCAGACAAAAATGGAGGGATTCTGTATTCCTGTAGGCGCTATCTTTGGGCGCAGAAAAATCAATAATAAATCTCTGTTTTGGGTATCACTTTGCCCTTCAGAAATATCACTGAAAAACGAGTCACGCAAGTTTTCCCTCTGGGTGAACTCTGGCAACGACTGGCGAAAAATTTCTGCATCCTTCCGTGGGATGTATGAACCGATCCGCTCTGACATGGTGAAAATCTGCCAAAAAATAAACGGTTTTCCGGTCGTTGAAAAATGGCAGAGACCAGTTCGTCCGGTCATTACTCAAGCCGACCGTGACGCTCACAAGTTAGCCATGGAATTTTCATGGCGCAAGGTTCCGGAACCGCAGCAGGGATATTCTCGCAAAAATTCAGACGGTACAGTGCGCGACTGGGACGCACAATACATGGTAGACGGTCGTGGATACGATATTTCATGGGAAGAAAAAGTGTTCCCACTGGAAAACTACAATGGACTTCCGGTCTACTACCGCGAGAATTCCAAGCCTTCCATGACCAAAAAATGCTCAAACACTGGTTATGATGGAGCATTCGATGGAATTGGTAGTACTCGCCGTGACGGTATGAAAGTTAAACAGATAAAATGCCGTCCTGGAAAACCATTTATTGTTGAATAGGAGAGAATCTGTAATGGAAGTAATGGAAATGGATTTATCAACTTTCTGTGCTACTACACACAGAATTAAAATTCAGTTTTCAGAAGGGAAACTGTCAAGAGAATCGGCAATTAACAAAATTGCCAATCTATACGCAGACTTTTTTGGTATGTTTACCGGATCATACCAGGAAGCTATGTTGTCAGATTTTTACATTGATGAGGATTAATCTTTTCCTCATTCCGCCCACATAGTACAAAGGCAAAGTACAATCCAACACACACCATCATACAGTCACGCACAACGCAGTAAACCCCTCAAACTGCGTCAAAAAGAAATCCGCAGCTTAACCCATGAGCTGTAGATGCCTCTCCCTTAGTGTGTACGGATAGATAGCGGTTCGATTCCGCTTGTGGGCTTTGATTTCCATAAGGGAAATCAAGGTTTTCTCTTGACAATACAACAAATATGATGTACTGTTATATATAAGAAAAGGCAAAAGGAGAATATACTAATGACAAGAACTTTTATTGAAGTACCAATTTTTACAAAGAAATGGAAAGAGCTAGGTTTTACGGATGAAAATTTAAGAGAACTTCAAAAAGTGTTATTAGATGATCCTAAAGCCGGAGATGCTATCCAAGGAACTGGTGGACTGCGAAAAATCAGAATTCCAATGGAAAACAAAGGAAAAGGCAAACGAGGCGGTGCAAGGGTTGTATACGTTGATGTCGAATTAAAAGAGAGTATATATTTTATCAATGTATACAGTAAAGATGAAAAAGCAGATTTAACACCAGATGAAAAGAAAGCATTTAAAGCAATTATTAAATTCTTAAAGGAGGAATAACCATGAGTAAATTTTTTGATGACACAATGCAAGGGTTACTTGAGGCAATTGAAATTGAAAAGGGAAATGTACCTCTTAAAGAACGCAAGGGAATGCCAGCGCCAACTTATTATGTAACTGATACGGATAAAACTCTTATCAGCAAAGTAGTTGAACTTAGAAAAGAGGAAAACATTTCTCAAAAGGAACTGGCAAAATTAATTGGAACTTCTCAACAAAAAGTCTCCAGGTTTGAACAGAATGAACACAGCGCGTCTGTTAAATTTTTTGCAAACATAGTTGATGCACTAGGTTATGAAGTACAATTTGTAAAGAAAGGTTGATATAATGCCATTTGTAGAAGTAGACGTAAAAAAGCAAATTGAAGAAGAAAGGGAAAATGATCCTAAATTTAGAAAGGCGTGGGACAAAAGGCAAATCAGAGAAAACATAAGCCCAAGAGGTTCTTCTTTCGACGATTTCTTAAGGGAAATGTATCAAGATCCTAAATTTAGAGATTCATGGTATGACTTGGCTGCTGATAAAGATATTGCAAGTGCAATTATTGACGAACGAAATGAAAAGGATTTATCTCTAAAGCAATTTGCCAAGAAAGCAGGAATGTCTAAAAAGAAACTGATTAAAATTTGTGAAATGGGTAACAATCCATCACTAAATCAGCTAAAGAAAATTGCCAAGGGAATGGATAAAGTTCTTAGAATAGAATTTGTTTCAAAAGACGAATTTGACAAACAAGTAATGGAAAGATGAAAAGATAACACAAGAGAGTCTATCAATTAGATAGGCTCTTTTTTAATGCCCAAAAATAATTCTCATTTTTCAGAAGGGAGATTGTGTTTATTATGTCAGCTCCAAAAACAACCACAAAATAAAATTACATTCTAAGAAGGGAGAACACAAAATGAAAAAATTTCTTGTAGCTGCAACATTCGCAGCATTAATAATTACCACAACAACCACAGTTTCCGCAAAGGCAAATGTTCGGTATAGTACCGGAATTGTAACCGGTGCAAAAACAATTACAACACAGGACGGTAATATCTGGCGTACAAAGCGAAAACTTCATCTCTGCAAGGGAGCTAACGTCCAGGTTAAATTTGACACTAAGGGAACTAGGCGGAAAAAGGATGATACAATCCTTAAAGTTTCCAAAGCTCCAAAGGCAAAGCAGGCGAAACCGGAAATCAGTATTCCGATTTCTGATATTGCTCTGGTGTACACAGATTCCCTGGGCTACACCACATTACAGCTGAAAGATTACGGCTGCGTTGCTGACGATCCTAACAATATCAGCTACCAGGAAATTAAACAAATGGTCAACTCTTATTACGTCTCCGTAAGGGAAGCTACAGATTCCGTGACGGTAACAGAGCCAAACGGAAATAGCTGGACAGTAAGAAAGTGAGGTATTTACAATGTCAGAGTCAGTTAAAAACTATAAAAAAGAGGCAATTAGTATTGCAAGGGATTTTCATTACTCAACTAGTATCCTTGCGCGTCTCAACAACGCAACAACAGAGGGTGAAATCTGTCGTTTGATGATAGAAGGCAGACATACAAAACGGTATTATTAACACCTATATAATAAGGAAGCTTTTCGTTCCATCTACGGCTTGTAGATGGATTTTTTAATATAAAAAGTTTCCGATTTTGGAAGAGAAACACAAGGAGGTGTAAAGCAAATGGTTAGAACATGTGCATTAGTTGAGCGAAAATATGACAAAACTAAAGCTGTCGTAATTTTTGATCGCTGCGAGGATGGTTTTCCACTAAGCATAATGATGTTTGAGTTTGCAAGAGAAAACTATCCGTATAAGTACCCTTCGCCGTTTGGGGATATTAAAAATATCTCATGTGATACGGCAAGAAATGAGAAGGAAATGAAAGAGAAAGGATGGGTGAAACTTACAGATGAAACGCAAATATTATAACTGCGAACTTAAAGAGCTGGATGCTCAGAAACTCAAGGCAAAACTGAAAGAAGAGGGAATTGAATTTGAGTCATCTGGTGTTGGCTGGCATTATACACATTTTGAAATTCTGTGCAATGACGCAGAAGTGGGAATCATTGATAACTTTTTAATGGAACTGTAATGGAGGTATAAGGCAAATGGTAGAGGTATTAGCAACAATCAATACTACTGAAAAATCAGTAGGAAGAGTATGCAACTATTTGACAAACAGAAGAGTGAAACACAGAGTAGTTTCATCTGGCAATAACATGCAGATCAAATTGCTCACAACTCGAAGCGAAATCTCAGCAATAAATAGATTCTTGGAAAAAGAGGTAAATTAAAATGGGAGCAGAAGCTTTAAACTATGATTATGATGTTATTGATACACCAACCGAAACACCGACAACAGACAAGATTGTTCGGTGCTTCACAGATAGCGAGCTTAATGACGAGCTTGCTAATCTGTTAAAAGATTCTTTATCTGGTGTACGCAAGGCAAACCTGGAATCTCACGGTTTAGAAATCCGTAAAAGAAACCGCGAATTAATCATCAGAGAGAAGAAGAAACAGAAACTTCTTTCTATGGTTGAATTATCCATGATGATCTTTATGTTATTACTGATTCCGGTTTTAGGGACCGTAATTGTAAGAGAAGCTGTGTATTTATGGTTGTACATTATCACAGGACCAGTTGCAGCTTACTTGATAAACCAGTTAAGAAGAATGTAGGAGGATACAGAAATGGTGAAAAGATTTTACAAAGGGAAACAGTATTCTTTAATGCTTTCAAGGCATGATGAAAACGGTGATCCGTATACTTGGACAGTAAATGTTACTTTCAAGGAACGTGTAAAGGGAGATCTTCTTTTTAAAGCATTCGAATTTTCCTACTTGGTTCATCCAGACAATTCTGTATATTATACAAATGGCTATTCAAACAATTGTTGCCACTGTGCAAATATTGTACAGGGATGGCAGTTTTAAAGGGAGGTATAAAAATGTATAAACGTAAAACAGTTGATTGTTACGCAATTGAGAGTTTTTATGAAGGGCATGGCTGGAGCATTGAGTGTAACTGTGAAGACTTAAAAGATGCAAAGGTGCAATTAAAAACATATAGAGAAAACGTTAATTATCCAGTTCGGATTAAAAAATGGAGAGAGAAAATTAAGGAGGCATAAGGCAAATGGAACTGAAAAAGTATATTACCTACGAGGAACCATTGGAAGGAAAAAGTTTTACAATCAACCAGCTTCATGAGGTTTACAGAGATCTTGTAGACAAAGAAGAGTATCAAGATTTTGACTGTTGGTTTACCGATATGTTAAAGTCTGGAGTTTTTAAGGAGGTGTAAGGCAAATGACAGATTTGAAAGAAATTGCAAAAATTTGGGATGGAATTGTTGAAATCTATAAAGAAACTATTCCGCAAAACAATCCAAAGGTAACAGTAAGTGCAATTTACAAAAAATTCGGTAAGGCAAAGGCAAATGAAGCTTTTGCAACAATCGCAGAAATCAAAAAACATGATGGCAGAATCAGTCAAAGAAACAGAAAGAGACTGTCATCTATTCAGGTTAATCCAGATTGTACTGTATGGGATAGGATGATTAATCCGATGATCGGAACGGATTTAGACTATATCCATACTGCGCATATAGATAATATGATTACAGAATTGGAGGTGTAATAATGGGTAAGCGAACCACAAAATCATGGGATAAGAAACAGGAACGAAGGCTCCGGTCTTATCTCAAGGCAAACGGTTATTTGTATATCTGCTCAAAAGGCAGCCATGACAAATACCGGTCAACAATTACAGGAAACAACGTAGAGGTAAACAATCATATTAATAAGATGGTTTGGAAACGAACCATTGAAGAGGTCGCAGATGATCTCAAATCAAAAGGCTACAATTACGTTCCTTATGAGCGTGTTCGGTAGTCTTTTTTTTATTGGGAAAATTTTGAAAATTGAATAATGGATGCCATAAGGCAAATTGAAAATACATTGATGAATAAAGGAGAATAAGATTATGACAACAGTTAATATGAAAGATTATGTAAATGGAAACGTAAATGAAAATAAGGCAGTACAGGAAGTTATTGGAAAGATTAGTAAGGCAGAAACTAAAGTTAGTGCAAATGTTATAAATACAGTTGTTCCGATTCTTGGAAACAAAGAAAGAACATTAGAACAAAGAGCTGAGGATATTGGAGAGCTTAAGGGAATTCTTGCATCTTCTATTGCATCAGGTTTATCAAAAGTTATACTTAAAATTCCTGTAAGATTACTTGCAATGGATACAGCATATCAGATTCCAGAACGAACAGAAAGAAGTTTGGGAAAACTGTTAAAAGAATGGGACTATGATTCATGTGATCCATTACTTGGTGTACCACATTTTGAAGATGGATACATAGCAGTTGTTGATGGAACTGGTAGAGTTCGTGCATCTAATGTTATTGATAGTGACAAATACGAAAAACTTGATGTTACTGTCCTTTTAAAAGCTCCAAGTGACCCAAATGAAAGACAGAAATTTGAAGCTAAAAAATACGAATATCAGAATTCTGGAACAGAGCCATTAAAAGATTATCAGAAGCATGGTGCAAGATTAATTAGAGAAGATCGCCCTACTATGTTGCTTGAAGAATTAAAGCACCAGTATGATTTTGACTGGGTTTTAAAGAAAGGTCAAAGAGAGGGTGGAATTCTTGGTTCATATCCTTACACAAGAGAATTGTGCGAGAAATATGGAAGAAGCTGTATGGAATATATTCTTGATATTTGTAAAAAGTCAGGCTTTAACCGTCTTTCAAATGGATATTCAAGATGTGTATTTAAAGCGTTAAGGGATATGTGGAGATATTATGCAAGTGATAGAAATAAGACTGAGCAGTTTTTATCAGAATATTTACACGGAAAAACACCTGCACTCATTAAAGCAAGATCAAAGGTTGCATATGAATATCTTGACGCTGATGCAGCATTTAGTTTTTACATAGAAGATGCAATTGTTGAAAATCTGCATTTACAGCAGACTAGAAAACTTTCAGATGATGAACAGAAACTTGAAGTTATTCGCAAATTTGCATAACAAACTTTACATAAACTAAGAAGTAGAGGGTAGCAAGCGAAATTAAAACTTGTTGCCCTCAAATTATATAAGCAAGAAGGGAGATAAAAATTATGGCATCAACAATTGAAGCAACATCAAAAGTTTATAAAAATGTTCGGTCTTACTTTTCAGCTGGACATGGAGTTGAAAATTATAATCTTGTATCAGTTCGACAAAAATTAACCGAAACTTATCTTTATAGGGTAATGGCACAGCACAAGACAACTGGGAAGTATGCAGTGTGGACATGTTGGAATGAAACCACACAGTCGCTAAACTTTGGTCATTATGACTTAGATTTAGAGGATGCTATGGACATTTTATATTGCAAAGGAGAGTGGGATTGTTGAAATACGTATATTTTATATTCTTTGTTCTCTTTATAGGTATTACCCTTGGAATTATAGACATTGATGTGAAGCTTTCAGATGGAAGTCATTTTCATTATGATAGTTGGATTCACTTATTTATGAGATAAAATGAAACTTTTAAGGGAGGAAAACAAAATGAAGAAATTTGAACTTACAACAGAAACTAAAATTAATATTTGTGGTAAAAAACTTTTTAGAATTAAAGCACTTATTTCTTTTGGACTTATAATTGCCGGAGAAAAAGGAGGATGGATAGAAAAAGAAGAAAATCTAAGTCAGTATGGTAACGCATGGGTATTTGGCAACGCAGAGGTATATGATAATGCATGTGTACGTGATAATGCATGTGTACGTGATAATGCATGTGTACGTGATAATGCATGTGTACGTGATAATGCATGTGTACGTGGCAATGCATGTGTACGTGGCAACTCAGAAGTATATGATAATGCATGTGTACGTGGCAACGTAGAGGTACGTGGTAACGCATGTGTACGTGGCAACGCAGAGATATCTGGCAATATAGAGATGTCTGGTGACGCAGAGATATCTGGTAATGCATGGGTATCTGGCAAGCTGCATTAAAAAGAGATTTAACCGCAGAAGAAAAAACACGATATATTAAAGAAACTGCCCACGAATGTATGATGTTAATGATTGGGTTAAGTTGCTCATTGGATGAAGCATATAATACGCTGATGAATTAAAAACGGAGGTAAGGTAAATGAAATGTGATGAATGTACATGCACTTATGAATCATGTTCTTGTAAATTACCAGGTTCAAAATGTGCTTACGAAACTGATGACAAAAAGGATGATGAAGGCAAGGAAAATGAAGAAGAATAAACCAAGATGGAAAGATCTTCCATTCTATGAGCGATTTGCAAGGACTTGCAAGCGAAATGGTTCTGCGGATTGGATGGTAGAACACATTAGAGAGCGTGGGAAACAGAAAGAAAAAGAAGCAAGAGAAACGGAGGAAGAATAATATGTGTATTGAAAAATTAATTGAGTTACTTCCAACCAGCGTTAAATGTGACACTGTAGATTTTAAAGATGTTCGGTTAAAGGATGGTCGTAGCGCCATCCGTGTTACTATTGACAGACTTCTTACCCAGGAAGAGAAAAATAAAATGACCAGCAAAAGATTTGTTGGTCTTGACTGCGTAGGTTTTTACAAATATGCACCGGAAATTAAGAAATCATATTTCTACGTGGTTTAGTGAGGAAAGGTAAATGAGAGAATTTAATGTAGATATTAAAATGTTTAAAAAGAAATTTGATGAAGAATATGAATTTTTGTATAAAAATCGAGATCAAGTTGCAGGTTTTAATGAAGCAGTAGAAGCCGGAGACAAATTCTTAAATGACCATGGAGATTTTGTTGGAGAATTTGCGAACTATAGAGGTGATTTTATTACAAGTGACAGAGAGGTTGCAGCATTTATGTTTGCACTCGATAGTTTAACTGAGGGGTAAGGAAAATGAGAGAAACGGCTGAAGAAATTATTACACAATTTCCATCATGGGAAAATAGAAAAGATATTATTGTGGCTGTTTGGTATGCAGATATTCCAGATAGAGAATATACAGAAAAGAATCATGAATTTTATAATTCGTTGTCAGATAACACAATGAAAAATGTTTTTTTCGATGATGAATGGATTTGGCTAGTCAATGGGGATTACCAGATTTATTATCCATGTTGTGGAAAAATCTACATCCACAAGGCAACTCAAAAAGTAATGCATGGAGATATTAATATCCACTATAGAGGAAAATGCTATTCTGTAATGCTTAACTTGATGTATGATTACACAATTCTTAGGGTTGATAAATTCTTACATGATTCCGGACCAGGTAAATCTGTTGGATTTTGCACAAAGGATTCTTTTGGAAGCACACAGTACGCAAATCACACAGAAGAAATGGAACGTGATGAGATTTTAAGAATCTTAAATGATCCAATGGTAGACTTTGGATATGGCGTACAGAAATTCTTAGAAACTGCAAGAGAAGTGTATAGGAATAATCCTGAGAATTATTATTTGAAAAATTGTTGGGGTTCTGGAGGTAAGTAAAATGAAAAATTATACAGTAATGGTCAAAAGATATGGCTTTATAACCGTTGAAGCAGAAGACGAAGAAGATGCTTTAAACAAGGTAGATGGACTGTCATCTTCTGATTTTGATTGGTCAGATTTTGGTGAAGCTCAAATTGTTGAAGATGGAGATTAAGATAAAACGGAAATTTTAAGGGAGAATTTTACATGCAATATATAGTACTCGAAAGAAAAGTTTACGAGCGTTACTCTGTTGTTGATGCAGATGATCCGGAAGAAGCAAAAGAAATTTCTAGAAATAAATCATATGAGAATGATGAACCAGCCACTTATGTGGGAACCGAATATATTGCGTCAGAAATTTTAAGAGTAAGAAAGGAAAATTAAAATGAAAAAGTATAGTGTAACTTATCACGAAACATATGAAGAGAATTATGAAGTCGAAGCCAACTCGCCGGAAGAAGCAGAGGAAATTCTTCGAGAAAGAATTAGAGAGGGCAAAGAAGATGGTCCAGAACAGTGCAGTGACAGTTGGTGTGATGTAACAGAACTATAAAATCAACATTTATAGGGAGACACAAAATGGATATTAATTTTGACAAATTAGCAATTGCTATCATTGACGAATTTGAATCTGACAGAGAGTATTCTGGCCGAGATGAAATTGTTAAGGGAATGGAGTATGTACTTAATAAATATACTTCAGAACATGATCGAGAAATTATTGATCAAATGCTTATGACATTTACTGGATGGACTCTACAAACACTGCTTGAAAAGGCAGAAGAAGTATCAGATGAAGAAATTGAAGAACTATAAAATCCGCATTTTGTAAAGGGAGATAAAATATGTATAAGGTAAAATATGAAAAATATAATTACGGCTATGGTGGAACACAAGAAGTAAAAATATTTTCTTCGTTAGAGGAAATTGCAGATTGGCTATTTGGAATGGTAAAAGGGAAATATGAAGGCTCTATGTTCTTTGTTAATCCTGATGACAAAAATGATAAAGAATTGCATTTAGATAGTTCTTGTATTTCATCAAGGGATGATGAAAGATACCGTTACTGGGTTGAACAGATTGAAAAAGACGGATTAATTATTTATTCTTGTGGAACGTTCACAAACGGAGTGTGCTATTGGAATGAGGAAGTAAAACAGTGGTTAAGGGAATGTATTCAGCGAAAAGAGAATCCTCAGTTCAATTTTGGGTAAAGGAGACGAAGACTATGACGTTTGAGGAAGCAAAACAGAGATCTGATTATAACTTTGCATTAAATGGAATTGAAAACGATATTGAAGATATTCGAAATAACTATATGAAAGGGTTACATGAGAATGGTGATCCGGAAAGAGGAATTGCTATTCTTGAAATCGGTTATGTAGACATTGAGGTAAATTTAATGACATACGAACAGGTTGGAGAGCATCCTGGTGATAAACGTCCAATTATTGATTATTTTTCATGCATTAAATGTGGAGATAATGAAGATGATTGGAGATCTGATGATTATGTCGATCATGATATTAATGTAAATTGGAGGTCAGACAATTGGGCAAAGCAGCTCGAAAGAGATATGTTTGAAGCTCTTGATAAATATGTGGCAGAAAATGGTTATAGTTATGATCATGCTAATTAGAAAGGGAGATGAAAATTATGACAGTAGGTCAGTTAATTGAGGGATTAAAGCATTACGATCCAGAATCGGATGTAACTATTTTTGACAATAACAATGATGAACAATATGATGTTTCTTTTATCATTGAGGATGAAAAGGAAAATTCACAAGTAATGATAGTATATTAAAAGGAGATTAAAATGTATAGGGTAGAATGGTTAGACGCTAATGGGAATATTAAGATTGTTAAAGGTTTCAAAACGAGCGAGGAAGCATTTAAATGGATAAAAATGCGTGATTTTGACCCAGTTTTTGAGTGTCCAATGGTATTTTATGATGGAGAATAATTTAACTATTTAAAATAAAATTCGTATTTGATCGGAGGAGAAAAATGGAATATTCAAAAATTGTAAAAAAAGAATGCCCAATGTGCGGTAAAACACATTTTGTCAAATTGACAGAGGTTGAATATGATCAATATAAAAAATATATTACATACGGAAGGTTAATCCAGAATGTACTTCCAAACACAAGTCCAACAGTAAGGGAATTTTTGAAAACTGGGTATTGTCCAGAATGTCAGGAATTATTGTTTGGAAAAAGTGAGCAGAAAGAACTGTTCTTTTCTTATAATGATATTAGAGAAGATGTTGTAAAAGAGTTCTGTGAAAAGCATGAAAACATATTAAATGCTCTCATATCTGATGAGGCTGATGTTTTGACAGAAGAAGAGTGGCTATTACTAATGTATGAGTTTTAGTGAAAGGAGCAATGGAAATGGCATATTATCATAGTCCAAAAGAGTATGAAGCAAAAACAGGAAAACGTTTTTCTGATAAAGGAGCATCAATTCACAGAACTGGATCTGTAAAGGGAATGGTTAAGTTAGGATACTGGGATAAAGATGCAGACAAGGTAAGATGTGGAAGCTACATTTATCTGCAAAATAATTTTAGGTAAAAATTATAATCTACGGAGGTATTTTAATGTATAGAGTAGAGTGGATCGATGATGAAGGAAATCTTAAAATCAAAAGAGGTTTTAAAAAATCAGAACTGGCGCATCTGTGGATTGAAAAGATGCATTTAAAAATAGACAGTTTCCCAATGGTATTTTATGAGGGAGAGGGAGAAAACGATGACTAAATTAGAAAATATGGCAACTGAGGAATTTAAAAAGTTACCGAAAAAGAAACAGAAAGAAATTAACAAGGCAAAGCGTATTCCGGTTGCAAAACCAGGACATGAATTTAATAAAAGTAGTGTTCGGTGCAAACGCTGGAATACGGATGAGTGATGGAGGTACGACATGAAAGTATTTGATTTACCTGTAATGGATCGAACACGAAAAAGTTTTTATGGAAAGGCAAAAGTAATTGAACACGATAATGGAGATATATGTCTGATAAGTTATTCAACATTGGTTGCTAGAATACATAATGGAAATTTTGAAAAGTTATGGGATGGATATAGTGCTACAACAATGCGGCATATAAATTCATTCCTTTTATTTTACAATCTTCCAGGTGGTGGAAAGTTGTGGTGGAATAAATTAGAGGTGGTGGCATGACTGAAAGAGAGAGAAATCTAATTAAAAGTAACCTAAAAGCTTTCGTACATAATTTTGGAACAGTTCGTATTGAGAAAGAAAATTGTGGTAAAGGCTTTTATGTGTTTTATCCAGAGGATAGTGATTCATATATCCAGTATTGCTATAGCATTGAGTACCTGGATGGTTGGCTTTATGGATGTGTTCAAGGCAAACTAAGATTAAAATTAAATGATGAAAGAGAGCGTGAGTTGTATGGTTAAAAGATTTAGAAAACCAGATACGGTTGAAGCATACAATACTGCCGGATTCAGAGAGAGATACGCAATGGAAAATGGAAATAAAAGTACAGTGTATCTGAATGGACATAAATGTTACAAGTTTACATATTCAAAAGATGTTGATTATCAGGATGCAAATGGAGCTTTATATGATACTGTCGAGAAAAGATGGAGGACTTAATATGTTAAAAGATATTAAAGATGCAAAAGAAATTAGCTGCTATGACGCACTGACAGGAAGATATACTGGCGAAGAGGACGGTTGGCAGAAATGGAAAGATTTAGATGAAGATACAAGTTATGAAGTGTTTTGCTTATGTCGTGAATTTGTAGCAAAAACAGCTAGGGGAAATCGGAGAACAAGAATTATGAATAAAGGAAAAAATTATGTTGAGCCTTGTGGAATTCTCAGAAGACTTGCATATAACTTTAAGAGAGGTGAAATTGAGTATACTGCTGGCCAAGATTACAATGAAGAAATGAAAACATTAAGAGGAATTTTTGATTAAAGGAGGATAAAAATATGTTTAAACTTACAATTGATACAGGTAATGCAGCTTTTCACGATGAGTATAATGATGATAAGGCTTATGACAAATACTGTGAGGCAGAAGAAATTTCCAGAATTTTAAAAGAAGTCATTGATAAACTTGAGTATGGTTGTGAGTCAGGCGTTTTAATTGATATCAATGGAAATAAAGTTGGAGAATGGAGCCGGTAAAAGGAGGTACATAAAATGACAATAGAAGAAATGTGTGATTATTTGTCATCACATAGGACTTATAAAGAAGATGATGATTTATATTACGAGAAAAAAATGATGGAAAGTAAAAAAACTATTCCAATAAGTGAACTTGTAGAGCGATTCATTGAAGTTGATAAAGAATTTAGAGGAGAACCTTGGAACATTTTACAAATTCTTGCAAATATCAATATAATTGTGCCAGTAGAGGATCGATAAAAGGGAGGTTTTACGATGAGAGAGATAATTAAAAAATTCAATGTTTATCAGTATTCTGAACTATCTGATGAAGCGAAAGCAAAAGTTCGGAGTTGGTATGTTGATGATCCAGTAAGATCAGAAGAACTAACCTTTCTAATTAACCAAGATTTGGAGAATTTATTTCCAAACAGTAAACTTAAAGTTGAATGGAGCTTATCATATTGCCAGGGTGACGGAGTAAATGTCTATGGTGATTTATGCTTTATGGATTTAGTAAATATGGTACAAAATCATTTATGCGGAGATTACTACAAAGCTTTTGAGAATTTCTTTTCACCAAAGGAATTTAAAACTGCAAAGTTTTATTCTGAATATTGTGGCGATGTAAAATTACCTGTTAACAGAAGGAATTATGCATATTGCTATGTTAGTCAAATTGATCTTGAGTCCGATTTTACATATGAGATGTCACATTTTAGGAATATTAATTTAGACTTACTAGGCAAAATGGAAACTTATGTCAAGAGGGTAATTAGGAAATACTGTTTAGATTGGGGAAGAAACAGGTTATAAATATTTGTACGAACCTGATGAAGAAGAAGTTGAAGAATCTTGTAACATAAACGAATGGGAGTTCCTGGAAGATGGAACATATTATGCAGCATAAATTATAAGGCAACTGGGAAGTACATAGTACCAGTTGTCTTTTTTTAGTACAAAAAAATGGAGATAAGAGAACATGATAAAAATTCTTGTAAGATTAGATTTTTTCTATGACGGTGAAGATACAATTGATCAATTTATATTGATGGTAAAAAGTGGAACATCGTTTGATGACGTAGAAGAGGAGTTATTGAAAGCTCATAAATATCTTTGCGAAGAAGATGAAACAGATTTATATGGAAAACATGGAAGAATACCACTTACATTAATTAACTATGTTTGTGAAAAAAATGGATGGAAATATTACGATTTAGAATATGATATTGACTTAAATCTTTGACTGAAAGGCGGTAAGAGAAATGGAAAAAACATTAGATATTACTCTTGATGAGTTATTAAACAAACTTGGCAAGACAAAAAAAGATTTAGTAATGGAGTTGGATGAACTTAATAAGTGGATTGAAACAACTAACTATAGACATGGTTTGACCGGAATGAAAGGGTTCGTTTCATTAGGCTATATGTTTTATAAGAAAAAAGTTTTCGAAGGTAAAGTTGATGATGTATTGAATCGTGCAGATGATTGGGGTTATGACATCAGTTGGGAAGAAGCTGAAGAAGTTGTTATATTGTTTCAAAGAATTTATGACTGTAACTTAAGTGAGAATGACCAGATTGAGAACTGTATCAAAACTGTTATACAGAAAGGAAACTGAAAAATGGCAGAAATGACTTATACGATTAACGTAACTGATAAACAGTTTAATGATTTAGAAAATTGTTTGAGTGGGAATCCTGAGTTTTTATTGTTCTCAACAAATCTATCAGATATAACATTAAAAGTTGATTTAAAGCAAGAAAAAGAGAAGAAGGATAGCGCAGAAAACATTGTAGTTCGGTGGATGAATGATATTAGAAAGAAAACAATCAGCTTTACTGATTATTCGAGTGCAACGAAAATGTTAGGAGAAATTAAGTCTTATTGTGAAGCAGTAATTGTGGCAGTAACTTCAAAATAAAATGTAGATTTGATGGAGGTAAAAAATATGCTTTTACTCTTAGGAAAGCCAGAAGCAATTAGAAAGTATATTAAAGAAATGTTGCCAGATATTGATGAGTATTCAGATGTTGTTTGCTATCCAGGTAAAGAGGCTCACTATACAGAATTTAAAATCCTTATAGAAGATCTTAAATCTGACAACCCACCTGTGATCACAACACAAAATAAAGAGTTTATTGAATATCTATTAGAATCTGATTTAGATTTCAATGTGACGACAGCATATTTAGACGAAGATGACAAAAAACTAGCTCATAGAGACGTAACAAAGGAAACAGCAAAAGAGATGGTTTATAATATGGGACTTGAACTGCGGTAGGAGGAAGAAAAATGACATTTCAAGAAGCGCATGAGGGAAAAACAGATTTAGTAACAAGAAGGAATTTGAGTTATACAGAACTTTTAGTTCGGTTAAAAAATTATTATTCCGAAATTATGGCAAGAGAAATTATTATGTACGCGATGACTATTGATTGTTTGACAGATGGTAGTGTTGCAATTATTTGTACAAGTAAAGAAGAAAATAATTGTAAATTCGTAGCTGTTGCCAATGGAAATTATATGAAAATTATTGAACCGTAATTTTAAAGTGATGGAGGTGCGTAAAATGAAGGTATTAGCATTTTGTGATATTGACAAGGGAATTTTAAAAGATGCAGCAGGTCACACTTACATAGACGATGACGATTATAGTGTAGATGATATTCTTGAAGATTTTGATAATGAATTTAACTGGCTCAATCAGTCCGGTGTAAATCTTGATGGATTTACAGAATTTGATTCTTACGAAGAAGACGAAGAATATCAGGCATACATATTTAGATATGGATCTGGATATGTGCCAAGCGGAAAAGCTACACTTAACAAAATGTTATGTGAAGAGAGATTGATGAAACGTTTGCATGAGCTGTCAGAAGAGAAATACGATGTAACTCGATATAAAATCTTGAAGAGAACAGTGTACACGGTTTGTACAAAATACGAGGAGGTGTGCTGATTATGACGACAAGAGAAAAGATTAGGCAAGTAGAGTTGTTAAATACCAGTACTCCTGAAGGTATAATTATTGATTCAGACACAATTTTGGCTGATTTGTTATCAAATGTAGATAATGAAATCTCAGGTTTCTCACAAGATATTTTTAATATTTATAAGAGAAGTAAGGATAAAGATGCTGTAAAACAAATGTTCTTTGAATTTACAGATACAGAATTTGATGATTACTTGGATAAATGTATGAAAGAAATCACGAGAGGTAATTAAAATGAGAAGAACACAACGAATGATAGTCAAACAGACAGAAGAATGGTTGGATGAACGGTGGTCAATCGCACATTTTGAAAATCCACCAAGGCAGCCGGATAGTTTAGGATTTGCGACATAGATTTAGCAAAATGTGGTTCTCTTGCTTGGGATAAGAGATGGGTGAAAATTAATTTGACTTAAAATTTTGAGGTAAATAAAGTATGAATTTTAAAATATATAATGAAAACGGAGTTGTAAAAATCACAAAAATATTAGGTCATGAAAAAGAAGAAATAACTATGTTTTCAAATCTTAAAGATGGAGAGGTTGCTACTATTGAAGTTAATACTCATATTTCTAGCAATGGAAAGAAAAACAGTATAGACAAATAAAAGAGATATTTTAAATGGAGGTAGAAATTATGGCAAAGGAATTTGTTTACACAAAAATACAGGATCTTGGAAAGATTGGTGATAAAGCTGTAGAGATTGGTCACTATACAGTAGATGGTAAAGTAATGCCGGATAAAGTTTATATGGTAAATCACTTTACAAGAAAGAATGGAACCGAGGACAGTAAGGCAACTGCAATTTGTGCTATTGGTGAAGCAAAGGAAATCGGAAAGCTGCTTATGGAAATAAAATAGCAATTTTGTTTGGAAGGAAGATTAAAGTTATGATGACGATTGATCAGATAGTTAATAGCTTAGAAAAACTATCTAAAGGAACTGATTTTTTATTTAAGATTAGTGAGAATAAAAATGAAGAAATAGAATTGCTTGTGGATGGAGATAACCCTCAATGTGAAGATTGGTGTTTTTATATTACAATCGAAACTCCTGATACAGAGGAAGATTTAGCGAAAAGTCTTAGTAAGGAATTTTGGGATTTATACAACAATTATGATGTTGAGGAAAATGTTTACATGTGGTTAGAAGCGAAAAGAAACGGAATATCTGGTGTTCCAGGAGTGATTGATCTTGTACATAATGAAGAATATAAAGAAAAAGCATTGAGGAATTTTGCCGAGAAGATGGATTTTATGTGCTAAGTGAGATAAGAGCATGAGATTTGAAAAGGTTGGTGATATTGATGCAGGTGTTATTCAGAAAAGATAAACACACAAATGAAATTATTGCGTTTCTTCCTGAGATACCAGTAAACACCGGTATGATAATGAGTTATATGCACATAGGGCAGCACGATGAGGCTGCTCTTTCTTATTACTGGGATACAGTTAAAGCATATAAGGAAGAATATAATGATCTGTATGATGAGCTATGTGAAATATACGAAGAGAAATTACGAATAAAGCAAAGGATCAATTATGATTTGTTGAGAGATTCCTGGAGGTGAAAATATGACTTTTGATGAAACAGATTTTGCAAAACGTGTCCCAAAGAAAATATTAGACCGCACAAAAGAAAATATGGAAGTATATAATATGGGTTTATATGACTCGTTTAAAGAGGCTGTGCGTGAATTTTCAAAAACAGGAACTAAATTATGGAAAGCGTGGTATTATGATGATTTTAGAGAATACATACCATGCATTTATAATTCGGAATATTTAAATTTTAAGAAATACCCACTGAAATATAAAGATAAATAAAACAAGAATTTTGTAAAAGAAAGTGAGGTGGGACTATGACAAAAGAATTTGCAAGAGAAATAGCAGATAAATTTATAAAGGAGCATAATCCGGATTTGTGGGACGGATTAGGCAACATGCCTTCAAATTTTTCAAGTGAAATAGAGGTATATAATATATTTAATAAAGAAGTATATATGACAATTCAGTTTGAAATTGATGCAGACGAGGGCGGACGTTGGGCACATATTGTAAAATTATACAGTAATAAAGACGGATGCAATGATGAATTAATTGATGGTTATTTTGGAAACGGAATTAATTTAGCGGATTCTTTAGCAGAAACAATTGTGGACCTATGTGATGATTATAAAGAGCTTTACGAATAAAGGAGTTTGTTATGTTTGAAAATTATGAAGAATATCTAAACAGGACAAATCAAGAAGATAATCGGACCGCTTGGAAATGGTGGAAAATCGAAGTATGTGGAATGAGTGAAAAAGAGGCGATAAAGGCAAGTATTACAGAATATGAACCGATAAAACGATGATTTGAAAGGAGGATAATATGGTTAAGGACGCAACATTTATTTCAGTTTGGGATGGTGGTTTCGAATTACTTAGCAGCTGTAAGGTAAACACAGAAACAAGAGAAGTATTTAATATTGAACAATTTGAAGATGCAGTTGACGATGATGGAGATGAGTTAGAAAACCTCATTAGAGAATATATAATTGTGAATGGTACAGAATACTGTGTTGAAAGTGCTGATTCTAAAACAGATAAAGATTATTGGTATAAATAAATTATAATATAAAGTGAATGATTGGAGTAGAATAATATACAGAGAATACAAATTTGAAAGAGCTGCTTGAAGATTATGAATTATGGCAGATTAGATAGTCTGGAGGTGTGAGATATGAAATATTATAAAACAACAGAAAAAATATATGATTTTTGTAAGTCTTACATAGATGAGCATGGTTACGCTCCAACAATAAGAGAAATCGGAAAGGGAGTTGGGCTTAGTAGTACATCAGTCGTACATAGACATATGCAACGATTATTTAGAAATGGTAGATTTGAAACAGAACATCCTGGAGAAGCAAGGGCATTTAGGGTTATATCACAAAACAGCAAATCAACAAATAAATCAATTGATAAAGATGGATTACTAGATTATATAAAGGAAGAATTTCCAGGAGTAATTGATACACATTGGAACTGGGATGTATTAGAAAATATTATTGATTATGCAAAATCCAAATATAATGGAGAAGAGTTAATAAAATTTTTAATAAATATAATCCCAGAAGTTACATATGAAGAATATCTAATGTTTATGTAGAAATAAAAGTCGTATTTGATTGGAGGTAATTATATGTTTAGTGATTTATATAAAAAATATATTAATCAGAAAACAGCATTAAAAAATAGTATTATTGGAGAAATTCAGGATGACTATGATTTGTCTGACGAAGAATGTTGCGAATTATTAGATGAATACGGAAATGAGATTCAAAGTATTAATGCGGTATATGAAGATTATAGTACTGCTGCTATAGAAACAGCATATTCATTGGGACTTGTAAGTAAAGAAAACGAAGAATATTTTAATTTTGAAAAATTAGAAGAAGACCTTTTTGTAAATGACAATTTTATTCAATTAAAATCTGGGAAAGTTGTTTATATTACACAGTGATTATTTGGAGGTTATTATGACGAGAGATGAATTGCGGAAAGAATTAAAAACTGGTGTGAAATTAGAAGATATATTTGAATTCACAGAAGGTCAGGATTGTCTAATCTATAAAGGGAAATTTCTTCCTGGCATTATTGGAGATGATATTTGTTATATTTCTGATCTTTCTTTAGTTGATATCCAAGTTAATAAGAGTATTGTCAAAAGTTATGAAATTGATAGCGTTATGGGTCGGTGTTATACAACAAACGACTTTATAAAAGAATGCAATGGGCATGAAAATATTGCAGAAGATTTATTTAATTATGTTGATTGGCAAACTCCTGATATTAATGATTTTATGGAAGGGTACGATGATAAGGAGCAGTTTTTTAAAGAATATAGATTTCCTATGGACGATTTGTTTGTAACAGAAAAAATGAAAGATTTATTATCCAGAATTGCAGATTTAGCAGCACAGGCTTCAGATGAGGTTTATGACGATGACGATGATAATGGAACCTATGGAATTCTTTCTCTTTGCGACCAGCTATATGAGAAGATTAATAGATACTTGGAGCGTGATAGCGATGACGAAATATCAGCAAGCGAAAAATAAAATACGTGATCTGGCCGCATACTGGCAGTCAGATTTTGGAAACAACAATTACTCCTGGTCGGAATTACTCCAATGGCAGGAGTTTTTTAGTACAAAGGCAAAACAATATGGATTAGTAAATGAATTTCGTGAGAACGGAATTATTTGAAAGGAGAAGATATAGATGAAAGAGACAATTGAGTATTTAAAAAAGGACCGGAAAGTAAATGACACTTTTATGAAAAAGCTTCAGAAAGTAGGATTTGAAATTGATTATACACGATGTGGTTATTGGAATAATGTAGAATGCGTTCGGATTGGAAGAAGCTGCATACCCTTGTATGAAACACACTTTTCTGACAATGGAAATTCAGAGTCACTGGATTACAGATATCAAAATGACGTAATTAAAGACATTTACAATGCACTTGAAAAAGAAAAGAGAAAAGCAGAAGAATCAGATAAGATGGTTGACGATTTCTTTGCAAAACTTGGATTAAAGGAGGGTTAACAATGGAAATTGCAAAAATGTGGACACTGAGTACAGCGCATATTTCAAAAGAAACAGACAAATGGTTAATAGGGCAAGTAAAAGAACCGACTGAGGGATTATGTGTGTATGAAAAAACTGGTGGATATTTTGTTTATGTGCCAGATGATTTTGATTATGAAGAAATGAATCTTCCGGAAGATATTGAAACAATAATTGCTTTTGCAATTGGATGTGGAGTAGATTGGATCTGTCTTGATTCCGATGGTCCGATTGAGAATGGATTTAAAACATATGAATGGTGAGGTAATTAAAGTATGACTGAATTGGAAAAACAAAAATGTCACAAACTTATGTGGGAAGGAATTAGGAACGGAAGAGAAGCGCAAGATGTTTTTAAGCGAACAAATATTTCTGAGGTGCAGATGCGGTTTGCAGATCAGAAACAAGGCTATGCCCAAGGAATTAACCAGGCACTTGCTTACATTGGTTATAGCCATCCAGATATGAAAATGTTATGGGATGTAATTTGAAAAAGGTGATTAAATGAGAGAAGAATGGGTTTGTACAGATTCAGATAGCAGTCAATATTGTAAGATAAATTCAGATGGAACATATAGTTTCATAGAAAAAGTATGGTTGGATACCTGTAAGGGAGATCCTGGGTATCCGGATAAATCATATACAGTAAAAACTGCTTTGGTCGATCTCGATGATTATACAGAACATGAAAAAGAATGCAACATTTCTGGATATTACGATTCTATTGAAGAATTAAAAGAAATTTATGGTGATTATTCTGACCAGATTATTGCAGAATGCATTTTTGAAGAAATGACAGATGGCAGTGCTTCAACAACAGAAATGCTGACAGAAAAAGAAGCAGATGATTATATCCAGAAATATATTTCAGAAAGATAAAATCGAGTTTTTACGGAGGTAAGGTAAATGGATAATACAAGTAGGGTGGCGGCGTGGATAGCAACGGCTATAGGTGTGGTTGTAGCAATATATTTTAGTCACGATCCAGAATGTTTATTTGGTTTTCTGATTCCATTTGGAGTAGAGGTTTGGTATATTGTCAATTAAAAATAGAGGTAGCAAAAATGGGAACGACAGTTGGAGATTTGCTTTCATTACAAAATGGTTCTTTTGGAACAGTAAAAATATACAATAGAAAGGAAATATTTTCAGGATCTGTTAAAAAAGCCATGGAATTATATTCTAAGTACAATGTGGTGAGCTTTGGAACAAATTGGTATGAAGATTTGTGTATATATGTAGAAATAGATTAATATAAAATCAACTTTTTATGGAGGCTGAAATGGACAAAAGATATTGGACAGCTGAAGAAGAGAAATATATGAATAAATATTATTTGCGACAGCCTAACAAGCGAACTGCAAAAGCTCTCAATCGAACAGTTGAATCTGTTCGGAAGAAAGCTGCTAGAATGGGAATCAATACATATTATGATGGGTATCTGAGTGCTAGAGTGCTTGGAAGATGCTTTAGTACGAATGAGAGAGCGGTAAAAAGATGGGTGGAAAAATTCAATCTTCCGGCAATCAAGGTAAAAGAGCCAAACCGTACAAGATATCAGATAGATCCAGAGCAATTTTGGAAATGGGCAGATACTCACCGAAGTATAATCAATTGGTCTGGTTATGATTTATGTTCCATTCTTCCAGAACCACGTTGGGTTGAATTTGAGCAAGCGAGATATAAAACAAAACGTCATGGGCAAAGGTTTACGGACAATGAAATTGTTAGGATAAAACATATGAAGCACCGTGGATTAAATACAAAAGAAATTGCTGCAGAGATGGGAAGAACGGAAGTAAGTATTAGACACGTATTAAAAAAAATTGCATAAGGAGTGATAAATATGACGAATTATAAACCTAAACATGGCGATATGGAACTTTGGTTAATTTGCGCCGCGATTAAGGGAGATAATGATAAAATTTTAAAAATGGCTAAAAGTGAGAAAGATGGAACATATCCGGTAAAATTTGAAGTTGGCGGAATTGAATTGGACTTTTCAGTAGTTGCAAAGAGAATTGAGGATTCTATTGATGAGCTGGTTGCATCAAAAGCACAAGAATTTCTGGATGATAAATATGAAAATTTAATTAAAGGTATAAGTGATATCCAGGAACGAATATATGATCAGAAAGAGAAGTTTTTCAAATACAAAGATGAGTGATGTAAGTAAAATGGACCGGCTTGATAAGGTAATTGGCTATTTGAAAAGTAACACAACATCGGAAAGATCCGATGGAGATCAACTTATTCAATTGGCATGTAATTGTATTAAATATGCAGATTTCTACACAGGACGTAGTTCTAAGAACTGGACAGCAAGGGAACTATTTGATGGGGTATTAACAGAGGACCAGATAAAATAAATTTTTGATTCGGAGGTGTGATTATGGTTGACAAGCGAAATAATAATAAAAAATATGTGATGATTGTTACAAGTGAGGATGAAAGATATAATCCAAATGCTCCACATGATGGGGTTGGTGTTCAGCTCGGATTCTTTGTAGATCATCCCTGGGAAGGCAGATTTGAATGTTGCATAGATGGAGACAATTTTAGAGAGCTAAGTGAAGAAATAGAAAAAGCTGATGTTGAAGGGCTTTTTTATCAGCTTTATGAGAACGAAGACGGAAATCGTATTGGATATGGCACAGTTGATTATGATGCTATCCAGGACGAGATTGATGAATACGAAGCTAAGAACATGGAAAACATTGAGGCTTTGTCATATAATGTCCAGTACGGAGATGAAATACTTTTAACAACACCACATTTAGGATACGCTGGCATGTGTAAATATTATTTTCAACAGCAGATACTTGATGGTATATTTGATGAAAACTGGAATATTAAACCGGGAGAGAGAAGATATGTCGCAAACAAAATTGTCATTGAACCAGTAAAATGATGGAGGTATTAAGAATTAAGAATGGAAAATTATTATAAACGTACTTTTGATGGTGCTGTTTTCACAGAAGAGAAATTAAAAATATTTTACCTACAAATACTAAATATAAAAGAAAATAATTTTCACGCATGGCTTAATGAGAATCTGGCTAAGGGAAATCTTAAAATTATTTCCATGATCGAGTATACAAGAAAATTGATTAATGATTACAATAGTATAAAATGAGCGGAGGCAGAATAATGGGCAGTTTTAGTTGGTTAAGAGCAGATAAGACAACAAAGCGAAAAAATCTCACTGAAGGAGATCGCTACAAGATACTTATTCCAAAGGAATTTGGTGGTGGATTTATTAAAGACACATATTATGATTATGGATATGTTTTTCATGGAACAGAAAATGAAGCAGATCTATATGGGATTCTGGCATATTGGAATGGTTGTGAAGGAATGGATTATTCGTATGAGTGTGGACATTATCCAAAAACAATGGAAGAAATCCTTAAATATGGAAATACATGCAAGCAGTCAAATCGCACTATAGGAATTAGTGTTGGATGTGGAAAAGAATGTATTGATAAACTAAAATACCCTTTAAAGCTTGTTTCTGCTTCTTACAAGGGAACTTATGAAGATTGTGAAGGTCGCAGTTACAATGATCCTGAACAGGGATTTATAAAGACTTACTGGTAATAAAATGAGAGTTTCAAAGAGGTGACATAATGGAAATAATCATTATTACAGGTCAACGAAATGGAAGTTTATATCTTGCAGGGAATTATGAACATGTAAAGTATTTTCCAGAACAAAGCACATTACATCCTTATAAACTATCTGAAAAAATTTTGAAATTATGTGATACGTATTTTAAAGCAAATGAAGATTTGATTATAACCACATACTCTGAAATTGTATTAGATTCTGTTAGGTTATGGGGAGCAAGAACTGGACACTGTGATATTTTGAAATGTATTAACTGCATGGATAATGGAGAAATCCGCACATCTGGATTTAATGAATACGGAGAGATGGATGTTTGGGAGAACGGAATATTTGACATTAAAAAAGTTATCCTAAAAGAATTGTTTAATATTAAAAAATGGAAAATGAATAGTTGAAAAATTGCTTTCAAGGTGAAGAATGGAGATGATTAAATGAAGATTACAAAGGAAATGGTAATGAACCTAAATATTGAATTAGCTATTAAAGGTTGTCCATTTAGATATAAATTTGTTGATGATATGATTATAAGTTCAATGGAAATTACACTTCCAAGTATGAATTGCGTTGATAGTTTTATTGTCAACCCAACAAAAGAATTTTTCGATTGGTTAAAATTATGGTTCAAAGAGAAATATAAAATAGAGCTTAATTGCAATAATACAGGAAGTGTTATGTGGAGTAATAATTTTAGCGAGGATTAATACATGGATGACATAGATATTATCATAGAAGTTGATGGATGGACTATTAAGGCAAACACAGATATGATTGAAGAAGATGTGATTCGGCAGCGAATGGGATTGAAACCTAAAAACGAGTAGATAAGCGATCAGATTAATTTCTGGTCGCTTTTGTAAAAGTTGGATTTTACAAGAGAAATTTACTGACAAAATAAGGTAGATGTGGTATGATTTAAGAAAATAATTGTACGTGAAATAAGTGAAATGGAGGAAAGAAAATGTCACATTATGGAAATGATGATCGGTTTGATCATATCTTTTTTTACGATTCTGATGATTTCTTGAGTAGTAATAAGAAAATATTAGCATCTCAACTAGAACAATTTGCAGAAATGTTTGAAAAAGGTAGAAAAAGAGAGTATGGGTATTCAAAGTTTAGGCTTATTTATGGCTGCACAACAGACGACTATGAGATGGACATTTTAAAACATGAATGCTTAGAATTCAATAAAGGTGTCATGACAAATGAAGAGAAAGAGTTTTTTAAGGAACTTTTATTTGTAAAAAATGCACAACCATACATAGATGCAGGTTATCTTGTATACGATGGAAAAAAGACTAAGCCACCTATACATGCATATGCTCCAGCAACAACAGATGATTACTGGTTTCCAACGGAAAAATGTAAAATTGACTACGAAAAATATGTAGAGGAAAAGAAGCAGAAAAAATACAATGAAGCTTTGAGGAAAGCAGCTATAGAAGCCGGTGTATTGTCAACGGATGGAACAGGAAAACCAGCGGAATTTTGTAACCCAGATTGTTATACAAATATTCCTATTTTTACAACCGATCAGATTAAAATAGGATTAGGATTACTTGTTGTATCCGGAATACTTCTTATTACAATATTTGCACCTTTTATTGTATTAATTTGGGTTTGGTATCTTTGTGACGTTTATAAAGATTATAAACAAAGGCAATTTGCAGCAGAGCGATATTATAGAGCCACACATGGACTTCCATATAATAAAAAATAATATTTACAATAGAAACAGCTTACATAAATGTAGGCTGTTTTTGTATTTAAGAAAACCGGAGGTATAAGCGAAATGAAGAATATAAAATTATTACAGGCTGCTAATTCAGAATGCACAAATAAAGCTTTCATCATAAGAATGTGTGAATGTGTAAAGGATAGATTACTGGAATTACAAATGCGAACAACATTTCGTCCTACAAGTGTTAACGAAGAAACGCTTTGTGAATGGGAAGAAATTGCTGATGTAGCAAATGATATTTTGAAAAAATATAAAGAGGATGAAATTGATGATGAATTAGAAGATATGATTGTAGATATGAAAGAAAAAATATTGGATTATCATATGAACTACCAGGGAATAAGCAAATTGGTAATATAAAGCGAGGTGATAAAGATGACAGGTAGAATGGAGATAGAAGTCAAATATACAAACAATATAGATCGGCTCCTAAAAAATGAGCCAGAATATATGGAATTGTTTAATGTATTTATGATTGCAGATGATAAAACGGCAAAGACAAGATTAAATTATATCAATAATGTAACAAGGTTGGTACATTATCTAAAAGACTCTGGACTTCCAACGGAAACTATAGATGATATTGGAAGATTAAATGTAGAAATTATAAGAAAGTATATTGTAGACGATGATAATCATATAATTATGAAGAATGGAAAAATTTCTGATTCTTATAAATATATTAGATATTTTTCTTTAAATTGTTTTTTTAAATTCTTGGAAGATGGCGATCATATTAGTAAAAATCCAATGAGAAAAATTAAAACTCCAAGTAATGAGAGAATGAAGAAAAAAGTATACCTAGATGTTGATGAGGTAAAAGAGATTGAAAAGAATGTATCTTCCGGAAATACTAAAAGAAGTAGATTATATCTTTCTCAGTGGAACGAGAGAGACGAAGCTATAATTAACCTTGGATTCCACAAGGCTCTGCGTGTTTCTGCAATAATATCAATTAATATTGATGATATTAATTGGGAAGACAAATCTTTAAGTGTTATTGAAAAGGGAAATAAACCAAGGCATGTTCACCTCAGCGATGGTACAATCAAGATACTTCAGATTTGGGTTCAGAAGCGAAATGAGTATGTTAAAGAAAATGGGGTGGAAAGTTCTGCGCTATTTATTTCAAATAAGTCTGGTAGAATTTCTCAAAAAACAGTTGGAAGAATACTAAGAGCATATGCCGGTGACATCAATAAAGAAAAAAGAATTGTTCCACATACAATGCGTAGTTCAACCGGTACAAACTATTATTTGAAAACAGGTAATGCTAGAGCTGTGCAACAGTTACTTGGACAAAAGAGTTTGGCAGCAACACAGAAATATCTGGATGACACAGTTCAGCAGAGAAGAGAAATTACTGATGCAGTAGAAGATTTATATGGAGATGATTAAATGAATAAAAGTTTAGATGATATATTAAGAAATAAAGGAGACTTGAAGCCACGCCAGGTTGAAAAGATATTTAATGCAAATGGGTGGTACATAGTTAGAACGAATAACCATAATATATATAAGAAGGAAGGCAGATCGGAGCTGGTAATAGCTCCGATTGGTAATATGAACTGGAAAACATTTCGTGATACCTGTAAGAGATGCGGTATGGCAATGTAGGGGAAATTGTGGTATGATTAAAATAATTTAAATTTGTAAAATTGCAAAATCAACGTTTTAAGGAAGGTGTTTAAATGAATTATGAACAGTATGATAGATATGTTTTTACGCAAAAAAATCTCGATAAGTATTTAGAAGAATTCAACAAAGATATAGAGCGGCAGAAACAGGAAATTATAGAATTCGAAAAACGTGCAAAAGAAAGAATCAATTTAATTGATAACTGGGAACATCAGAAGAATTTTATAATATTAGGAAGTACATACAAAAATGGAAAGAAAAATGTGATACTTTTAATAAAAAGATATCCGGACCAATCACAGAGAGACGAAAGATATGAGTTCAATAAAATTGCTGACATGAGAAAGAAAATGATAGAACTTGAAGAGAAATATTCAGATTCCGATTGGTCAAATTTTGTAAGGGAGATTGAATGAAAAAAATAGAACTATCAGATGTGCAAAAATTAGAAAATGGAACAAAAGTATATATTGAATGCGTTGGAGATGAATGGTATTTTTCAGATAAGAAAAATTACAAAACGTGGAATGTAAAACAAGAAAATGGGCTTCATTATGGGGTTGAAACTGAAGACAACACTATAAGCTTTCCATATGATTTTGACTATAATGGATATAATATGGAAATTGCCTGTTACATTGATTAAATATAAAATTAAACTTCTATGGAGGTAGAAAATAATATGACATACGGAAAATATAAAAAAACAAAAGAATATCTTAATGCAGAAGACATTTATTTATGTGTAAATGGAGAAGACCCAGTTAACGAAATGTATTATCCATATCAATTAGATAATGTTCCAATAATTGGAATTGGTTATTTACAAAATAACATAATTCAAATTGATTTAGTTGTTTTAAATTGGAAAGACAGATTTGATCCAGAATGGTATGCTGAATATAAATAAAATGACGATTTGAAGGGAGATATAAGATGGCAAGATTAAAATGGAACATAGTTCACGAGTGTGACGATGACAACGGAAATCCAACTCAATGGGCTGCTGAAATAAATCATCCGGATTATGGAAGATTCGTTTGGATCGACGATGAAGGTGAGAAGTTTGGAGTATACAGTGGAAAGAACTGTAATACAAAATTGGCGGAATGTAAATCTCTTGCAAGTGCGAAGAGATGGGTTGCGACATATATATTTTGAACGGAGGCGACATATGAGAACATTATATGATGAATACACATCTGGCATATTAGCAGAATATGCATATTGCATTCAGTTAGGGCATGATATGCATATTGGAGACACATATCCTATTGGTAAAATTTGGAATGGCGTTGGAAACATTTCTGAAATTTTAAGAAACCGAAAAATTTCAGTAGAAGATGAGGACGGAGAAATATATACATTGTTTTTTAGAATTATCAAGAAAAAATCGCAAATATTAAGAACTACGGTAGAAATTATTGATGCAGATTGATTAATAAAACAGATATTTAATCGGAGGTATTAGTTCGTGAAAGCAGAATACTTAGAACAGCTGATGACTATATACGATAAATGCATAGTTGAAAAGAACAAGTTAACCGAGAAAGATAAAGAAAATATTTTATTAGCAGTCGTTGATGGGCTTTTGCCGGCAGAAGATAAATATGAAATTTATCTTTTTAAAATGAAATGTGAAGCTCACAAAGTATTTAATGAATTTCATAAGTGGTGCATGAGTGGAAAACCTGTCAGAACATTTGAGGAATATGAAAATTTTTATAAAAATACACTAAATAATATATTTGTTTATCAAGTGTATGAAATAATATATGATGTGTTTCATCCTATTGTAATAAAAAAGAATTTTACATATTTGGATAAACATAATAATAATGTGATTTTCAATGATGAATTTATAATGGCTGCCCTTAAAAGTGAATTATATAAAAAAATGGTATTTAAAGAACAGGTAGAAACCATAGATTGGGAACGTAAATACTCACCAGATGAAAGTAAATTTAGGTTTGCAACGTTAGTGTCTTATAATGAATATGGCGACCCATTTATATATAATGAACCTGAATATCACCTGTATTCTGATAAAAAAGACAGAATACTATTTTAACAGAGCAAAGGAGATAACGCTATGGAAGAGCCACCAATAAGGCAAACAAAATATGAATATGAATATGGACTTTGCAAGCGAATGCATTATAGAGGACTATGGTTGGTTCAGTATGACGGTTATCCTGGTGAAATGAAGAAGACAAAAATGGCTTGTTCTTGTGTACAAGATGGTTGTGATAAGGATTGTGCAGTAATGGAAACGGCAGATGAAGTAATTCCAATTGATTGGGAATGGCACATGCTGGATAAACCACCGATTGGATGAGACTTGATAAAGGAGAGGAAATTATGAGTTACTATAATACAATTAGGTTGTTAAAAGGAACGGCATTCCTTACGACAAGGGAATATAAAAATTTTGAGCCTGGTGATACAATATGGGGAAATGATTCTGATGCAGAAGAGATTTCTCGATGGAATGAAGATGAGAAAGAAAAGGCTTTAGATGCATTGAAAAAATACAAATGCAGTTATCAAGAATCGAATGGAATGTATGATATTGAAGAATATGCATTAGAGTATTTTGATTCAGATGAAGATGGAGAGTTTGTTGCAGGATCTGATTATGATATTGCAGAAACAGAATGAAAATATAATGATTATACTTAGACATCACATTATGTGGTGTCTTTTTTATACTAAAAACGAAAGGAAGTGAGAAGTAGTGGACGAATACAAACAGTTTGATATTGTTTACGCTGATCTTTCTAGTAAAGGAACCATAGGATCTGAGCAGAAAGGTATACGACCTGTGATAATCATTCAAAATGATACCGGCAACATTCACAGTCCAACTGTTCTTGTAATGGCGCTTACAAAGGAACTTAAGAAAGCAAATCAGCCAACCCATTACATAATTAGGAAGAATAATGCGAATGGGTTGAAATTTGATTCGATGGTATTAGGGGAGACTATTACACAGATCTCAAAGCAGCGTATTAAACAGAAAATTGGTGTAGTAGATAATACCGCAGATAAAGATGGAATTATTGGAACATATATGGCTAATCTTACTGGAAAAAGTAGATATGGAAATCCATTATGGACCAAGATTACACAGCTTTTCTGTAAATTGGTTAAGGAGGGGCAAATATGTGCGAATTGAATAAGGTGGAGGCAATGGAACTTATAAAAGGGATTGTAGGAAGTAAAGTTTGTGCAATGTACTATAACAAGAAGAAAGGTATATCTTCAAAATCTAAGAAAATTGGCAAGAGGAGGGTGGAGAAAAATATTCAGAATGCAAAGACTATTACTTATAGCGGTTCTGAATATATCAGGAAGATAGAGCTTCATGGAATCAAAGGGAAATTCAAATTTTCTCCATGCAGCTCTATTGTTATTCTGTTCTGATTGAAAAAAATCGAACAAAAGTTCGAAAATGTTAAATTATACCTTTTTATTGGTACGATAAAGTGGTATAATCAAATACATAAAAGAACAAATGTTCTGATTTTTAATCGACATTGATCTTATAAAGAAAAATGCCCTACCAGCAGAAAGTTTGGCGACCGTCGGCTGATAGGACAGGGTTTTCTGTACCCACGGATGGATACATACATATTATGTAGCAATTCAATGGAAATGTCAATATTTTCCAATTCTAATCTCTTGCCATTCTGTAAGAGAAATTCCGTGAGTATAACTGTATATTAAATATGCTATTTGCTAAAAATGGAATTGTTATCTTTTTAAGAATAATTTCATTCTCTTTTTAGAAGCAAATAGTGTATTTAGTATACGCAAATTTTGAATGTTAAAAAAGGAGAATGAAATTATGGGAGCAGAGAAATGGAGTAAAAATGAGAAACTTACAGAAGATGAAGTAAATGACATAGTTGACTTTTTCTACAAGGACAAGGGAAAGGAACTTAAAAAAATTTGCAACCAGATACTTCATATAATTTGGAATGATATTCCAGATTATTACAGAGATGATTTTGAATCTCTTGCCGGATATATTATAACATTTTGCCTGGAATCCTATGATCCAACTACTGGACCGTTTAGAGCATATGTATATCCGTATATGCAAAAGAAATTTATCAGCTATATTTATGGAATTAATTCTCTTAAACGTGGTGGTGATGGAAACTGGGATTCTGAAAAACGTGATGAAAATGGTAAAAAACTCAAGAAATCCGTGAAGGTGAAATTTGTCAATTTAGACGACAAGGTAAAGGAAGATTCAGACTCTACATATGCGGATATTATCAAAGGTGGTAAATCTGTTGAAGAAATTATTTTTGAGAATAAAAAAGCATCAAAATTAGAAGCGTGTATTAACAAACTCAATAAAACACAAAAGAAAATAGTTTCTCTGATGATTGATGGTTACAAGCCAAACGAGATTCAAGAGGAATTGCAACTTACTAACAAACAGTATTTTGATTATGTAACCGACATGAGAACTTCAGAATTCAGATTAGCATTGGAGGAAGACTAATTATGTTATGTATCAGACCAAACAAAAACGAAAAAATGGTAAGAGATCAGAAATTTCTTAAAACTCTTCTTGGTAAACTGGACAGAGGTGAAATTAGAAGAGATTTTTGGCTGCAGAGAAAATCTACTCAGTGGAATAACCAGATTCGTGATCAGGCAATTGTAACAACTGTACAGGGTGAAGATATTGATCCAGTGAAAATCTGTGAAGAAATTCGCGAAGGTAAACCATCTCAAAAGTGGATTGTGGATGGTGGAAACAGATTTGAAACATGGAATAATTTCTATAATAATGTGTTTGCACTTGGAAAAAATCTTGAAAATTATATCGTTCCATATGAGGCAACTAAAAAAGATGAAAAAGGAAATGTAGTTAAAGATGAAGATGGTTATCCAATTATGGAAGAGTTAGAGTTTGATCTTCGTGGAAAACGCTATAAAGATCTTCCTATGGAGCTTAAGGAGAGATTTAATAATTACAAGGTAATTTATGTAGAGCATTCAAACTGTACAGAAAGTAGAATGGGTTATCATATTCGAAGATATAACAATCAGAAGAGCATGAATAAAAATCAGAAATCAGTTACATATATGGAACAGACTGCAAAATGGACAAAGGAAATTATGAGTTCCAATCCATTTTTCAAGGAACTTCCGTGTTATCATGGAGCTTCTGAAAAGAATAGCGATCCAGAGAGGGTAATGCTTGATACTGTAATGATTATCTTTTTCAAAGATGAATGGAAAAGTAATGCAGAGAAAAATGCTTTATATGTAGAAACAAACGGAGAAAAGGATCAGTTCAATCTTCTTGATAACTATCTCGGAAGAATGTATGTGTTAGTTGAAGATGATGATGAACTCTCAAAGCTTTTTGAAAAGAAAGATGCACCAATGTGGATTGCTCTGTTCGATAAATTCTCAAAACTTGAAATGGACGACTCTAAGTTTAAAGAGTTTTTAAAGGCGTTTGTTGGCGGCTTAAGAGAAACCAAAATTAATGGAGAATCTTTCGATGAAATTAAGGGAAATAAATCTACAAAGAACAGAAATACAATCTTTGGAAAATTAGAGTATCTTGAATCTCTTATGATGGATTTCTTTTCTATTAATAAGGAAGATATTGTTGAATCTTTTGAGACAACAGACAGATTTGATGCATTTGCAACAAAATTTGAGAACACAGAATTAATGGAAGCACTTGGCGTTCCAATGGGAAGCGATATTGATCGTATTGCTGCACAGACGCTTATGACAGTATGTGGAAAGACAGATTTTTCTGATAAGGCAATTCAGGAATTTGTCACCGCTGACGAATATACAGAAGATAACATTGAAGATGCAGATCTGTACCTGGATGAAGTGAACGAATGGAGTTTGGAGCTTCCGGCTGGTACCACACTTCTCAAGGCAAAATACGTTCCTGCAATGGTAGGATTCGTGAAATATACATATGATAACGACACAAATACAGATGCTCTTAATTGGTTTAAAGATTATGCTTTCCAGTGTACAAAACCAGAAAATGATGTTCAGAAACTTCTCGATGATATGAAGGAAGACTTCAATTCATATTTGACATACAAAGAAAATAAGACAGCGTAAGGTAGGTGGTGATAAATATGGCTATATTTTGTAGACATCCCAAAAGTGTAATTGTCGCAAAATCAAATGTGATCCAGTTTGACCAGAGTGGGTTTCCTATGAGACTTGAGACTATGGAGTGTTTGATTTGCGGTAAGAAGTATTATGCTTGGAATTATATTAAGAAAAGTGAACTTGATGAACTGAGCACAGGAAAATCTGTGCTCTGTAAATGGGGGAATGTGGAATGATTTTAGAACCTGGTGAAGAGAATGATTTTTATAAATTACAAGACAATATAGATTATTGCAGAATGTTACAAGAAGACCTTTTAGATAGAAAATGGGAGAGAATATATAAAAAAAGGTGCCAAAAATATTATCTTCCATTAAATAGGATAATAAGAAAAATTGAGAGTGAAAATTGGTCTAATATACCTTCTATACCATCTATAGGAACAGAGCTTAAAGAATTTGTTTACCATAATACATTTCAAATTTCTGGCATAATTGATTTATTCAAATATTGTAAGGATTTTCATCTTGATATTCCTAAATGTGCAAAAAATATGATATGTGAAGCTTGTGCCTGTAATGGTTGTGAATTTATGAAAGATCACTTAGGTTATACCTGTGAAGATTGTAAAAAGGACTATTACACAGGATATCAAGGATATTGTGAAGAATAAAACGGAAAGGATATTAAATTATGATTATTATATTAATATTGGTCATTATGTTACTTATTGCTTTTGTTCTTATTGTATATAAAAAAAGTTCTGAAATCTATATTGATATTATATGTGCAGTACTAATAATCCTATCAATAACCGGCTTAGTTCTTTGTATTCCAACTATAGCTATAGAACAGTGTAACACCGAAAAGAAAGTACATTCAAAGCAAATTGAGTATGAATCACTTATAAAGCAATGTCAGATTATTTCAAGTGAATATGAAGATGTTTCCAAGGCAAATGTAATTCAAAATGTATATAAATGGAATAAAGAAGTTTATGATGCAAAATATTGGGCAGACAATCCTTGGACCAACTGGTTTTTGAACCAGAGGGTAGTGGATTCGCTGAAGTATATTGATCTGGAAGATTACGGATTATAAAAGAAAAGGAGAATTTTATGGGTAAATTTAAAATTGGAGACAAAGTTATTGTAGCTGCACATAAAGACGAGATGGAATGTCCATACGTTTTGGGAATAAAAGATCCTTTTAATTTGACTGGAATAATATGTAGTATACATTATACTTATGGGGACGGAAGTACATCTTATGGAGTTAAATTTGAAAAAAATATTGGTGGGCATGACTGTGCTGAAAATTGTAAATTTGGTTATGGACAGTATATAAATGAAAAATATTTAAAATTATACGATGAAAAGAAAAGTGAGGATAAGACTATGCAGAAAAAGAAATATGAAAAGAAACCGCTTGAGCAGCAGATCAAAGAGAAATACGAAAGTAAGAGAAATGTATTAAATGTAAGAATTGGATTTGCAGGACACGAACAAACTTTAGTTCCTAAAAAGGTTTATCACGATTCAACGACAAGTACAATTGTAATTGATTTCGGAGATTACGTTGGAAAAATTAAAGCAAAACCAATTGCTAATGATAAGTATGATCCAAGTGTAGTATTCAATATTATTGCTGCAAAGGCAATTTATAAAAGATTTGATTTTCCGTTTGAGTCTGATATGAGTTCTTTAGAAGCAAAAATAACTGCAAAATATTTATTACATAAGAATACCGGTATTGCACTTGATAAATACGTTAAGTATCTTAAAAATATGGTGCAGACATTTTTACAGGAGGATGCAGAATTAGAAAAGGCAGAGCAGATTCGCAAAAATCAGAAAGCTAAAAATAGAATTCGTAAAGAAAGACAGAAGCAGAGAAGACAGAATAGAAAATAAGAATAAATTAAATATTAAATAAGAAGAGTAGAGTGTTAGGTGATAGGCTTGGCACTCTATTTTTGTATAAGGCAGGTGAGAATATGTGAGTTGTTTAATTAGATATAACTATCAATATGTGTATATTGACAGCGAAAGCAAAATGAAACTTGGGCCTAAAGCTAGAGCAAAGGTTTTTGATGACCAAAAGGCAAGAAATCTCATTAAGAGTCCACCGAAAAATATGCGGTTATATAAATTTGAGCTTGAACCTTTGACTGAAGGCAAAACAGAACAAGAAATCAAACAAGAACAGATTTTGATGAGAGCTGCACAACATGCCAAGAAAACTGGTTGTTATACAGAAATAAAAAATGACAATAAACCAAAAGAGAAATCAGAAGTAAATGATGTAAACAACATAGATAACTGGCTCAAGAAGCTGAGTACCTGTAATGGAATAAAAAGGGAAGCTCAAGAGAGACTGGATTATCTGAGCGAAAAGTTAAGTCTGATCGACCAGGCGCAGGATATTATTTTACATATGATAGAGAAAAATGAACATCCAAATGCACCAACGGCTTATAAACAGCGAATGAAAATCCTGGAGATCAGAAAGAAAAGAAGAAAAATCAAAAACGAAATGATTATCGTACAGATGATTGTGGCAAATGATTTGTCATCAAGAATGTACGATCACATTTCAGCAGTTTCAAATGGATTGCAGTATCCTCAGAATTTGGATGAAAAATACAATCTTGATGTTGCAGATGAGTTACTTAAGAAGTTCGATCAGTTGTAAAAGGAGGAATAATTATGTTTGTAAAAGCACAGAACGAAAAAAGATTTATTAATCTGGCTAATGTAACAGATGTTTATTCAGAAAGAAAAACTGAAGGTGGTAAACAAAAATATGTGTTGTACTTCGATAAGATTCCTGCCGGAAGTTTTAGCAAACAGGAAAGTATCGATAAGGTTCTTACAATGTTAGAAAGCAAAGTTCAAGCGAAACAGAGGATGGAAATTATTGATGGCGAACCACCAAAGATTATCTATTATCAGGATCAAGTGTTCCAGATTCCAGGCGAGGATGAATTGGTATGAAGAAACAATTATCTGCAAAAGACAAAGCATTTGAAAAAGAAAGAGCTGAGTTCAGAAAGCAAATCAGAGAATTAAACCATGAACTGAATTCAGTAAAATTTGAATTATGTGACAAAATACATAATATGCAAAGGGAACTTGATTCTAAAAATAATGAGATAAAAAATATGCAGATGGTAATTGATGAACTAAAAATGTATGCAAAGTTATCCGATGATGAATTGAAAACTTTATTAGAAGTAAAAGAATTTGATAAAAAGATGTATGGTTATTTTTCTAAAATATTTAAAGAAGGTTTGATATGAAAAAGAATAGAGCAATTGTATACATAATGATGTGGATCTGTTGCAGTATTGTTACTGCAATATCTATAGCAGCTACAAAGCAATATTGTTGTTTAAACACGATGGTAGTACCGTTAGCGTTTATGCTGATGGATTATATGTTTTTCGGGAGGTAGAAGATGAGATCTATAGCATGTGCGATTATTAGTTTTGTTATTTTTTATATGGAAAATAATGTAAAAAGTACAGAAATAAAACTTAGGGCGATTTATTTAATTACATCTCATATATTTTTGATTGCTGCAATTATTTTAATGATGTTTGGAAGGTAGAGAATGATTAATTCAGTAAGTATATGTATAGTATGTGGAAAAGAGATGCCAGCATTTTACAAAGGTTGCTCGAAGACTTATGATCCGAAGTTCCATAAAAATATTTATGTTTGCAGTAATGAGTGTAAAGAAAAATGGGAAGCTCAATATTTTGTAGAAAAATATAAAGGAAATAAAATTTACTGTATTGATGGTAAGTATGTTCCATATTTAAGTTGCGCATATTATTTTAATACACTAGAAGATTGTAAAAAGAGAATTGATAAACCACATATAGCTTATGTATCAAGAGAAGCATTGAGAACATTTATAAGAGAGGAGTTTGGTAACGATTGAGAGATCCTAAGAGAATTGATAAATTTTGTGATGAATTTAAAAGCATATGGAAAGGAAATGTTCCTGATTGGAGATTTGGACAGCTGATAGGTAATTTTGAATACTGGATCAAAGGTAAAGGAATTGATATGTTCTTTCCGGAAGAAAAAGAAATGCTTAGATTATTTAAAGAATTTCTTGGCGTAAATGATACAGGAAATGAAAAAAAGATATGGGACGAAATGATGTTTTGTTCGCCACTTGATTTCAAAGATCTTGATGGAAATAAATATGACCAATGGCCAGAGGGTGTCATTTATACTCCTGGAATAAAATTAACTGGAATATTAAAAAAGAAAGCGAGAACAGATTATTGTGGAGTGACTACAAAAGATGCAAAAAAGATAATTGACAATATATCTGATAAGCGAAAACAAAATGTAAAAGTTGTTATTGGAAATAGAGCAGAAGTCTGTGATGCAATTTTATATATTATCAAATCTAATTACGGATTAATTGTATCTGTCGATGATGCTGAAGAAATTAAATTCTGTGAAGAACTTTTTGAAAAGGCAACAACTTAAAATTGGAGTTTTATCTGAATAAGTAAAAATGAAAATTGGAAGTAATGAACGTGAGGTGATGATAGATATGATTGGTTTTTAGTAAAGCTAATGAAAAACTATATAATAAGGAGAAAAATAATTATGAGAAAAATGAATAAGTATATGTTTCCAGTTGATTTAACAGGTAGAAGATTCGGTAAGCTTACTGTGGTTGGTCCAGATTACAATAACACTAATATTGTTGGAAGGTATTGGATGTGTGTTTGTGATTGCCAACTTGGAGAAAGAGTTCCAAAGCAAAGATCTATAAGAGAAGATAAATTATTAGAGGGCAGAACGTTATCTTGTGGTTGTAATAAATTAGAACAGAAAACGAGAAGCTGTCATAATACAAATCACTTTGATTTAGATTCAAATACATATGGCATTGGCTATACAGCTGATAATGAAAAATTTATATTTGATAAAGACGATTACGGAAAAATTGTGAGTATTTCTGAAAGTTGGCATTTTAACGATGGTGGATATTTAGAAGCAAGAGATATGAGATCTGATGCTGAAAAATATGAAAACGGAAGAAGGAAAATTGTTTATATGAAAGATATAGTTATGAATAAGAAAAAGGGCGAAATTGTTCGGTTTAAGGACATCAAACGAAAATTTGATGTCCGGAAATCAAATCTAAAAAAGAGTGGTAAAGCAATTTAGAAGATTACAATAGGGCAAATTCTTATATAGGTTTACCCTATAAGTAATATAAAAAAGAAGATGATCATAATAGAAGATGAAGAGAAAAATACCCAACAGTCAATCCTGCGCAAACACTTTGAGATGTTATATCCGGATAAGCTCAAGGATGATGAATGGATAAGATTGGTTGGAATACGGAAGTTGGAAAAAGAAACCAAACAAATAATAGAATATGTAAAGACGTTTGATGAGTATTTCAAATTTGTTCAGAATAATAAATTACAGTACGATTTATATAATCAGCTGGCTACAAACCGAAATACTGATAATGGAACGCTTAAATCACAACGATGCAGAAAAGTTTTATATCTTGATTTTGATTTAAAAGATTTCGACCATTTAAAGAATCCAGATGCGGAAAAGTTTACAGATATAATTAAAGCAAAATTTCCAAAACTATTTTTACATGCTTGTATAAATTCTGGACATGGTTATCATATTTACATATCAATTAAGAAAAATTGTAGTCTTACTGAAATTGCAGCTTTAAATAAAGAAATGGACAAACTTGTTGGCGCTGATGTTAAAGCAGCATTATCTACGCAGATCGCACGAATTCCTTGTACTTACAATCACAAAATGCATGATGGAACTTATGATTATAATTTAGAACATAAAAATAAATGGGAATATGTAAAAGTAGTTTATAACGCATATGGTGAAGGCGAACAGTTTAGAGTTTATGATTTAAAACAGATAAGAAAAACCATTGACGATTATTATCGGATAGCAAATAAATTTGAACTTCGAGAGAAAATCAAATGGGATTATACAAAAGAAAAAGATAAATGCTATTTTTGTGTTAAGAAAGTTATGAACGAAGGAATTGAAAAAGGACAGCGTAACTTTTGGCATGGTAGGATTGTCCAGATGTACAAAGAAGAAGGAAAATCTGCAGCTTTTATTTATCAGAAGTGTCGTGAATACAATTTAAGATGCAATCCACCAAAAGATAAAAAAGAATTAGATAGAGACACAACTACATTTTTGCAAAGAGAATATAAATTACTTGGTTGCTATAATGTAATTCCTGATAAAACAAAAAGCGATTGGGTAGCTGCCCAATGTGATGAAAATTTATGTGATACGTTTGCAAATGGCGCAAAAATTTCAGTAGATGAAGATTTAGCGGTAGTTAATAAGAAAATTTTAACTAATAGGGATCTGAGAAAAATGAAAGGAAACGATTATTTAGTTATTACAATACTTTACTTTTACAGAAACTCTTATGGTAGAAGAGGTTTTAGAATAAGAAATTTGAAAGATCTTCTGTTCTCGCAAGTAACACAAAAATATTGTATTTCAGATAAAACCTTAAAACTTATTATGGAAAAGTTAGTTAATGAAAAATGGATTACATTGGCTCCTGATCGAAAAGAACCAGAAAAATATTGGGAACAACATATAGGTTTAACAGAAAAAATTATTAATTTTCAACGTGGTCCGGTTACATTTTATTTTACTGTTTCAATTGCATTAATAGATGGAAAGATTACACAAAGAGAATATGTTGTATTCCTTACATTAGCACGAAATATTTCCAACAAGAAATGTGTAACTTATGAACAGCTATCTGATGATTTGAATATGGACAAACACAATATTCAGACTTGTATTAGTAATTTACAGAAAGCACATTGTCTTATTGTAAATAAGAGTGTTACTAATGGAACTGAATATAACTATTATAATATGACTAGCCCTGGAACAGTATTTGAGGAGAACATCCATCTTGCTGTCTAGGTGTCTATAACAGGGATTCTTATATAGTACCCTGTACTATATATTATACATTTGTTATACAATGGGGGTCAAAATTTCCGAAAGTTGAAAATTTCGACAGCCTGAGTTGCTATATATTTATTGGTATAAACAGCGATTGAAAAAAATTTATTGACCGGGATTTGAGGGGGTCAAAATTCCCGATGGCTATTTGCGATTAAGTCAATGTTTATAAGGGTTTAAAGCCATTTTTAACGTGCAGTAGAAAATCCGGTCAACCGATTTTTGTCAGTTATGGTGACCAAACCGATTTCATACAAAACGCTTTTTAGCCTTATAAAATAAGGGAAAGGTGCTTCGTATGACAGTATGTAGTACGGTACGACATTTGAACGACATACAGGAGTAGTTATGGCAGATATATTTGATTGTGTAAAAGTATCGGACAATATACGTCCAAGATATACATCATATGAAATTATTTATATAATAAAAGAAAAACAGAAACAGAGCGGATTATCACTTGAAGAATTTTGTGCAAAATACAATTTAACTTTAGAAGGATATGAAAAACTAATATCTTATAAAGGAGTATTTAATTGGAAAATATATTATAAGTGTGCAGAAATTTTAGAAGTGAATGTTGCTGAGTTATTAAAAGAACTTGCTGATGATATTCCTGCTTCTGACGATAGGACATTTCTTTTAGCAAATAAATTGTTTAATGAAATTATTATGCAGGGGAAAATCGCTAAGTAATTAGCAACGATAAAACAACAGTTTTATGGGGAAATGACCCTCGTGAATCCCTTATTTTTAAAGGGATTGCGAAAATGGAATTTTGAGAAAATTCATAAAAAGGAGAAAAAATGTTACTTGCTATTATATTAACAATTATTTTTACAGTATCATTTAGGTTTTGCTTAAATGAAACAGAAATATCAGATCGAATTGTAGTATTTAGCTTTAGCTATTTTGTATTATTTATTATAGGTATTTCTATTTTTATGATTATAGGAAATTCTGTCTTTTCTGGAACTGCTAATCAAGAAATGATTACAAAAGAAGAATCTATTGTGTCGTTTATAGACAATAAGGATAACCCAGTTTACGTTAAATATTCATTTAAGTGGAATGGTGGAAGTACATATAGATATGTAGAACAGAACGGAAAATATCTTGAGTATAAAGAAATCCCAATTAGTGCAGACGTAAATATAGTAGAAGGAAATTATGAACCGGTGTTAATTACTCATAGTTATAAAGCAAATAAAAATTGTGATCTATTATTTGGTCAAACTGCAAATAAGTTTACACATGATACTTGGTATGAATTTTATATACCGGAGGGGACTTTTATTACATATTAATGGAGGATAAGAAAATGTTATATGGGCTTAAACATCGTGATTATAGAACGATTAATTATACAGAAGATTTGGATGAAGCATATAAATTTTGTGCAACGCATCCTGGATATGAGATTATAGCAGCTGAAAAGTTAAAAAAAGACATTGATTATAATGAAACTGAGTTTATTTATAGATATATTGTTTCTTTTAATTTATCAATGGATGAAAAGTCTTATGTCATGATAAAACACTTAGAGAATGAACCAGAATTTAATTATTGTAATTGTTATACTAAAAATTTTGAATTCCATGATTCAGTAGGTGCTTATAGAGAAGGACGGCGTGTCTACTTCAATATTTTTATTGGAGAAAGAAATTATAGCATTGCTTGTAAAATTGCTGAAGAGTATTTAAATAAATTAATTAATATGGGCAATGGAAAAGTTACAAAAGAAAACATTGAGTTGATGAATGAAGAATTACGAATTGCTAAAAAATAAAGTATTTATATAAGGTTAGATATTTTGAAGATGCAATTCGCAAATCGAAAGTTTATATAAAAAATAAAGAAAACGATTTACAGAAATTAAAAGAAGAATATGAAAAAGAAATTGGAAGTAAATAATAGCTGAAAAGCATTATAAAAAATATATAAATAAAAAAAGGAGAAAAGATAATTATGATGAACAATTTTTTAAACGGTATGTTTGGTAAAGTAGGTAACGGAATGTGCAGACTTTCTATGAGTGGCGGTATTGCAGTAAAAACATCTAATGGTTATAAAAGTTATAATGTGAAGACTGGTAGACTTACAAATTGTGACAATTTTGCATTTGATATTGGACAGGATTTCTTCTTTATTATTCCAACAAACAAAGTTAGTGCAGGTGATATTATATTTGCAAATGGAAAACCTAAATGTGTTATTAAAGTAGAGAAGAATATGATTACGGCAATTAATTATGAAGATTCTACTGTAGAGAATATTGTTCCTGAGCGACATGTATTTATGGGAAATACATATTTTTATGGAAAGATTGTTTCTTTACTTGGCAGTAATATTACTAAGGGTAAAAACGGAATGAACAATATTTTCAAATATATGATGCTATCTCAGATGATGAATGGAAATGGTTCTACTGGAACGGCGAGTAATATGAACTCAATGCTTCCGTTTATGATGATGGGTGGAAATATGAGTGATATGTTTGATGGAATGTTTGATTTTGATACCGTAGATAACACAGATGAAGATGATAATGTAGATGCAGAGGAGGAAGAATAATTATGGGATGTGGAACATGGGATACAGATAGTTTTAGAAGTTATTCAACATCTAAAGGACTTACAACTGATAAGTTAGGATTTGTTACTTCAAGTGTTTCTAATCAAGAAATGTTTAAGGCAAGAGATTTAGATCCTGCACTTGATCCAAAAGATGTTATTAGAGAATGTTGTGATTCTGATGATCACCCAAATACATTGCCAGTGATTTTAGCCCTGGATGTAACTGGATCAATGGGACAAGCTGCCGTAGAGGTAGCTAAGAAGCTCAATAGCATTATGACAAAATTGTATGAAAATATAAAAGACGTTGAGTTTATGATTATGGGTATTGGAGATTTAAGCTGTGATTATTATCCTATTCAGGTATCTCAGTTTGAATCTGATATCCGTATCGCAGAGCAACTTGATAAAATTTACTTTGAGTTTGGCGGTGGTGGAAATATGTATGAATCTTATACAGCTGCCTGGTATTTTGGACTTCATCATACTAAGCTTGATTGCTGGAATCGTGGTAAACGAGGAATTATTATTACTATTGGCGATGAGAGAATAAACCCGTATCTTCCGATGCATGGTAGACGCTCTGGTTTAGTAGATGCCCTCGGTGATAATCTTGAAAAAGATGTGGAGACTCCAGAATTATTTGAAGAGACCACTAAGAAATTTGATATTTATCATATTCACGTAAATCATGGTCGTAATTATGATGAAGAAAATATTGAAAAATCCTTTAAATCAATTCTTGATGAGGAACATTTTAAAAAGGCAAATCTTGATAACATTACAGAAACCATCGTAAATATTATTGTTGGTGCAGCAGAAAAGGATGAAAGTTATATAGCACCTGTATCAGCTATTGATCAGGTAGTTACAAATGAAAACGGAGAAATTGTTTGGTAAAATAAAATAGGAGATTGAGATGATGAAAGACATTAAGATTGTGATTGGTGCAAATGCAGGAGATGAAGGAAAAGGTTTAATGACTGATTACTTTTCACAGAAACCTAATAGTATTGTAGTGTGTTCTAATGGTGGAAGTCAAAGAGGACATACCGTAATGACACCGGACGGAATCAGACATGTCTTTCATCATTTTGGTTCTGGAACTTTTAATGGAGCCGCTTCATATTTGCCAAAAGAATTTATTGTGAATCCACTTATTTTTAATCAGGAATATGAAGAACTGATGAATAAAGGTGTAGTTCCTATTGTTTATGCTCATTCAGACTGTATGGTTTCAACACCTTACGATATGATGGCAAATCATATTGTTGAAGAAAATCGTGGAAAACAAAAGCATGGCAGTTGTGGGTTAGGAATTTTTGAAACCATTAAGAGGTATGAAAGTGACATTACCGATTTTGATAAGGTAAAAGATTATTACCTTGAGAAGTTTGAAAAAGAAGGAATTGTGTTATCTGATAGTTGGAAAAAATTATTTAACGACAAAGGAATATACGAACATTTTCTTGAAGACTTAGATTTTATGAATGACCATATTGAGATAACCAGGGATGAAAGCTTTCTAAATATATTTGATCACATTATCTTCGAGGCAGCTCAAGGGTTATTACTCGATCAGAACAATCTAAAATACTTTCCACATCTTACTCCATCTAACACAGGTCTGAAAAATCCAAAAGAAATTATTGAAAGAGTAAATTGGAATGATGAATTAAATATAGAAGTATGTTATGTAACACGTACATATTTAACCAGACATGGTGCTGGTCCGTTTCCAACAGAATGCAATAAAGACGAAATTAATGCCGAAATGTATGATAAGACAAATGTTCCAAACCCTCATCAGGATACTTTGAGATATGGAAAGCTGGATTTAAATAAACTTTATCAGAGAGTTATAGCAGATGTAGGAGATTTTGAGTGTGAAAGATCTATTACTATTACGCATTGCAACGAATTTAGAATAGATGATGATAAATTTGGGAAGTTATTCTCAGGCTGGAACATTTATAAATCAGATGGTGAAACACACAATGATATTTTGAGGTATAAAGATGGACAAAGAAAAATTAAAAAGAGAATTATATAATTTAGCATCATCCGATCAGTACGCAAGATTGTTTTTATCGGTAGAAGATCCTGAACTATTTTCTTGTAGTGTGGATGATATTAAGTATGTATTAAGGCTATTAGTAGAAATATTAACACAGAATTTGTTATCATTTGATGAAAACTGCGAATTAGAAACAATAATAAATAAATTTGCTGGGTTAAATAAGAAAACAAATTCTACATATACAAATGAAATACGTTGGTAAAGGAGATAAATATGAAAAGTAAAGGTACCGGTTGGAAAATGGTATTAATCGTAATTGCAATTATTATTGCAGTAGCTCTTATGGTTGTGTTCAGAGCTATAAAAATAGAGCTATTAATATGGAAGAACAGGTGTTAACTGCAAAATCTGACATAAATATTCAGGAAAAGCGAAGAGTAGATTTACTTGGTAACCTGGTTGATTGCGTAAAGAATTATGATAAACATGAATATGATACATTAAAGGCAATCGTGGACGGTCGTTCATCTGATGACGATAAAGCTGCAGAAATCAAAACTTCTATTAAGGCAGTATCTGAGGCATATCCGGAATTAAAATCCAATGAGAATTATAAACAGCTTATGAATGAGTTGGCAACAACTGAAAATCTAATTGCAAATTATAGGGAAAATTATAGTAAACAGGTTAAAATTTATAATGCGTATGTGAGAAAGTTTCCGCAGAGAATGTTTTTGGATTTTCTTGGATATGAGAAGCAAGAATATAAATTATTAGACTTTGGTGACGACCTTCAGGATGCACCACAGGATTTGTTTGGAGAGGATTAATTTATGAAAAAGAAACAAAAATGTGATAGGCATTTTTATGTGACACTTGGTTGTGGTAAATATTATGCAGTAATAGAAGAAAATGATTGTCATAAAATTTACATAATTTCACCTTGTATATGTGAAAAATGTAAAGATTTTGAATTTGGATCTTTGAGTCCAAGCATATTTCCTCACACACAAGAAGGCTACGAAAATTACAAAAATGCGATTCAAGTTTTTAAGAATTGTAAGTATAAACCATTTGAAGAATTTGAAAAGGAATGCCCTGAATATTATGAAAAAATTGTAGAGAAATTGAGGATTGAAAATGAAAAACATAAAGTTTCGGAACTTTACGATTACTAAAAGAGAAATTCTTGTAAGTATTGTAATCGCAGCCTTAATGATTATGTTTGGCTTTCTGATCAGCACGAAATGGTCAGAGAGCCAACAGGAATCTGATATTAAATATAACAAGGCAATTCAAATAGATAATGATACAGATCTGTTCCAATATGGAATGGATACAAATGTCGGTAATGCATTTGTTTATGGGGAGCTGAAAGCTGTAGATTCAGTTACATATCCGGAAATTGGTGGAGGATACATGTATGTTAGAAAAGTAGAAGAACATTATAATATGCATACTCGAACTGTTACGACTACTGACTCAAAAGGGAAAAAGCATACAAGAACAGAAACATATTGGATCTGGGATTATGCCGGAGAAGAAGATAAAAGTTGTAAAACGATTAATTTTTGTGGAATTGATTTTGATAGCAGTAAAATTCCATTTCCAGGGAAAGACTATATTGATACATTGAGTGGTGGTTACCATGTAAGATTTAAATACTATGGTGTTCCTGCAGTTAATAAAGGGACTATATTCACAAATCTTAAAGATAAAACCATAAATAATACTAAATATTATAACAATATGGATCTAGATGAAACTTTTAAATATGTTACAACACATTTTCCAATGTGGTTGTTTTGGGTATTATGGATTATGTTGACAGGAGCTGCTATATATGGTTTTTGCTATTTAGAGAACAAATGGTTGGAGTGAGAACAGTAAAAGATATGTTTTACGGAAGTGTATATACCTATGGTTAAATTACAAAATATGGGGGTAAAAATGGGCTGTCCAGATATTAGTTATAAAATTATGTGCCAACGCTTTGATAAGCTGATTTATAGTCGAAAGGATATTGATTTGTCAGCTGATATAAAAGAGTTGGAAAATAGAATTCAAAGCAAGGAACATACACCGGAATATTATTTTAATGCTGGAGTGATTGCCAGAGGATATCTGGACGAGATCCATGAGAACGGTGATGCAGTTAATGCTTACATCGGTGGATTAAATCAGTTCTGCTGGTTAATCGGATTAGATGATGAAGAGGATGACGAGGATGAAAATAACTAAATTTCCAGATAAGTGTGATCCAAATAAAATATTAATGGATACAATTATAAAAAGAAATAGTGTATGTCCATGCTGTGGAGAGAATAGACTTTGTACAGTTAAAGATGAACTAGATGCGATAAAAGAACATAAAAAATTATCCGGCATAAGACAATTTTATGGTATTCGCCATCGAAGATTAGGATTTCAAAAGCCTTGGTATAAACATATTTTTCAAGGAGAGAAATGGTGGAATTCATTAAGTTTTAAATGTGAAACTTGCGGAGTAGAATGGGAATCGGAAGAGTTTCCGGATATTGAATGTTGTATTGAGGAATAAGATGGATAAGATTATATATTTTGAACTAAATAATTGGATTCCTGGAATATTCTATCCAGACGATGAACCGTTTAGATTATGGATGAAAAATGATTTACAAATCAAATTTGATGATGAGACTTGGGTAAAGAAAAGCAGATTATGTGTAGTTAGAGAATTAATTGATATGTCTTCAAATTATTGTATTACTGCTACACGAGAATGGGTCGTGAATAATTGTCCAAAACTGCTTACTGATTATGCAGAGTTTATTAGATATAAAGAAGATGATGGTAAGGTATATGGACGGTTTGGGACGGAATTTAAAGAATACAGAGAAGAAAATATTGGTATATGGGATTTGGAGGAAAACTATGAGCGATAAAAATTTTTTGGTTGGAGATACTGTTTGGTTTTATATTAGAAAACACGATTTTATGTCTAAGGGAATTATAAAAGAAATATTTATTTTAGATGAAATTCCTTTTGCACTTATTAGAAATGGACATATGGAAACTAAAATGCCTATTTCTCAAATATTTCATGACGATCTTGAACTTATTGCTTGGATTGAAAAAGAAGAGAAAGCAAATGTAAAACGCATAAAAGATAATATTCATGATGCGAAAGAGCTGGTTGAACTTATGTATTCTGTAATTGAAGACTGTGAATTCATGCCAGTAGCAGATTTAAATGATAAGAAGATTGCTATTAAAGAAAGAGCAAAAGAAATTTTTGATGTAAAAATTTAAAGGACATTGATTATGGATAGTAAAAATTTTAAAGTTGGCGATAAAGTTTGGTTTTGGGAGCGATGGCCAGAAAGACCTGTATTTGGTACTATTGAAAAAATTTATATTACTGGATCAAAATTATGGGCCGAGTTAAATTATGATAATGGAAGACCTGCTGGACGATTTTTTGATTATTTATTTGAAACGAAAGAAGATTTATTGGAGTTTAAAAAAAAGAATAAAAGCAAAATTTGATTGGAGTGATTTTATGGCGTTTACTGTAAATTTTCCTGTTGATACAGGAAAATTTGTAATTACAAATTATAAAGATGTTGATTTAAGCAAACCAGAAACCTTACTTGGTAGAGTTGGTACTATTGCATGTTACCAAAGTATTACTCAGGAAAGCGATGATAATTCGTTTATCGTTATGGTGTCAGGATATAAAGATGCGTGGTGTCAAGAAACTTTGTTAGATTGGTTACATATTGCAACAGATGAAGAAGTTGAATTGTATAAGAAAGTGATGGGAATCGAATGAAGAAGAAAATTTTAGCTGCGATTGCTGCTGGATTAATTTGTGTGTCAGCAAGTGGATGTGGAACAACATATCAGGAAGCTATAAGTGCCAACACCGCGAATGGAGCAACTAGGTCGAATGGATATTTTACGGAGATTGTAAAATGGGGTGATGGTAATTACACAATTGTTTATGCGAATGATACAAAAGTAAAATATTTTATATGTAGTGGTTATAATCAATACGGCATTACACCACTATATAACGCAGATGGAACATTACAAGTTTATGATGGAGAATGATTTATGGAATTAATGAGAAGAAAAGTATGTGGAGAAGTACGTAAAGCATGGACATGTGAAATTACATGGTTTTTAGATCAAGTAGCTGGGTTAGATGAGCGACTTCATTATATTGTAATAAATGACTTAATATTGTTTGATGATGAAGATCCTGCGACATATTATATTAGAGTTCCTGGTGGAACAGTAGGAAGCATCTTTTTGGATGATGATCATAATATTAAAGAGATTTTTATTGATCCGAATGATGTTGTAAAAAGTTATCCGGCAAACATTAATAAGCAGGTGAGAAAATTTATAGGTGAAAGGATGATGGTAGAGTAAATGGAATTCAAACCAGGTAATATTGTAAAAATGATTGATACATATTGGCATGGATCATTAAATGAATCAAGAAAAGATATTGGTAAGTTGTTTGTAATAGAATATTCTTATGGAGAAAAATATGGCAATGGAGAATGCTATGGAGGATATTCGATTCTCAGTATGGAAAATGGATCTAGTTCTTCGTGGTGGGATGATAGTCAGTTAGAGTTTGTAGAAGAAGGAAATATTGATCTTATAGACGAATTAAAAAGGAAATATGAAGAGATTACCAACCAACAAAAAGACATTAAATGGATAAAAGAACATTTTTCAAAAAGTTTACCTACAGATTCTATGCTGACATTATTTCATAAAATTGGATATGAGTCAGCATTTGAACGGAATGGCGAATTCTATTGTTTGGCAATGGATTGGTTATCGTTTTATCCTGCATTTCTTTTATTGTTTGATAAAGAATTTGATTTAATGATAAAACTTCTTGAAACTGGAACAAATGAGAAATATAGAGATAAATATTTAAGAAATTTTACTGCTTTATATAATGAAATTCATGGTACAGACAAAAAGGTTGGTGAGTAAATGGAACTGTTAAAATGTCCCTTTTGTGGAAGCGATAAACTAAAAGTTGGACACAAAACAAAATTCAAAGATCCATGGAAGAAAATTGTAAGGATGAGCTTTTATGTAATGTGTAATAGATGCCACGCAAAAGGAAGTACGATTACAAAAGATATTTCGTATAGTGATGAGACTATAGAAATTTCCAAAGCAAAGAATGAAGCTATTGAAAAATGGAATATGAGGGCAGAATAAAAACGATATTTTATCCGGAAAACGAACGCAATATATTGTGCTTTAGACAATAATAAATACAATATATTGTGTGCAGAATAATGGAGGATTTATGAGAGAAATTAGAAATTTTTTATGTGATAAGAAACCGGACTTATTTGACTATATTGCATCCAGAGATATTGCACAAAAAGATAATTGTGTTGTATATCTCCAGTGGATTGTTCCATACTCCGGTACATACAGTGAAGTAATTTATGGAAATGAAAGCGATGAAGACTTAGAAGCAATGGACAAGAAACACTATGTATATCCTATGTAAGAATGGAGAAGAATAATATGTCAGTAAATGATGATCTTGGAAAAAGAATGAAAGAATATTATGAGCAGATTCCAAAGACAAAATTAATGCGAAGATGTCCGGTTATATTGAGGATTGATGGGAGGGCATTTCACACCCTTTGTCGTTCATTTGATAAACCGTTTGATGATATTTTAATCAAAACAATGCAGGATACGATGAAATATTTGTGCGAGAATATAGAGGGTTGTGTACTTGGATATACTCAGTCTGACGAAATTTCATTACTGCTTATCGATTATAAGAAATTGAATACCGCAGCATGGTTTGATTATGAAGTACAGAAGCTTTGTTCTATATCAGCAAGTATGGCAACTTTAGCTTTCAACAAGTTCTTTTATGATAATGTGGAATTTAGCTTCCAAGAAAAATGCGCAAAGATTAATGAAAAAATTACTAATAAAGAAATTAATTCTGAAGAAGCAGAGCCTATGTTTGATAAATTAGAAGATGAATATTATGATAAATATTATTCTAAGTGTAACAGAGCAATGTTTGATTCAAGATGCTTCAATATTCCGAAAGAAGAAATAACAAATTATTTCTACTGGCGACAACTCGATGCCACACGCAATTCTACTCAAATGGTTGGACAAGCAAATTTTTCACATAAAGAATTACAGAATAAATCATGTAATGATATTCAAAATATGTTATTAACTGAAAAAGATATCAACTGGAACGATCTTATAACTTATAAAAAGCGTGGAAGCTGCTGTGTGAAAAAAGAATATACCCAAGATGATATTACACGAACCAAATGGGTGGTAGATAAGAATATCCCTATTTTTAAAGGCGAAAATCGCAGCTACATTGATGATTTAGTATTCGTTGGAGAGTGATATTATAATGAAAGTATACAAAGAAAAGCAGTTTCTTGTTTTCAATTTTGAAAAAGTTGATGATAAAGAGGATGTTAGATAATAAAATGAATGAAGTTACGTTCACAATAAGTCATTGTAATGATTGCCCGGAGAGTCTATTTTGGAAATTCGGACCACATGGAAATGTGTATGTTTGTGGCGCAAATGAAAATGATAATATAAGCATTATTCCAGATTATACTAAAATTCCTAATTGGTGTCCGTTATTAAATCAGAAAAATTATATTACGAAAGTAACAGGTGAATTAGTATGAAAGATTTTCCAGAATATGTAAAAGAAAATTTAGATAAGCTCACTAAGGATGATTTGATTTATTTACTTCGAGAGTATGATCATATATGGTTTTGCATCGGTGAAGTTTTGGTTGATCAGAACAAACAAAATATAAGTAATGAATATGCAATTGATAAGATCCGTTGTTATTTATCTAAGATTAATGGATTAAATCCAAGAAGTAATAGATTGGATTTAGAAATTAAGTTACGAAAAGGTGAAATTACACCGGACGAATATAGGAAAATTGTGTTAGGAGAATAAAAAGAAAGGATAAGTTCGAGTCCCATGGGTTAAAATGCGCGCAGCTCTTACGATGGTAAGATAGGATGAGAACTTTATTATTATTTCGTGGTGCTCCTGGAGTTGGAAAGAGCACCTATATTGAAAAGAATGGTTTAAAACCATATACGTTATGTGCAGATGATATTCGGTTACTCTGTCAGAGTCCGGTATTATCTGTAAATGGTAACACAGAAATTACACAGAATAATGATGGTACTGTTTGGAAAACATTATTTACTCTACTAGCGGTTAGAATGCAGCGTGGAGAATTCACAGTTATAGATGCAACTAATTCCAAGACTTCTGAAATGAACAAATATAAGAAATTATGTCAGGAGTATAGGTACAGAATTTTTCTTGTTGATTTTACAGATGTTTCAATCGAGGAATGTAAGAAAAGAAATAGTCTTCGTGCTGCAATGAAACAGGTACCTGAAGCTGTTATTGATAAGATGTATAATAGATTTAAAACACAGGGAATTCCGTCCGGTATTACAGTAATTAAGCCGGAAGAACTTGATAAAGTGTTTATGAAAAAGATTGATTTGTCAGAATATAAAGTGATTCATCACGTAGGAGATATACATGGTTGTAATACAGCTTTACAGAAATATTTGAACGCAATTGACGGTATCAAGGACGATCACTTCTTTATATTTTGCGGAGACTATATTGACAGAGGAATTGAAAATGCGGAAGTGGTTCAGTTTCTTTTAAGCATTAAGGATAAACCAAACGTACTTTTGCTTGAGGGTAATCACGAAATTCATCTAAGGAAATATAGTGAAGATAAGAAGTCGTTCTCGAAAGAATTTGAATTATTTACAAAACCTGCATTAGATAAAGCCGGTTTCAGTAAGAAAGATCTGCGGCAGCTGTGTAGAAAATTTGCTCAGTGTGCCTATTATACATATCATGGAAATACATATCTTGTTACTCACGGTGGTCTGAGTACAATCCCACAAAATCTTACTTTTGTTGCAACCGATCAAATGATTCATGGAATTGGTAGATATAACGATGTAGAGCAAGTTGCTGATACATTTATCACCACTACTGATGAACATACTTATCAGATTTTTGGTCATAGAAATACTAAAGGATTTGATATTAATGTTAATCCAAGAGTATACGATTTGGAAGGACAGGTTGAGTTTGGTGGCTGTCTGAGATGTATTGATATTGTTCCTGGTGGAAGTATATCCTATGAGGTTAAGAACAATGTATTCAGAGAGCCTGAAAAAGTAGAAGATACATTAGGAAGTAATGTTGCTGATGCAATTATCTCTTTGAGGAACAACAAATATATTTCTGAAAAGCAGTTTGGTAATATCTCTTCGTTCAATTTTACGCCAGCAGCATTTTATGAAAAGAAATGGAACGCACAAACAATTAGAGCGAGAGGTCTGTTTCTGGATACTTCTGAGAAGTATAAAGTAGTAGCCAGGGCATACGAAAAGTTCTTTTCTGTTAACGAGCGTGAAGAGACTAAATTTGATACACTACAACGTACATTAAAATTCCCAGTAGCTGCCTATGTTAAAGAAAATGGATTTTTGGGAATTGTTTCCTGGAATGAATATACAGATGACTTATTTATTACAAGCAAGTCTGATCCTGAAGGTGAATTCTCTGAGTGGCTGAGAGATATGGTTTATACGAAAATTTCTGAAGAGAATCTTAAAAAGATGAAGAAGTATATTAAGGAGAACGATGTCTCTTTTGTATTCGAATGCTGCGACATGGAGCATGATCCACATATTATTGATTATCCAGAAAGTAAGTTGGTTTTGCTTGATATTGTATACAATACTTTGGATTTCCAGAAATACAATTATGAGGATATGGCACATGTTGGTCGTGATCTTGGACTAACAATCAAGAAACAGGCTTATGAGTTATCTACATGGCAGGAATTTTATGATTGGTATTTTGAGGTTTTAGAAGAAGATTATGAGTACAGAGGTGATAAGATCGAAGGATTTGTAATCGAAGATGCTAATGGATATATGGTTAAGCTGAAACTTACATATTACAATTTCTGGAAGTTTATGCGTGGTATTGCTCATGAGACTTTAAAGAAAGGTTATACAAACAGGACATCATTGTTGACTACGCCGGTAGCAAAAGAATTTTACGCTTGGTGCAAGAAACAGTTTGAAAATGGTAAAGCTGATGAGTTGCCAAGAGATATTGTTACTTTAAGAAAAATGTTTTACAAGGAGAAATAGAATAATGTGGATTAGTAAGAAGAAATATGAAGAATTAGTTTGTAGACTAAATAGGCTTGAAAGAAAGGTTTCTAATATGCCAGAAGAACTTAATAAATGCAGAGATGATATAAATGACATTCAACGAGTTATGGAAGAAAGTAAACTTGGAGAAATCACATATAAATCAATTTTCGATAAAACAGCACTTTTCTTTTCGAAATCTAAAGATTCTAAAAATTATACACTAATTTATAAAGATTTTAAGGAATATAAAATTTGTGGCTTATATTTAAATAAACCGCAATTTGAAATTGATGAGAAAGATAATAATCTTATTCATGTAAAGGACTATATTAAAAATTTAGATGAAACAATAAATGTAAAAGAATATATTGTAGACCTACAGAATCAGACTTTTATCAGAACAAAATAATAGATAAATGAAGAAGTAAATTGTGTGGTATGATACCACAGCTGGCGAAATCACCTATATTATAGTAATTTGGCGATAATACCAAATACTATACCTATAATACTGAAGATTAAGCTCCAGCTGTTAAATAATTCCTTTAACATAGGCAACTCCTTTCAAACATAGCAAATTAACAAGTTACTAGCTAATATTTTGCGCAGGAGCTGATCCGCCTTAACACCTAGCGGTTCCAATAGGTGATTTTAGATTTTGCCAGTCCCTTGGGTATGTGTTGGATACCCAAACACCTTAGCAGGTATTGTACCACACATTTACCATATATTTCAAGAAATTATTAGTCCAATAGAAACACTGTTTTATGGAGGAATATTATGACTGAACTAGAAAAACTGAAAAAAGAATTAAATTGGTATAAAGAAAATTATAATACAGTGTGCAATATAGTATATAGAATTTCAGATAGTTTTATACCAGGATATTATACTGTTTCATCTTGTAATGGAACTCAATGTTGCCAAATTTTAGCAGATAAAATTATTAAGTTTGCACCAAAAAGAACTTTGCTAAAAAAATAAAAGGACTAAAGAATTTATGAGTGAATTAGAAGAAAATAATACTGAAGAATACGATATAGATGAAGACTACGATATAGATGAAGACTACGATTATGATTTTGAAGAATATGATGAATATCAAGACGCTTTAGATTATTGCGAAGAGTGTCGCATTTATGGAGATGATTATTATATTGACGATGATGGCGAACATGTTTGCCGATGTCCTAAATGTAATATGAATCCTAATAGATTGGATGATGATTATATTGACTAATAAGTATTTTCAATATCTTCGTCCAGGAGATAATTTATTGTATTGTCCTATTAAAAGTGAAGAGGTGGAAAATATGATTGATTTAAAAGAGAAGAATGTATTGTGTACAACAAAAGATGAGGCTGCTGCTATTTTAAAAGAGGCAGAAAAACAAGGAATTAGATGGTGCGATGGGGATTTAGCGACTGCATACAATCCATTAATTGAACATGATGGACCTATTGTATTAACTTTTAAATATAATGGCATTAATTGGATTGGCGCAAATGCTACAGATACTGCTAAAGATTTATTGAATCCAGATAGAGAAATGACAGCTCATGAATTTTTAAATAAATTTTTAGATATGGCATATCATTGTTCTAACTGTGAAGAATGTAAAACTATTAAAGTGGATGGATGTGATTACAGATGGTGTGATAGTGATTTATGGACCAAAGATAATATTGATCAGGTTTATGAAATTGTAAAAACAGGGAATAAATTAAAAGAAAAACCTGAGCAAAAAGCTATAAACAATATAACCAATTACTTAGATGGTAAAGAGCAATTGAATATTAATGCACTGAAATTAGCAATTAAAGTATTGGAGGAAAAAGTAAATGAAAAATAGAACTAAATTAAATTTTATACTTGCAACTATTACTTATGTATGTACAGTGTTAGCCTATGTAATTGAAAAAAGAAGAACTCGTGAGTTCGAAGAGTGGGATTACGAAGATGAAGAATAAAGAGGCTGCAGTTATATTGTTATCATTTTTATTTATGATATTATTTACATTCCTACCTATATTTGTAAAAGACCCTGCGCTTCAATGGGATTTTGGACTTCTGACAGGTCTGAGTTTTGGTATATTTGTTAAATACGGAGATAAAGATGAATAAACGGCAGAAGAAAAAAGTTGAGGACAAATTATTAATTAGGCTTAGAAAATTACATCCTGGTAAAGGTGATTTTATTTTTGTTGAGTTTGATCCTGATAAAATCGATATCGATATAGTATTAAAATATTTTGATGCAATATCGAACGCATTTAATAATATTGCAAACTTTGCTATGGTACCTGATGGAATTACTATAAAGAACATGAACAGAGATCGTATATTAAAATATATTGAAAAATTAAAGGAGTTAATTAACAATGAGCGATAAAACGGTAGTAAAAGAAAAAAGTTGGAAAGAGTTCCAGGAAAGTGGAATGTTATGGATGGCAAATACAATTTTACAAGTATTTGGTTGGTCCATTGCTATTGATCAGGATGAAAATGGAAATATTATTAGTGTATGTCCGGCTAGAGTTAAATATAGGGGATTTACACACGAGACCAATACCAAGGGGTACATTAAGACTGCCAATTACATGAAAGAGAATGCAGAAGAGATTCTGAAAGAGGCAATGCAGTAATACATAAAATATGTTTTTTATTGGAGAGAATAAATGAAAATTTTAACTAAAAAAGAATTGCTTGAGGCTCCAGCCGGTACTGTTTATGTAGGATATACACCTGAAATAACAGATGGAGAAATTAAGATTAAAGTTGAAAATAATTGTAATTTAGATTTGATTCCAGGTTTTGATTGGGTTAATAAAACCAATAAAGAAACTAATTGGTCAACTGATGATCTAAATATTCAAGCAGATTATGACGAAGGTGCTTTATTTGCAGCGTTCAGTAAAGCCGAAGTTATGAAAATGATTAATTGTCTATCGTGGGCATTAGCAGATTGTGAACCAGATTTCAATATGGATGAAGTATATTATCCAAGTGGAGTTATTGGGTATGATCCGTACTGGACACCAGATGAGGAATGATAATGAAAGAATATTATAAAGATGAATTCAAGAAATTAATGCAAGAATATCCTAGAGGTGGAATTGTATTTACAGCAGTTGATGAAAGAAATCTTATGGTCACAGATGGTCCGTTTGGTGCAACAGAAGTAATTCCATACGAAGGAGAAGTATTCGATTTTGATTGGAATATTGATGAATACAGAGATGATGATTGGTTCACTGTGTATGATAACAATGATGTACTTCAGATGATTCAAACATTGACTAAAGGATTAAAAATTCCGTTAAAAGATGAAGGTTTACATTTCTAATCTGGCAAATTCTTGTCAGAAAATCCACGTTTTATTTGAAAACTGAATAGAGAAAAGAGATAAGTACAATGAAAATTAAAAACATTAAAGATGTAGAAACATTTCTTAAAGTAGTAGATGAGTGTAAAGGTGATGTTACCTTAACATCCGTTTACGGAGATAAGTTTAATCTTAAATCCAAATTGACACAGTACGTAGCAGTTTCTGCTCTGATCGGAAATCACGGTGAAGACCTGGAGTTGTGGTGTACAGACAAAGAAGATGAAATGAAGTTTTTACAGATGTTTAAAGAAAATCCAGAAATGGTGTGAGAGTGTTTTAGAAGTAGTTGATGTAATGTTGATGAAATAATCAGAAAGGATAAAAGTTAGGTGCGCACTAAGGACATGTCACTTTCTGGTATAGAAAAAATTAAATATATGGGAAGTAAATCTCGAATAGCGAAACATATTGTTCCGATTATTCAGAGATATATTGATGAAAATAATATTGATACATATGTAGAACCATTTGTGGGCGGAGCAAATGTTATTGATAAAATTAACTGTAATATAAGAATTGGATCGGATTTAAATAAATATCTTATTGCATTGTTAAATCACGCAAAAAGAGAATTACCACTATATGAATCTGTTTCAAAGGAATTATATGATAAAGCAAGAACTGCATTTAATAATGGAAATACATCGGAGTTTGAAGATTGGCAAATAGGAAATATTGGATTTTTAGCATCGTACAATGGAAGATGGTTTGATGGTGGGTGGGCTAAACCAGGTTATGAAAAAACTAAGAATGGACAGCGTTATAGAGATTATTACAGAGAGTCGAAAGATAATTTACTAATACAAGCACCAAATTTAAAGGATATTATATTTAATTCATGCGATTACAACGAATATGAGTTATTTGGCTGTGTTATATACTGTGATCCGCCATATGTAAATACAAAGCAATATGCAAATGCAACTAAATTTAATTATGACGAATTTTGGAATACTATGAGATTTTGGTCGCAAGATAATATTGTTTTGGTTAGTGAACAATCTGCACCAGAGGATTTTAAATGTATTTGGGAACAGGAAGTAAGTAGAAGTATTAAAGCTACAGACAAGAGTAAATCTACAGAGAAATTGTTTATTTATAATTGTGAAGATAGTTATTTGAAGACTAAATAAAGGGAGTAACGAGTTTTGCTGCAGCGATAAAATCATGGTTTGCTCCAAAAGAAGTAATGTTAGAAATTAATAAAATTTACAATGATGACTGTTTGATAAAAATGGAAGAGATAGATGATAATTCTATTGATGCAATTATCACAGATCTTCCGTATGGTCAAACTGCGCAGAATAAATGGGATACAGTAATTCCATTTGAGCCTTTATGGAAACAGTATAAAAGAATTATCAAAGATCATGGAGTAATTATACTTTTTGGGAGTGGTATGTTTACCGCAGATTTGATGCAGAGTAATCGTAAAATGTGGAAATACAACTTGATTTGGGAGAAGACACAACCAACTGGATTCTTAAATGCTAAAAGAATGCCCTTACGATCACACGAAGATATTTGTATTTTCTATAGTAAATTGCCTACATATAATCCTCAGAAAACTACAGGTCATGTAAGAAAAGTAAGTAAAGCAGAGCATAAGGTTGGATGTAAAGAAACAACAGATTATGGTGAACATGGATTGACAACCTATGATAGTACAGAACGTTATCCAAGATCTGTTTGGAAGTTTGCAAAAGATGTTCAGAAATCTGCATTACATCCAACTCAAAAACCAGCAGCTTTGATTGAAGAGCTTATTAAGACATATACAAATCCAGGTGATTTTGTATTGGATTCATGCGCTGGAAGTTGTACAACTGCAATAGCAGCTATAAATACAAGTAGAAATTATATTTGTATAGAAAAAGATGAAGAGATCTATAAAATTGGATTAAATAGAGTAAATAAATATTTGGAAGTAAGAGATAAAAAATGAAGAATAAAGTAATTGTAATATTAGCTGCTATATCTATTACGGAATTGGATTTAACCGGTTGTCAAAAGCACAGAAAAATCTTGGTGGTAGTACAACATTAGAATTCTACCACAAATCAGAAATTAGAAAAGATTACCTGGAAGGACAATTCTTTGCGGTACTTAACAAGACATATGACAGAGGATGATATTACAGAAGAAAAATTAAGAGGGTGATTATAATAATGAATCAAATATCAGATATTAATACATATACGTCCAGAATGTCGAAATCATGTGATGATAAACTATTCTTTATGAATAAAATTTCAGATGTAAAAAATATTGTAGACTTTGGTTGTGCTGATGGAACATTAATCAGAGAGATGAATAAAGTAATGCCTAATGTAAGGTATATTGGATATGATAATAATCCTGAGATGATTAGTATTGCGCAGACTAAATCTGCCGGTATTTCAAATATTAGTTTTACTGATACATTTCCAAGTAATGTCTATGGTAAAAGTTCTTTGCTTAATTTATCAAGCGTAATTCACGAAATATATTCCTATTGTAACGAAGATGAAATTTATGAATTCTGGAATAATGTATTCTTATCTGAATTTAAGTACATCTCGATTCGTGATTTATGTGTTTCAAAGAATGTTAATAGACGTACTGATATGGCAGATTATTTAAAATTGATTGAGAAAGCAGATAATAAACAGATAAAAGAGTTCCAATTAATATGGGGACTTCTTATGGATAATAGGAATTTTTTACACTTTCTTATGAAGTATAAGTATGTGGAAAATTGGGATAGAGAAGTAAAAGAGAATTATTTTCCAATCACTTTAGAAGAGCTGTTAAAGAAGATTCCTTATGATTATGAAATCGTATATATCAATACATACTGTCTTCCGTATACAAGATCTGTTGTAGAGAAAGATTTCGGAATTAGTATTAAGGACAATACGCATGTGAAATTATTGTTGAGAAAGAGAATAAATTATGAAAAATAAATGTTTTGAAAGAAGAATAAGGAAGCTCGACAGAAACAGTAAAGAAGATAGTATTTGTTTTAATTGTTCAAATCGAAAAATTGTTAATGGAATTCTGGTTGATGAGTGTGGAATTAAATATGGAATAAGAGATTATTTTGCATATGGCTCAAAACAAGAAATTGTTGATTATTTAAAAGAGCATAATTATAAGACACTAAATGATGTTTTAGAAAATCTTAATTAATACTAATAAATAAAGGAGTAGTGACATGGTTATTAAATCAATGGATCATTTCCAGAATGTATGTAAAAACAAATTTGTAGAATGGTATAACAAAAGCAGCTATGCCAATAAAGGACCAAATGACATTCAGAAGATTGATACCGATGATGTATTTGTTGTTTGGGTGTGTAAGACTCTACAGAACTATAAATGTATTATAGGTACTCGTGCTGCAGCCATCTTAGCAGAATATACATACAATGGCAATGATGGAGTCTTATACGAAGGTATTTATAAGAAGATTGTGAATGCAAGTCATTTAGTAGAGTAACGATAGAATCTGGATTTTATCTTGATTAAAAGATCTGGAAAATTAGAAGTAAGTAATATCAAACAATAAAGGATGGAAAATAAAATGCAGATTACAGCGAAAAGCTATTTTAGTGGTGCAGGTGGAATGGATCTTGGAATTGAAGAAGCAGGGATCAATATTCTTGAATCATACGAAATTGATAAGAAATGTTGTGATACGTTAAGAAAAAATTTTAAGCACAAGGTCAACGAAGCTGATATTACTAAAATTACAGTTCTTGATCAGCAAGATGCAGATGTGTATATTGGAACTTTTCCATGTACAAAATATTCAACTGCTGCAGATATTAATGGTGTAAGAACCGGTGATGATTTATTTCTTCATTTCTTTAGACATATTGCATTGGCACAACCAGAAATGTATGTAATTGAGAATGTTCCTGGAATGATTAAATTTAAAGTGGTTATGGAGGCACTGACTAAGTTACCAAATTATTATGTAAGAATCGAATGTCCTGTAAACGCAAATATGTGGCTACCACAAGAACGTAAGAGATTAATTCTTATTGGTAGCAAAAAGCCATTTATCAATCTGGATTATCCGGACGAAACCCCTTTACGCCTAAAAGATATTATTCAAAAAGACAGTGAAGTAAATATTCCACAGTATGTATTAAATCGTATCAATGGTAATTATAGAGATAAACCAATTGTTTCTGATCCTGAATGTGATGATCTTGCACCAACATGTGTAGCACACTATTCAAAAGATAGAGGAACTAGATTAATTAAAGATGGTAATAGAATCCGACCATATACAGTCAGAGAGTATGCAAGACTACAGGGTTTTCCAGATTGGTTTGAATTTTGTGGAAGTGATAGTGATGCTTATAGACAGATTGGTAATGCTGTTGCCGTTCCAATGGGACGCTGGGTTGGAAGTCAGATTGTAAAATATTTTAATGGAGCGAGGTAGAAAAATGGATTTAGTTTTTATTAGTGTATATGCAGAGGCGTATTACAGCACAGCGGAATATTACGATAGTTTCTGGATAAAGAGATCTTCATATGAAAAGATTAAAGATGATATTTCGGATGAGATATATTGTGGCGAATTAGGTGGTAAACATAGTGAAACAATGGGAAGTGTTACGGTATATAAAGATACGTGCACAGAAGAAGAGTACGCTACAGAGGCGCATGAAGCAGTGCAAGATGGTTATCGCTTAGAATCGTATTTAGAAGATTTATATAGTAATGTGAACATTGATTTTAAACAGGAACAACAGGAAATTAATAAATTCTTTGAAAATATTGATGCTGACGAAAAAGTGATTTTAAGAGTGCCAAGAAGTAAGGTTAATGATTTAGTAGAATATGCTGATAATTTGAAAAAAATGCGAGGTAAATAAAATGGAAATTATACAGATAAATAATTACCATCTTTATAAAGAAGGTGGAGAAAAAGAGTATGGATGTATATGTAAAAATTGTGGAACCAAATTTATTTTTCAGGAACACGAAGGATGTGTACCAAGATGTATAGATCCAAAACCAGAGCAATGTACTATTCATTGCCCAAATTGTAAACAAATTATCAGATATAGTGAGTGTACTGAACTTAAGAGTGAAAAAGATAATTTTGCATTTCATAGAGTGTGGTGATTAGTATGAAAGAAATTTTAGGTAATAATTTGGAAAAATTTTTTAGAAGAATAGAATATCCATGTGATGGCGGAATGTTTGAAAGAACTTATAAGGGTACTGATTATGAAGTTTGGGCAATGACCGATAATATATTTGATATTATTTGTGATTATTCTGAAGATGAATTTGTAAAGTTAGCTGGTAAAGACGCATGGTGGCGGTCAAGCACTGGAAGTGTTTTGGGTAAACCAACTGCTAGAGCAATTGTAAATGGAAAACGTTTAATTTGTTGGGACGATGATTATTATTTACCTGATGAATATGAGGAAGAGCCATACAAGGAATATAAATCGCTTACGGAATACTTATGCGATGGAATTGGTGCTTCGTTACCAAAAAATGTTGTTGCATGTGCTATGGATCTTGCGAAATATAATAATATGTCACTTGGAGAATTGTTTACTGAGTATGAAGGATAAAATTTATGAGCTGGTTAAAATGTAAGATAAAAGAAACATTTTATGGGAGAAAATTGGAATGAAAATAGAAGAATGTAAGGAAGTAATACATAAGTGTGAAAATTTTCGTGGACACGAATATATTCTGAAGGACAAAGATATTTTATTAAATTCAATTAAGATATTAGCCCATATAGACTACTTTAAATGTAGTATAGACGACCTTATGTTTAAAGATACTATTAATTTTAATATAAGTAAAATATCTGAAAATAAATATAGAGTTCATATTTCTACTATTGTTGATTGTAATGAATTCTTTATCAGTTATGGTGTATTAAGAGATGTTAAAAAATTGACTTTAGATAAGGATGAAATACCGAATATAGCAAAAAAAGAAGATGGAAGAATGGAGATTGTTTTTCAAAAAAATATAGGTGAATAGAATACTGCTTTTATTGTGGACAGAAACTTGATTGGAGTGAGGATACAAAATGTTAATGCCAATAGTACCGGCTAAAGAATTTGAAAGATTTGGTTTCAAAAAATGTGTAGGAGAGTACGGAAAATCAGAATGTTATTACCTTTGTGTTTCCAGAGGGATCAAAATGCTTTTTGTGAGCAATAAATATTTTGATGTAAATAACTGGAAGGATGATGATCCGAGGATTCATAAAAAACCAAATTGCAGATACAGAGATAAAAGAACATACTTGGATATTATTTATGAATTGATTAAAGCAGATATGCTAAAGAGTAAGTTTGATAAGTCCAATTAAGAAATTATAAGAGGTGAGACAAAAATGTTAAAACCAGCACAGTTATATGTTGATGAATTAAAGAGAAAATATATAAGGACATGGTATGATCCGGAGTACATGTATTATTCTGGTTGGATTGGTTCGTCTGAATTAAATATTTCAGAAAATACATATGATTCACATAATTTTGCTTCAGTAGACAAAAATGGGAAAATAATTGGTTATATATCTTATTCTGTGAATTATGCAGCAATGAATGCTAATAATTTTGGAGCAATTAGTTTTGATAAAGGTAATGTGGAATTTGCAAAAGATCTATATCAAGCAATTTGTAATGTTTTTGAGAAGTATCATATGAACAGACTTAGTTGGGGCTGTTTTGTTGAAAATCCTGCAATTAGAGGTTATAGGAACTTTATTAAGAAACATGGCGGTAGAGAATGTGCATATTACCGGCAGATTGCAAAATTGCAGGATGGAAAGTTGCACGATAGTGTAGAATTTGAAATATTAGCAGAGGAATTTAAGAGGTAGAAATGAGACTGATAGATGCAGACTTATTAAAGAAAGTAATTCATAGTGCATACTCAGATGATTTAGAAATTCTTGAAAAGATTGATAATCAACCAACAGCGTATGATGTGGATAATGTTGTTAAACAGTTGGAAGAAACAAAAGGTATATATTCTGAACTATCACTTATTTTTAAAGATAACACTGAGATAAAAAAATACATAGGTATGGAACAGGCAATTGCATTGGCACTTGAAATCGTGAAAGGTGGTGAAGTAGATGGAGAGATTTCTAATTGATGATGGTATTAAACAGTCAAAGATAGTTGCAAATCGTTATAAATGGAGTGCCAAGAATGCAGATATGGGTTCAGAAGATGCAAATGAGTTACATGCAGATATATGCAATCAATATGTAAAGGAATATGAACAAATCGCAGAGTGGCTTGAAGAATTAAAGTCTTACAAGGATATTGGCACTTTAAAGGAATTAAAGGAACTCAAAGAAAACGGTACATTTACTGGATTAGAGCTTGCTAAATTAGCGATAATGCAGAAAGAATTGAAGGAATACAAAGATTTAGAAAAACATGGCTTGCTTGTGAGGCTGCCGTGTAAGGTTGGAGATATGGTATTGGATAACGATTTTGGATATCAGGAATTGTATGAAATAAAAGCATTTTCATATGGATATTGTGACAGCTATGTAGAACCAGATATAGGAACAGAAGATGAAATTATATTTTATTACGAAAACTATACCGGTTCAATAACAGGAGCTTTTCCAATGAGTGAAATTGGTAAAACCGTATTCCTTACCCATAAGAAAGCTGAGGATAAGTTGGAGGAACTCAAAAATGAAATTTAAAGAATTTGAAAACTGGTGCAATGAAAGAGCCTGCGATGGATGCTGGGGAATGCTAACTGCCATGGTGTGTATTGATTTAATCGGCAAGGTTAAAAAAGCTCCATTTTGGAAAAGAGAAAAAATCTGGAAAGAAAATTATGAGCAGCAGGTATTGGAAGAGATTATTAATCCGATAGAGAAGAAGTTGGAGGAGATGAAGAAAAAATGTTAAGAATAACGCTAGACGAAGCTATTGCTTATGAAGAAGAAATAGTGGAAAGAGCACGTAGCGCTATGAATTTTGAGTCAGTTGATTCTATTGATAATGATATAAAATCAAATTGTAAAATAATAGAGATACAACATTGGCAACTCATTAAATGGCTGAAAGAACTAAAGTTATATAGAGAGGCAGAAGAAAAAGGGTTAATTAAGCTAACTTCAACTATTGATAATTTTATATACTGTCCGTATTGTGGAAGAAAATTAGAAAGAAATGAGAAAAATAATGAATAATATAGGAAGTAAAGTAGCAGCATGGACATGCAGATCTGCATCGAAATGCTAAAGCAAATGTATTCTATTTCAGATTCTGAGATTGATGTATGGATTAAGAAAAAACAAAAGAGAAAAGTAAAAAAGGATGATAGAAAATGAAAAATAGAGAAAAATATGCAGAAGAAATTAAAAGCATTATCATAAATGGAAATAATGATATTAATCTTTGTAATAAAATCATAAAACCTATTATTCTCAAACAAAATAATATTAATTGTAGTAGTATATCATGTAGCGATTGTAGAACATTACAAATATTATGGCTTGACGAAGAATATGAAGAACCAGAAGTTGATTGGTCTAATGTGCCTGTTGATACGTTGATTAGAGTAAAAGAAAATAAAATTGACGAATGGGTATTACGTTACTTTGCAAAATATAAAGACGGAAAAATATATGCTTGGGACTATGGCTGTACAAGTAAGACTACAGATTGTGTAGCTATATGGCGATATGGTGAAATTGTAACTGAGGATATAAAATAAACTTTTTATCGGAGATAAATAATGGAAGAATTAAAGAATGAAAAAAAACATTTTGTTGATAAAATTTATATAATAACTGATGAAATGGACTCGTATAGTGGAAACACTGATGTCATTGGATGGTACGACTCTAATGGAAGAAAATATTACAGTCCTGATGAAATTAAGGAACTATACGAAAATGGAGAGACAGAAAATGTATTTATAGATTCTAGTGGTAAACTAAATATGAGACAAACTTGGTTAGTTTTTAGAGTTGCTTTTACAGTTCAATGCGGCATTCCATTTGGGGACTATGATAAATATCCTAATCTATTAGAATACGCTAAGAAAGTTGGAATTGTTGCTAATAATCCAAGACCAATTAAAATGCTTGCAGGTATTAAAACTGTAAATGAGTATTATGGGGAATATGGTGAAGGTCCAACAGGCACATATAAAATTACATACAAAATAAATGATGATGTTGTTTCTTCATTAAACCAGGAATATCTGACTAAGATTGCAAATGGATTTATTAATAGAATCACTCAAGATAATAGCTTAATTTCTATATGCAATAAATGCGAATATTATGAGTGGACTCATACAATATGTATCTATGGGGTGTCTGAAAAAGACATGGAAAAATCAGAACTAATTAGAGAGTTCAAAGTTTTTGATATGGAATTATTGATGTTAAAATCAAATAATTTTACAACTATTATAAATGCTTGTAAAATGGCTTGTCGTGATCAAGGGCAGTATCATTGGATAAAAGAAAAAGGTACTGAGAATGACGAGAAGAAATCTAATTATTATTGGTATGATAAAACTGGAAAGAAAGAAGAAAAATGAAGAATAAGGATAGAATCAAATATACATCAGATCATAGAAAAGCTTTTAGAAAAATTGAGAAACAGTTATTGGGATATAATACTTTTAGAAGCTTATTTCATGATTTAGATAAAATGTTCTTATATATGTTTTTTGATTATAAGAAAGTACGCTATTGGCACAGACTCCATATGCCTCATCATAATGTTAAAGCAAAAACACATTCTGATTTTGTACAAATGGTAATTGACTGGGAGTGTGCAAGATATACAAAACCAGACAAGCCATTAAATGCTAGAGAGACGTTGGCAAAATTTTATCCAGAATTAACAGATAAAGTATTGCCGGTAATTGAAGAACTTGGATTGTAAAGGAGAATTTATGAGTACAAATTTGATTATTAAAGATCGAGGTACCGGAAAGAGTGCACAGTTACTTTATACAAGCGCAACAACTCAATATCCTATATTAACCAAAACAAAAGATAGGGCTGTTAATTTGCTAAAAATGGCTGAAGACTTAGACTTGTGTATTCCGGTACCGTTAACTGAGAATGACATTGAATCAAGGAAAATAAGGTTACCTGAGAATATCCTTGTAGACGATGGTTATGATTTAATCGGTACTGCCCTTAATTATTACCTTAGAACACATGTTGTGGCAGTAACACTTACAGACAAGCTTAAAGAAAGATATGATAAAAAATGATTATAGCAGCGGCAGTTAAATTTTATATTGAGAAAACTGATCAAAAGGTTGTCCTATGTGGATTGAGACATGACGCTCCATTTAGGCAATTAGCAGCACTTGGGTTCGAACCAAAAGTAGGATATAAAGAACTTGAGCAAGGATTTATAACAACAGATGGAGAATTTCTGAATAGAGAACAGGCTTATTATCATGCTGTGAGTTGTAGGCAGATCAAACTTGATGATGGACCGGCTTGGCTTATCTCGGAAATGTTGTGGTAAAATAGAAATTTTAAGGAGAGTACAATGGTACATTATAAAGTTGATAAATATACTATTGGCGGTTCGCTTCAATATTATACTCGTAAAATTTTTGAAGAGGCAGGATTACAATACAGAGAAGATGAAATTAAGGACGGAGATGTTTTTGCATTTGCTTATTTAGAAGATGAAAGGGCAACAAACTTCTTTTGTAAACCAATAAAAGGTAGAATAGTTGATTCTATGTTTTATGAATATAAAAAGAATGGTGAATTAAAGAAAAATGGTGTAAGTGTTGGCGCTAGAATTTATGCAGATGCATATGAGGAAGCGGTAGAAGGATTTAATATCCTTATTCAGAATAGACTTAAGCGATTAAAAGAAGAAATTAATAGAGTAGAGAATTTATTGATCGAATAAAAATTTAGTTTGATTGGAGAAAATTATGGTCAGTACAACTATAGCTATTATTTGTATTATGGTTTTTACCATTTTAATAATTTTTCTTATATATTTAATGTTACAAGAAAAAATTGAAAAAAGTATATATAAAATTCCTTTTATTACTAAAAAAGTAGAATGTTACATAGTTAATAAACGTATAAAGGATGTATTTAGTAGTGCTGTTTATGACCAAAATAGAAGAATATCTATGGCAATGATGGAAGGTAAAAAACATACAACATTTATATTTGCAAACGATGAATATTATTTTAATCCATGGAATACGTATAAGAAGCAATATAGACAAATTTTGCTTGACATGGGAATGAAATATTACAAAAGATACAAAATAGATGGAGATAAAATCTCCTGGGATTAATTCTTATAGCTGCAATTCCGCAGTTAATTTCCAGAATAAATAAAAATTGAATATGGAAGATATTAATAGATAGAGCAGAAAGACGTAAGGAATATGGATGTGAACTGACTGATAGTGACTGTAATGAGTACGAATGCCCATTAGTTTGCAGATATAAAGTTGAAGAATAAGGAGTGAAAAAAATGAACAATAAAAGAAATAGTAGCAGTTCAAGTGGTATGGGAATTCTAGGTGTTTTATAGATTGTGTTTTTGGTACTTAAGCTTACAGGATTAATTACATGGTCATGGTTAGTTGTTTTAATTCCACTGTGGATTAGTTTAGGAATTCTTGTAATTTTCTTGATATGTGTATTTGTAGTAGCATTGCATTATAGATGGAAAAAATAAAAGCTTGGTTTTATGAGTGGTAACACTTTTAAAATAAAGGGCTGAAATCTGACAAGAAAACAGCCCTCTATAAAAAAGGAGAATTATGATTGTTCATACAATCAAAATAGAGAGTTGAATCTAATTAAAGAAACAACTCTCTATCATGACTAAAACTGAATTATTAAAGCAAACTGCAGTAAGGCAGGAAGTTATTTTTTACGATAACTTTTGTCCTTGTATAGCATACGAGTTATATAATTTACTTTTTCATCTGAAAGCTCAGAATGATGGCAAATCATATGTATTGCATAGAATTTTATCGTGTGGGACAAAATCAAATACAATCCGTATGTACCAAGGCATGAGAATACAAACTTTAGAAAATTTAGCATCTCAATACCTCCTTATTCAGTTTTGCTTTTCTAATTCTATCAACCGTCAATAGCGGTGGTTGATAAGTTTAACAGTAACATAGAAACCTATATTTTTCAAGGAGAATAAGATTAATGAACATATATCTTCTTAGCAATGATAAAAATATGACCGATGCATGGAATGAAGCTTTTCCAAGAAATATTAATACAGATGAAGTATCTGTTGAAATTGTTTGTGATTCATTTTCTAATTTCATGCACACACACTCGAATATAGATTGTGTTGTTTCACCAGGAAATTCATATGGAATTATGGATGGTGGATATGATGCAGCAATTATTAATTACTTCGGTGAAGAATTAATGAAGTGTGTTCAAGAAAAAATTCATGAAGAATGGCTAAATGAACAAGTAGTTGGAACAAGTATTATTGTAAAAATTCCAAATTGGCATGTAAAGAAAGAAGAACATGATGTAGAAGAACCTATGTATTTAATACATACACCAACTATGAGGGTGCCAGAAGAAATTAAAGATAAAAGTGTCGTTTATCAATGCATGAGATCAACTTTGATTATGGCTAAAAAAGAGAACATACAAAATATTGTTATCCCAGCATTTGGAGCGGCAACAGGACGTGTACCATATTTTACTGTTGCAAATTTAATGTGCCAGGCATTTATAAATGTGTTTCTTATGAATTTAGATAAATATAATGATTGGAACTGGGCTGATTATGTGACAGCAATATTAAAACTATGTATAGGAGAAGAATAAATGACTAAAGCAGAATTAATTTTCTACGAGATGACAGATAGAGAAATTTTCAGTAGAGCTAAAACAGTTTATGAGAAGTTAGGGATGAGTGAAAAAGGACTTCTCTCAGTTATGCGTCCAACAATGGGTTCCGTAACAATTCTTTCAGTGGATCTAACAAATAAGATTAGAGATGCTGTAAGTATGCAGTATGACGATTTTCTTGCAGATGATTACATTGAAAGAGCAAAGAAAATTCAGAATGAAATGAAAGAAAAGAGAGAAGAAAGTATTAGAGAGCAGAAAGTAAGTAATTCATATATTGATAAATTCAATAAAGAGGTACAGGACTCAGACAATGATTTTGAAAGAGAGTGTACTAAAGAAATTATCAGACTTATAAAGTTACTTCCTGATAAATCTGCCAAGAAACTCATTAAAAAATATTTTGAATAGAAAATAAGGAGAAAAAATTATGAAGATGTATGATCCGGAAATCTGGAAAAATGAGAACAATGGATATGAGGAACTTGTTGACAATATTAAGAAAACTTTTGCATCAAAACTAAAAGACAATGTAAAAACACCACTGTTTAGAACAAGCGCATCTGACTTATTTGACACATTTCTTTACTATCTTCCAGATGCTTGCAAACAGGAATATACATGTAGAGCTTGTAAACACTTTGTAGATCGATTTGGTGGACTTGTATTTATTAAAGACGATGGAACAACTGAATCTGCTATTTGGAACATTGAAAATATCCCTGGGATGTTTATTGAGCCAATTACACAGATGAAAGAGATTGTTGAGTCTGCTCAGGTCCAGGATGTATTCGTATCAGATTATGTGGATCTTGGAACATATGATACCAATGGATTCCATCATTTTTCTGCAAAACTTCCAAGAGTAATGATCAATACATCAAGGGTAAAAAATGCTTCACAGATTTCTGCTGAAAAAGCTGAAGATTATGGAATGCTGAAAAGAGCACTTGAGAAGTATTCCATGCCACAGATTGATCAGGCACTTAATTTATTAGAATCCGGAAGTTTATATAGAGGTAGCAGCTATGTAGCAATGTGTAAATGGTTCAAGGAAACAAAAGAGAAGATTGCTTCTATCAATGATCAGCCACAACACACTAATATGATTTGGAAATATGCTGCTACAGCTCCAAATGGATTTACTCACATTTCCGGAAGTATGTTAGGTACATTACTTGATTATATTGTAGATGGAGATGACTTTGATACAATCAAACGAAAATTTGAGACAAATATGAGTGCTGAGAATTATAGACGTTCACAGTCTGCACCTACTCAGAGAGCTGTTGAAAGTGCTGAAAAACTTATTGAAAAACTTGGTCTTGCAGATTCACTTAGAAGAAGATATGCAAAACTGGATGAGCTTCCTGAGAATGAGTTTATTTGGAAGAGTAAAACTGAAAATAAAGAGGAAGTAAAGACTGGAGTATTTGCAGGAG